TTGTTTATCAACTTGTATTGATGTTAATGAATGTAAAAGTTCTTCTAAATCATCAGTATTTGCAGTTAAAGAATGTCCAAGAGAAATTAATTGATCTTGTTTATCAACTTGTATTGATGTTAAAGAATGACCAAGAGCAATTAACTGGTTTTGTTTATCAACCTGAATACTAGTTAAAGAATTTAATAATGTATTAGACTCTATTATTAAAGGTTCTAATAAATCTGTATTGTTTTCTATTTCTTGTGCTAAACTTGTTAGCTTATCTAAATATGTTAATTCTTGTAAACCAAAAGATGTTAAAACTTCTAATAAAGTATTAGTTCTTTCTGTTAATTCTTCTAAATCATCTATCTCTAAAACTAAATCATCTAGATTTGTTACATAAGTTAATTGTGCAAAAAATGGTAAACCAAATGGATTTTTAACACCAATCCAAGAATTATTAAATCCAACGTTTGAATTTAATGGTATGCTTGAAATTAGTGGTGAGAGAAGATATTCTGATGCCATATATTATTATATACTTATATTTTATTTTTCTTTTATTTCCAAAGTTGATTATTTCTTTTCATTATTAATGATTGCCAATCTATTCTCAATTCAACGTTTAATTTTTCTTTAGATTTTCTAAAACATCTATAACCAATAGCTGTTTGTGTGTCTAAACCTTTTGGTATAGACTGTGTATGTGTTGCAACAAGAGAATTGTCAATATAAAACTGTGCTACATTAGCATTTTTATCTATTTTTATTTCAAATGTTCTCCAAATATCATCACATTGTACATTTGTATCGGTTATTTCTGGTATTAATGGTTGTTTTAAAGAAATTGCTTTCCATGTTTCACCATTTTCTGATGAAAAATAACAACCATATGAAGGATAATCACTATTTGTTGCAATTTGATTATGAAAACCCATATCAATTTTTCCAGAAATCGAAGAATTAAAACTATTAATTCCTTTTCTAGCAGAAAATATCAATCTATATTCTGTTCCTTCACCAAAATGAATGGTTGAATTCGATGTAACACCGCTTCTTTGGTTAGCTGATGCTAGGGGATTAGTACTTAATATTAAAACTCCTTGTTTTGAATTTTCTGGTCCTACGAATATAGCACCACCCAAGTTTGCAGGTTTTAAAAATGCATTAGGTAATGTTGATGCAGCACCTAATGTTAAAAAATCATCAAAAAATTCTTGTGTTATTGAAAAATCACTTAACCATTCGGCTGAATTTTGAGATACGGTAGTATGAGTAGAAATCCAAGTACTACTTAAAGCTTTAAGTTCTGCATATTCAGCATCTCTACTCCAATTTACAGAAGAATTTTTATTTACCGTTGTAAAAACCGAATCCAATATTGAACTTGTATTTTTAAAATTTGTATATGCCGTGTTCCATTCTATACTGTTACCAGAAACATCATAAATTACAGAATTTGAACTTATTGAACCATTTACTGTTAGTTTCTGATTTGGTTGATCTGTTCCTATTCCTACATTTCCACCATCTTTTATTATTAAAGCTGTTTGTGAATCGTCATAAAATTCAGCAACATTAGCAGATCCTTTTTGTGTGACCTTTAAAGCTGGTGCAGATCCTTCGTTTGTTATTTCGATTGAACTTGTTGTAGTTATTATTGTATCTACTTGGGAATAATCACCAAGTATAGTGAAATTTCCATCCACTATTAAATCACCAGTTAATCTTCCACCACTTAAAGCTAAAAAGTTATTATCAACGTATTTTAATGTTGCGTATGTTGCACTATTTTTATTATATGTAGAATATACAGAATCCCAATCAGCAGAAGTGTTTAAAACTGTACTATAAACAGAATCCCAATTACCACTTGTGTTTTTTACAGAGGTATAAACAGAGTCCCAGTTACCAGAAGTGTTTAAAACACTGGTATATACAGAATCCCAATTACCACTTGTGTCTTTTACAGAAGTATAAACAGAGTTCCAATCAGCAGAAGTGTTTAAAACAGATGAATATACAGAATTCCAATCAGAAGAAGTGTTTAGAACGCTGGTATAAACCGAATCCCAGTTACCACTTGTGTTTAAAACAGATGAATATACAGAATTCCAATCAGAAGAAGTGTTTAGAACGCTGGTATATACAGAATCCCAGTTACCAGATGTATCTTTTACTGATGTATAAACAGAATTCCAATTACCGCTTGTATCTTTTACCGATGTATATACAGAATCCCAGTTACCAGAAGTGTTTAGAACACTACTATAAACCGAATCCCAGTTACCAGAAGTATCTTTTACCGAAGTGTATACCGAATCCCAGTTAGAACTTGTGTTTAGAACACTAGTATAGACAGAGTTCCAATTACCACTTGCATCTTTAACAGAAGTATAAACCGAATCCCAATTACCACTTGTATCTTTAACAGAAGTATAAACCGAATCCCAGTTCGCACTGGTGTTTTTTACCGAAGTGTATACAGAATCCCAGTTTGCACTGGTGTTTTTTACCGAAGTGTATACAGAATCCCAGTTACCACTTATGTTTTTAACAGAAGTATATACAGAATCCCAAATACCACTTGCATCTTTAACAGAAGTATAAACAGAATCCCAATTACCAGATGTGTTTAGAACGGAACTATAAACAGAATCCCAATTACCACTTGTATCTTTTACAGAACTATAAACAGAATCCCAATTACCAGATGTGTTTAGAACACTACTATAAACAGAATCCCAAATACCACTTGCATCTTTAACAGAAGTATAAACAGAATCCCAATTAGAACTGGTATCCCTTACTAAAGTATATGTCGATATCCAATTTGAACTGTTATTAATTGTTAATGTATAAGATTTTTCCCAATTAGCGGAATATGCTCTTACTAAAGAGTCGATTGCCCAACTTGATGAATTGTTTTGTACAATTGTTGTTAGTGAACTTAAATTTTTATAAGAATCTTGAAAATAAGCAGATAATTCTTTAACTAAGGATTCTAATTCCCATTTTGCAGAATTGTTATGTACAAATGTTGATGCATTTTGCCAATATGCTGTAAGATTTTTTATATCCGTTCCCATGTAACCCCACATTGCGGAATTGGAGCTTACTAAAGATATTAATGAATTTATTTTTATTGCATTAAATCTACTATTGACAGTAGAATCAAAACTAGGAGTCGTTATACCGGGTATTATTTCCCATTCACCATATAAATACGTATTAGAAACACCATCAGGAAAATCTACTTGTAAATCATATCTATATCTACCAACAGGAACGTTTATAATTTGTTTTGGTATAGATATTATACCAGATGTTGGATTTGTTAAAGTTATAGTATTATTTTCTGTTGATAATAAAAGAACAACTGGACTAGCTAAATTATAAATAGAGCGAAATTGTATATATAGTTTACAATCAGTTAAATCAACAACAAAATTGTTATCATCTTTTATTGTTAATGAATCGACCCCTCTCCATGTGTCGCCGCTTCTGTGTGTTGGAAAATCAAATCTCATGTTTATTACAAGATATTTATCTTTTTAAACTTGATATTTGCTGGATTATTTGTATATAATATATTTATATGTCCGTTTACAAAAATATAACAGTAACTCATCAGTTTTTAGACGAAAATCCAAATTATTATTTTGTATTTGGTGACAATTTAATAAGAGAAGGTTATGGTGGCGCAGCATTTTTACGAGATCATCCACACGCAATAGGATTTATAACAAAAAAATATCCAGACAATAAAGACTCTTCCTTTTACAAACCAGTAGAATACTCTCCGGTTTTTTTTGAAGAATTGGAAAAATTAAATAAAATTATAGAAAAAAGACCAGATAAAAAGTTTTTTATATCACAATTGGGTGGTGGACTAGCTAACAAGTTTTATATATGGGAAAAACTAATTAGACATAATTTAGTAAAAAAATTAGAAAAATATGATAATGTTGTTTTCTGTTGGGATGATAGTTTGGTTTAAATCAATCTATTTTTATACACTCGATATTATAAAACTATTTTTTGTATTTTCTTCCATATTTAAATCCTTCTGGGAGTTTTTTGTTTTTTGCAACAAAAAAACTTTTTTGTAAAGAATCCGAATATATCCATATTCTTTTTTCTCTTTTTATTTTTCCCGTTTTTACGTCTTTCCAGTATTCTTTTGAAATATTTTTTAAATGTCCATTTTTTGCATTTATTTTGCCTTGAATTTTACCACCCATTTTACATATCTTATTTCTAAGATTTAAATCAAAAAATGCATTTATTTGGAGTTCTTTGCATTTTTTTGCAGACATTTTACCAAATAAAGATCTTTGTTCTTTTGTTAAAGCTTTTGATATTTTTTGAATATGTCCAGATTCTGCATTTTTTTTCCTTGAATTTTTCCACCTAAACTACATAAAGCTTGTGGTCCTCTAGGATCTTTTGTTAAAAGATAAAATGCACACAAATCTTCTTGTTTTCCGTATTTTTTATAAAGTTTTAAATGCTCTTTAGCGTGTTGTTTTGGAGTTAGTTCTATAATATTTTGGGGATCATCTGTGCCTCCCATATGTTTAGGTATTATGTGATGTTTATGTTTAAATTTTTTTAGTTTCCGCATGTAAGATATTTATACTTTAAATGTATAAATATTACAATTGTTTAAAAAATTTAATCCTTCATCAGTTCTATATAAATTTTTATAAAAAACTTTTTTTATTCCAGATCCATATATAGATTTCGCGCAATTTATACATGGTGCATGAGTTATAAACATTATAGAATCTTCACCGGAATCATTACTTTTTGCTAATTTTTGAATACAATTCATTTCGGCATGTATAACTTCCGGTTTTGTTTTATTATTTTCATCTTCACAGACATTATCCCATCCAGTAGGTGTACCATTATAACCCATTGAAATTATTCTATGATCCTTGACTATAATAGCACCCACTTTTAATCTTTTTGCATTAGATAATAACGATATTCTTTCAGCAATATCAATGTATGCAGAAATCCATTTTTCTTTCATAATTTAAAAATCATACCAAGTTTTTCTCATACCTTTTTCCAAATCCAAACAGGTTCTACAAAGATTCCACTCTTGTCAGATTTACTACCAATTCTTTTTGCCATTCTATAATTTATATTTTCAACTTTAGTTGATCCTGTTAGTGATGAAATATAATCATTCATGGGATCACATATTCTGTTTATAGTATGATTACAATAAACATCGCTTATGTTTATTGCTAAGTGTCCTTCGGATTTTAATAATCTCCAAGAACTTTCAATAACCGGAAAAAGAAAAGAAGATAGCCACTTATCTATCTTTTTATATCTTTGCCAAGATTGATTATTGTCTTTTGAATATCTTTCTATGATAAAGTATGGAGGACTTGTGAATATGAAGTCAAATTCTGTTTCATTATATGATGGTAAAAAATCTTCAGCAGGAAAACAATTCATTTGAATTTTTTTATCCGAATTAAAATACTCTATTTGTTTATTATATGAATCATACAAATTATCATTTGGATCAATTCCAATGTATGTTTTAACGCTTTGTGATGACATTGCACCATTAAGTCTATCTCCCCACCCTGAACTAAAATCCAATACGCTTTCAGCATTAAAATGATCGTATAATGCTTTAGCTGCTGATGGACGAAACTGACTTGCAATATACTTTCTCATTGCTATACAGGTTCTCAATGTATCAGAAGTAACTTCTTTAACTTTTAATGTCCACAAAGCATTTAAAAGAGTCATGAAAAACTTTTCAGTATGCCATGTTCTATATGGAGATGGAGAATTTATAGAATCACACTTATATCTTAAATCCTGATGAAAAAAATTTGATGATTTATTTCCTACATTACATGAATCTATGTATTTTGTACCCAATTCCCAATTATATTCATATCTACTGAACAATTCTCCCTCTTTTATAAGAGGGAGTGTATTTAGATTTTTAAGTGATTGAAAGTCTGTTTCTGCCTCCGTTTGTGTAATTTCAACCAAAGGAACATCATAGTTTCTAGTCCTTTTCCATATCTCTTCTTTTATAGAAACATCAAATTTTGGACGATTTTTTATAATATCTGACCATTCTGATTGATTGTATATTGTAAACATCAATCCTATTATGCTTCACATGATTTACAACTCAAAATATTTCTTGCTAAATTTTGTGCAGCGTTTCCACTTCTTTGATAGTACAAACCTTTAATACCTTGTTCCCATGCAAAAATCATAAGTTCATTTATCTCTTTAGCCTTTGTATCAGAACTAACCATAATATTTAAAGATTGTCCTTGATCAATATATTTTTGACGTTGTGCTGCTTGAATAATAATTTCTTTTTGTGATATTTCACCAAACGTTTTAAATACATCTTTTTCTTCTTGAGTTAAAAAATCTAAATGTTGAACACTTCCTCCGTGCAGCAGAATTGATTTCCATGTATCATCATTATGTTTTCCTTTTTCTTTTAATAGTTTTTTTAGATAAGGATTCTTGTATGAAAATTTACCTTTAGCAAGATCTTTGACATAATAACAAGATTCTATTGGTTCTATGCTAGGTGATACTTGTCCAAGAATAAATGAACTATTGTGGGAATGTATACCGTTTCTTAATATATAGTAATGAACATCTTCAACTTCCATATCCATGGTAGGTTGAATTCCGTGATTTTCTTTTGCTTTTAATATTAAAGAATTATTAAAAACAAAACCACATTCTAATTCTTTTACACTACACCATTCTCCATTTAATAATTTTAATTTGTGATTTGATGTGAATTTATTTTGACTTCCATCACTAAATTCTAAATTAAAAACCTCGGAATATCCATTGAAAAAAAATCTTTTACTATATTTTATACCATGATCGGTTTTAATTTCGATAGGATTTTTTAAATCAAACCATTTGGATTCATTTTTTTTTATTTTTTTTATTTTCATATAATTAATTTGTCGGAAATTTCTTTTATTTTTTTTTCAAAGTCATGTTTTAATTTTACTTCATCGCTATATATTTTAATATAGTTGAAACCATTTGAAATAGCACATTCTTCTTTTTGATTATCATATAAAAATGCTTCTTCATAAGTTCTACCATATGGACTAGTCCAATTTATGTCATCTTTTTTAGGGTGATACGCTACACCATGAAATTCTATTAAAGTATTGGATTTTTCATCGTAACAATCATAATGATATGTTCTAAAATTTATTTTGTCAAATATTTTAACTTCCTTTTTTTTATTTCCGTAAATTAATTTTCTTTTTAATTTTTCTTCTAAAGCATTGAATAGTTTTTTAGATTCCTTTGATACGCATCCTTTAGATTTTTTAAAAAAAATAGAATTTCTAGCTTTTTTTAAATTTTTAATTTCTAAATTGTATTTTTTTGTTATTTCTTTTTTATTTTTAAAACTGTTATATATTTCCAAGGCATTAGTTTCTCCATATAATTTTTGAAGTTCTTTAAATATTGGAGATCTTTTCATTCTAGATTCATTATATTTTGTTTCTCCGACTTCTTCGCCGTATTTTTCTATGTAATATTTTAAAAAATTCGATTTAGATTTTTTTTCACAACATTCTTTATATTTTAAAATTCCTTCTTTTTTTCCGTACTTTTTTATAAAAAAGTTTAAAGATCCAGATTTCTTTTTTTCTATTATATTTTTATATCCATCTTTTCCAAATTTTTTAATTAAATTTTCAACATTTAAACTATTTTTTCTTTTTTCTTGAGTTTTATGAAAAATATTTCTTCCCTCTTCTTCTCCATGTTTTTTAATTAAAACATCTAAACCAGAACTTTTACTTTTCAAATATTTTTCCCAATGTATTTTCCAATTATCACCGTATTTTTTTTTAAAGGTTTCTTCTGTATGTCGTGATTTTTCTTTAAAAATATCAAAAAGCTCTTTACCTTTTATTTCACCGTGTCTTTTAATAAAATTTTCTAGAGTTCCTTTAGTTTTATTTTTTAATTCTTTAATTTTTAATATTGCTTCATCTCTTGTTATCGAATGTTTTAACATAACATCTTCTATTTTATATGGGTTTGATTTTTTCTTCACATATATACTTATATACAATGTTTGCTTTTTGTAGGAGCTTTTGTTAAATTATGTCAATAATATCATCGTCAATTTCTATTTCGTGTGCAAAACATTCGAATGTTTGGTTGTTTCTTTTTATCAAAACTTTTGTATCATAATATAAATTATGGATTTTCCCCATATCATCTTCCAATTCAATAGTGAGAATATCATCTAAATTTATACCCCCCATTTTACAATATTCTATATAATCTACACATTTTCCGTTACCCAAAAAAAACTTAGTGTCTTTGGTTGTACAACTTGTAGTCGGCGCAACAGCTAGTGTAGTTGTATTTCTTCTACCATAGCCTTCCAGTAATGGTGGTTCTCCGTATTCTTTTGCTAATTGTTCGGTTGCACAATCAGATTTTTCTCTTATGAATTTCCATATTTGATTATTCAGCATTTTAGCCTCAAAAGATTCAAATCCTATCATTTTAGATTGCAATAAAGAATGCCATCCTAACACACCAACACCCAATGCTCTCTGATTAATTGCAAAATTTCTAGGTGCTTGCATGAACTCTATATTTTCAGTTTTATTGATAAACTCTGTCATTACAGCATCCAAAAAATAAACTAAAGTTTCAACCGCATCAGTATCTTTCCATTCTTCCCATTTTTCTAAATTAAGAGACGAAAGATCGCAAACAAAAGATTGGTCTTCTGATGTTGAAAGTGCTATTTCATTACACAAATTTTGAGCATATATTTTAAGACCTTTATCTTTATAGACCTGTGGGGCATTATTGTTTAATGTATCTGTGAATGAAATATATGGATATCCGCTTTCAAATCTTTTTTTAATAACATCTCCCCATATTTTTCTTTTTTCTTTATCACCTGAAATCATTGATTTCATCCATTCGTCGGATACGCAAACACCAATAGAAAGGTTTTGAATTGGGTTTCCTTCGGACCTAATTTTTAAAAATTCTTCAATATCTGGATGATCAATTGGAAGATATGTTGCAAATGATCCTCTTCTAACACTTCCTTGAGAAACAACGTTCATTAACTTATCAAAGAGTTCCATGAAATGAACAGAGCCAGTAGATTCCCCACCAGAAGAAATTGGAGTTCCCCTTCCTCGTAATTTTCCAAAATATGCTGAAGTTCCACCACCATGTTTTGTCATCATAGCAACTTCTGAAACTTTATTCATAATACCTTCCATTGTATCCGGTATATATGATCCAAAACAATTGTGCAACACCACACCAGCAGCACTAAAAGAATGATCTTCTTCCACTGTAAAATCATAAACATCTTCCTCTTTATCTGTTAAAATTAATTCTTTAATTGGTGTATAAAATAATCCATCGTTAAATTTTATAGCACAATTTGATATATTTTTATTAGTTCCTGTTTTATATTTTCTAAAATTGCATGTATATACATATTTTGTACTAGATAATTTAGCTGGTTTTTCTTGCATTTGTAATGACATTTGATGTCCCAATTTAAGACCAATTTGATATATTTGTAAAAGCATTTTTGGATTTGCTACAGTTATTCTATATCCGTTGTCTTTTGTTATATGTCCGTCTCCGCACAATAAACCATCCAAAAAACTTTGAAGAGTTTTTTTGGGTAAATTTATAATCCAATTTGGAATTAATTTTTCTTTACACCCTCTACCAAAACTTTCAAATAAATTTCCAATTATATGAGAGTTTATATTGGCAGTAAGCCAACTATTTATTTTTTCATTTCTTTCAATTTTACTGGAATATGTATTTCCATTTAAATTAAATTTATTTGTTATTATACTAACCCATTTTTCACCTAATTCTTTTTCATCTTTATCGTTGTATGTAATTCTTATTCCGTTAGGAATATTATTTTTATCAACTGTTAAACTTCCTTCAGCAAACCAGAACCCAAATGCCCAAGAAATATCTTCATCTATTTCAATTTTTTCATTTGGTGTTGAAATATATGAAACATAATTTGAGTTTTTTGTATATTGTTCTTTTGTATTTTCTGAAATTTTTTTACATATTTTTCCATCTACAATATATGGTTCATATTTTTTACAATAAGGCTTAAGGTCTAAAACGTGTTCTTTTTCCTCTATATCAATATCTCCATTTATAGCTACCAAATGAATATCTTTGTTTAATTCATCCACCCTAACCCAACCTAAATTTGTAAGAATTAGATGATTTTCGGTTATATATAATGGAGTCATCCGATTAGCAAATTTAAGTTTGAATATATTTTTTCTATTATTAGTTATAATAATATCTGTTACTTTTCTGTACCTTCCCTTATGGGTAAGCACTAAATCACCAATTTTTATATCTTTAGCCATTTTTCCGCCGTCTTCTTTGGTATTAATCCAAGTTTCGGACGTGACACAACTAATAGGAAGACCTCTTGTTCTTCCAAAATTGCTCCAGATTGGGCTTGACAAAGAATAGAAACTTCTTGCCATATAGTCTTCAAATTTATCAGCAAATCCCTTTAAGTTTAGATATCTTTCTGCTGTTTCTGCAATATCTCTAATTCTTTTTTCTGCTGTCTCCCCCTCTAACAAATAACCTCTTTCGAGAAATTTTCGTGAGTCTTTGTTTAGCCATTCGTATTTGTTTGTCATATAATATTTTAAATTAAGCGTGTATTTTTAACGCATCTGGTGAAATAATTCCTCTGTATTCTAAAGTGTCTCCTTGATTATCTAAAACGTTTTGATCAATGAACAATTTAGATTTATCTATTTTATCCGTATCTATAGTCAGAATAACAATTTGGTCTAACCAATCTTCTGATACTTTTTCAGAAGATTCAGCATAAGATTCGGCTACATCTGGATCTAATGCTAAATAAACATAACCACTAACGGAATCTTCCCAAGCTTTTTTACTAACCGAGGTATCCAATCCTACTTTTTTTATAGTTTTCAATAAAGGTCTATATGTAGCATGATATAAATATTTTGGTATATTTTCTAAAGATTCTGTGATTTCCCGCACAAGTTTGTTAAATCTCATATTTTAAAATAGATCGTCTTCGGAAAATGATTGCGTAAATTTTTGATATCCAGTTGGTTTTGAATGAAAAAAATCTGTCATGTTAGTACCTAACAATTCTTCCTCAAACCACATTGTAGAGGAAATAAGATTTTTGTCAATATCAAAAACCTTTGGGTATCCTATTTGTTCCAATGAAATATTGATTCGGTTTTTAATAAATTCTTTTACAGTATCAGCATCTAAACCATTTTCTTTTATACCATTGATCATCCAGTCTACAATCTTAGATTCTGCTTTAAATGCTTCTTGTGCCTCATTAAGAATTTTTTCTTCTAATTCTTTATCAAACAATTCGGGATATTCTTCTCTAATAGTGTTAACGATTTTAGAACCAATTAACCCATGAAGAAGTTCTTCGTTTCTTGTATATTTTACTTGTTGATCGGTGTCTTTAAGAACATTTTTAAAACGTGCGAACCAGTTAATAACATAAAATTGAGAAAACAATGAAACATTTTCCACAAACAATGTAAAAAGAATCAAAGCATAAAGATATTGTTTCTTCGAATCTTTGTAATATTTGTGTGTATATTTTTTAAGATATTTTACTCTTCCTTCAATCCAATCTAATTTTAGATTTTCTTCGAATACATTTTCCATTCCTAGTACAGTAATCAGTCTTTCGTATGCATTATTATGGATTACTTCTGTATTTGCCATTGCATACCCCAAGTCAGACAAAGATGGATGTGGTAGATTTTCTCCTAGTTTAGCCCAAAAGGTTTTAACGCTAATCTCAATTTGTCCAATAGCAGACAATGTTCTAATAATTATTTCACGTTCTTTATCTGTTAAATTAACTTTAAATTGTTGAATATCAGAAGAAAATGAAAACTCTTTATCTGTCCAAAACCCAGCATAAATAGCTTCGATAAATTTTTCTGTCCAAGGATAATTGTTTGGTTTGCGCGATATTTGTTCTTCGAAAATCATAGTGTTATATTTAGTGAATACTCATCAATTATCTTCTATTTTTTTCTAGAAGTCAAAGGTTTTTTAGTGTTAGATATTCGTTTCTGTAGTTCAGATTTATATAACTTGTTGGATAGTATTTTTAAAAAATATGCTAAATCTAATGGTTCACAGACATTTACTATTCTACTTTCTATATATTTCACCATACTTTCCGAATAATCTGGAAAAAGATAGTGAACACATTCATGATAAGATGTTGATAATAATTCTCTTCTATAATCAATTTCTAAATCAGTCCAATTACAAGATCCTTCGAACTTGTTCATTTTCTTCAATTTAAAAAATTCTGCGGGTTTTCTTTTAACCAATTTCACACATTTTTCATGAATTTCTTCAATTTGTTTTTTGGTTAACTTTTTCATATATATATTTATTTTTTCATTGCATATTTTAAAAATAGAGATTAGTATGATTTTATGTTTAATGCGAAAAATAAAATTAGAACAGATTTAACCGAATTTTACATCAACCATGATAATGGAAACGAATTTCCAATTGCTAGATATATAAGCACATATTCTAAATATCCTCCATGTTTTTTGTATATAGATGAAACATTTAAATCTAGCATTTTGAGTTTCTTGTTGGAAAGAGGAGAGCTTATTTTTAGTTCTTGTTCTGGTAAATTGAAATTGTTATTAAATGATAGTGAATCATTTAAAGGGGGATCTATATTATTTTCATATAAAGATATATATGTAAAATTGATGGTTAAAAATTCGGATATTAGTAGTGTAACTTTCACTGATATGAATGGTGAGGTACATGCTATAGGAGAGGAATCTTTAAATGAAAGATTAAAAAATAATATAGATAAAACATATGAAATGGTTATGATTTACACTTCTGATACTAAAAATCTTCCATTAAAAGATTTTGAATCATTTATTGAAGTTTCGGATTCATCCAAGATTCATCTTTTTGTTAAAAACCGATATGATGAATATGTATTTGAACCTATAAAGATGTCTATTCCTGATGATATAAACATAGAATTAAACTATGGTAAAAAATTCTTGGATGTAGAAAAACAAATAGTAGAAAGATTGAGTACGCAGGATAAAGGATTGTATATGTTCCACGGTGCGCCTGGTGCGGGTAAGAGTACTTTCTTGAAGTATCTTACTACCAAAGTTAATAAAGATTTCATTTACATTCCTGCCACAATGATTGAATCTTTTGTCAATAATCCAAGTACTCTTTCTACTCTTCTTCAAAAGAAAAACTCGGTTCTTATTTTGGAAGATGCAGAGAAAACTATTGTAAAGAGAATGGGCGATAATTATGATTCGTCTGCTGTTACATCTCTTCTCAATTTATCAGATGGTATTCTTGGTGATATTCTTAAATGTCCTTTGATTTTGACCTATAACTGCCCAAAACAAGATATTGATGAAGCATTGAGAAGGAAGGGTAGATTGCAAGTTGATTATGAATTTGGACCGTTGGAAATCGAAGATGCCAAGAAACTCGCAAAGCATCTTGGATTCTCCAAAAAAGAAATAGAAGAAAACATTACAAAAAAGATGGTAATTGCAGAGATTTATAATCTAACAAAGAAAACCGAAATGGGAGAAACTAAAAAAGAAGAAAAAAGAATAGGGTTCGGATTTTAATATGAATTTCGACACTCTTGTTAGTTTAGAAAATAGTTTTTGTGATATTTTATTTATAGAAAAAAATCACAAGTATACGATAGCAGGAGAACCTGCTAAAATGTCAGTTTCTCAATTGATTAAAAATTACGAGAAACCTTTCGATTCTCAAAAAGCAGCATCTTTCGTTGCTCAAAGAGATGGTTTTACTGTTGAAGAAATATTAGAACAATGGGAATTTGCGAAAGATTATTCCTGTCATAAAGGATCAGAATTTCACAAATATGTTGAAAACTATTTTAATAGGAAACAAACCAGTCTGGATAGAGACTCTATAAATTTATTCTTCAATAAAAGAAAGGAATTTAAATCTGATAATTCTGTAGAAAAATATTATACAGAAGTTGCAAAATTAATTAAAAATTTTATAAGTTTTTATAACTGGTGGAAACAAGAACATATTCTAATCAAATGTGAATTTGTTATTGGTGATAAAAAATCGGGTATATGTGGTAGTATCGATAACCTTTCTTATAATTTTAAAACTAAAGAATTGGTTATTTTTGATTATAAAACAAATAAAGAAATAAAAAGAAAAAACTCAAGAAAAGAAACTCTTTTAAATGAATTAAAACATTTACAACAATGTGAATATGCAAAATATAGTCTACAATTATCTTTATATTCTACCATAATTGAAAAAGTAACATCATTCAAAGTTCCTAAATCATATATTGTTTGGGTAAATGGAGAAGAAAATTATGAATTGATAGAATGTTTGGATTTAAAAAAAGAATCTAATATTATATTAGATAAATATAAGTAAATATTAAGATGACAAAAAAAGATCAATTATTATTGGAAGAAGCGTATCAAAAAATCTATCTAAAAGAAAATGATTATTATGTGAATTTAAACGGAGATGTTGTTAAAAAACATAAGGATCATAAAATAACATTAGGTGGAAAGGTAAATCTTGCGGGAGATGTTGTTCCAGATGAAAATTCTATAGAATCTTCAAATGAAAATAAAGAAGATGGTCCTATTCCTATATTGAGAAATTTAGGAGATACATCTAAAGAACGTATTAATAAAGCAAGAGAAAACGGAGAAGATATTCTAAAAGTAATTGCTCAACTCGAAAAAGAATCTGGCTCTGTTCCAGCTAGATTAGCTAGATCATTGCAACACAGAAAAGTCATTAGTGATGAGGAATATCATAATTATTTAAATTCTATAAATACAAGTAATACAACATCTGATATGACATATGCTAAAAAGGGAGGATATGTTGAAAGTTTTGTTCACGGCATTCAACCAATCAATGAAGCTAAAAAGAAAGTAAATCCTTGGGCTATTGAAAAATCTATCGAAAAGAAAACTGGTAAAAAGTTTGGTAAAAAACATAAAGAAGAAATAGTCAAAGGAATTAAAAAGTCAGCAAAAAAATCTGGTAAAAAAATTACTTCTGATAAAGTTAAATCAAAAAAGAAATAATTTTTATAGATTTGTAATATAACTAGTGTAAATATTGATACAAACATTATGGACCCAATAACAAAAGCATACTTAACAATGTTAGAAGAATCAGATAAATCTTCTGGTATAGTAGGATCAACAAAATCTCAGGTTGGTAAAATCTTTGGAGATGAAACATCATTACCGGATTCTGATTGTACTACCGATAATGTAGATTTAGAAACTCCAGAAGAAGCTCCAGCAGAATTGACATCAAAGGGTGCTACAGGAGAACCAAAGCCTATGAAAAAAACTAAAAATGAATCATTAAATCCATTTGATGCTCTCTATAATAGAGTTTTAAATGAAGAAGGAGAATTTGGTTTCTCCACAGAAGAAGACAATACACTTGAACCATCTGATGAAGGTGTTGAAGGTGAATCAGATTTCGAAATGGGTGAAGAATCCGATGAGTCTGAAGAGTCTGATGAAGTTACACTCACAATTGACAGAGAAACCGCACAAAAACTAGTTGATATTTTAACATCAGTTTTAGGTGAAGGCGAAGAAGGAGAAGAAGAAGAACAAACAGAAGACGAAATGTTTGATGATTCCGATTCTGAATCAGAAGTCGAAGATTTAGAATCCTCCGATGAAGACGAAGATCCTTTCAAAGAATCTGTTGATGCAGAAGAATTAGGACATGCTTTAGTAAAAGATTTGGATAAGGGACATCTAACCAACAAAAAATCCAAAGAAGTAAAAGGTGCTGTTCCAGTTTCCAAGAAATCTGCTCAATCACCAACTATCAAAGGTGCAGATGGAAAAATCGAAAAACACTCAACCGAAGGTGCAATTTCAAAATTGACCGGAAAAAACAATAATGTTGGTGGAGTTAAAGTCGGAAAAGGACTATTCGATCAGTAATATTAAAAATAAATTAACTAAAAAAAGCCCTGCTAATCAAAGCAGGGCTTTTTTATTATAAGTATATAAAATGAACTTTAAAACTTTTTTTGAAAATAGTAATATAGCAAATATTAAATTAGCATCAAATCCTAGACATAGAACTGTTAGTGGTATTACCAAGCGTGGTGTTGGTTTTAATAGTGCTAATGTAGTTGCTAAGTGTCATTCTCCACACAATGATTACAAAAATTCAAGTATTGTTCGTGCCAATTATAATAGTGGTAATAAACCAATAAAAACAAATCAAGAATTACAAAAGATATTAAAGGATTATGGATATGAGCAGGGAAATATAAATTTAGATAAAAGAGATAAAACAAAACCTTTTCAAATAGCATTAAAACAAAAAAACGAAAAAACCGGAATTGGTAGATTTTTGGTATATGATCCACAAAAAGGTTATTCCATTCAAATGAAAAAATCTATATAATATGGAAAAATTAAGATATTTAAACAAAGGAATAAATGCGAACGAGAGATATAATTTTTCTCGTTGGTGGAAAGAGCAAATTGAAATAAATGGTCAAGAAATTGAATATTATTATAATAATGCACAAATATCGGAAATGAATCCTATATACGGAGAACAACCTGATACTACATTTCAAACACCAAAACCAATGGTTGTTCTTTTGAATCTTAATAATGATTCATATCTTCTTTCAAAATTTGGTATTGTGGCAGATAGTGATATGAATGGTGTTATTCATCCAGAACATTTCACATACAATTTTGGTGTTTCATCAGAACCAAAGGCAGGAGACTTAATAAAAATGTCTGAGTTTGGTTCTGATCGTTTAAATTTTCCAAAAAGAGGTCCAACTGTTTATGAAATAACAGAAGTAATTGATGAATTTCAATTAAATGCAATAGCAGGACACTATGTTTGGTTCTTTAAAGCGAAAAGAAATGATTATAGTCACGAAACCGGAAGTGCAGGTTCTGGTGATGGAAATATACCAAATAATGATAATGATATAATAGAGCAAGCATCAAAGAATAATTTTGATTACTTGATAGAAAATCCTTGTAGCGATACTTCTGTATATGGAGATTACTAATATATAGTATATTCCTTTTTAGGTTCTGGTAAAATTTCTAAATATTCCTTTGGAGCATCTTCATTATAACAAACATCTATTTTATAGATTTGTTTTAATACATTTTTCAAAATATTGTTTTCGGTAGAATCCATATATTTGTGAATTGCTATAGGTTTCAATTCCACCTTGTCAAATGGTATTTTTTTTTCTTCTGCCTTATCTGCTATCGTGTTAACAGCTTCGTATAAAGCTATCCATCTAGCTAATTCTGATGCTTCTTTATGGACTTTTTCCCACCAATTTAATGATTTATTTTTCATTTTAAATATCTTCTAATTGTACTCCAGTAACTTTAGGAATGTTTACTGATTCTGTAATTCTAGCAACTAAAAATTGAATTGTCACCATGTTTTTCTTTTCACAATGATTACATTTAAATTCTACCCTAGAATTATCTTCTGGTAAGAATGTCATAATATTTGATTTATTACAATATGCACACTCTAAAATTGTAGAAAGATTTTCTAGCTTTTCTAATTCTTTTTGTTTTGTTTTTTCAACAAAAAAAGAGTTTATAATCTTTGATACAGCAAAGAATATAACATATTGTATACATAAAAGTATATAAAAAATACCATAAAAACTATATCCAAATAGATAACCACCGTATGCACCAAGTATTGATATACCAATTACGGTAAGTGTGGATTTTAATACATTTTTAAAATATAAATTATTTTTAAACATGATTAAATCATATAACAATTTTTAAAAACTGTCAACAATTATAATTTTTGAGGTTGCGTGTTAGTATTATTTTGTTGTGAATTAACAGGCATAATAGATGGAATATAAGGGGATTGTGCAGGTTCCATCGGAATTTGTGGTTGTGTTTCCAATGACATATTCACAATTTTTGGTAAATGCATTCCAACTTTTTCTATAGACTTTGAAATTTTTATTAGATATTTAAAAACTTTAAGCAATTCTTCTTTTTGTTTTGTTGATAATGTTTTATTATTAGTTTGACATTGACTTATTTTTTTAGCTGCTTCTAATATAAAAATTAAACCATCCGCGAGATCACTGTTTATGTTTTCCATTGGCCACGGAAAGGTTTCTGGTTTTTGTGGTTCAGCGGTGGTTGTTTGTGCCGTACCGGGGAAATTATTCTGATACGGATAATTCTTTCCGTCCTTTTGAGAAAATAATGGTCCCTGATCCTTTCTGGGAGCCATACTACTAGCCTGATACTGTCTGGGCGACCAGATACTACCAACGTCTTCGTTTAATATTTTCTTCAAATCGATCATTATTCTGGTTTTCCGACTTTAACCAAATTTGAACATCTAGGACACACCCATCTAATTTGATTTGCTACCAATTTACCATGCACCGTTGCACCGCAAAATGTACATCCGATTGGAATATTGGATAGTGTTTTATGTTCTGGTTTATTGTTATTCATAGTTATATTTACTTTCCTTCAGAGGGTTTCCAACAATCTTTATCTTGCTTTTGTTGATCGATTGTCTGTAATTCTTTAAATTTTTGTGTGATATATTTACACAATTCGGAACGAACAATATCTTCTTCGGTCAATTCCATGCAAAAAATACCATGTTCTCTTCCCTCTTCATTGTTAAAAAGGTCATATACTTTATTAAATCCAGATTTACCAGCAGGTAAATCGCTTTGTTCTGGATCACCACATAGGAAAACTTTAGAAAATTCACCGATACGGCTCATAATTGTGTGAATCTCTCTTTTTGAAAAATTTTGAATCTCATCTGCACACACAAATTTTGCAGAAAAATGTAAACCTCTTGCGAAATTGATAGGACAAATAGTAATCCTATTGTCTTTTTGTAATCTATCGACTTGAGATTTATTCAATAATTCTGAAAATTTATCGTGAAATGGTGTTAGATAAACATTAAACTTGTCCATGATGTCACCGGGTAAAAACCCAAGTTTAGAATCCGAAGATTCTACCGCCGAACGAACCAATACAAGATCAGAAATTCTTTTTTTGTTTAAAAGAGTCAACCCACAATACATTGCCAATGTTGTTTTGGATGTTCCTGCTGGTCCTTTTAATAGTAAAACTTTGGTTTTTTTATCTAGAAAAGTAGCTATTATTTCTTTTTGCTTGTCTGTCCAAGGCAAATCTTTAATTTGTAATTCATAATTTATTTTTTCTTTTTGAAAAACATAAGGTGAATTATCTTCGTTTTGAACAGCAGTCGTTTCAGCTGTTCCTATCCCTTTAACGGGGCGTTTTTTACTCATAAAATTTATACTTTATAACTAGTCGAATTTGTAATAGATGATGGTGATGTTTTTATGTTTGGGGTAGATTTAATTACTGATGAACTTTCTTCTTCGTTTTCATCTTCTGTTTGTTCTTCGTCCTTTGGAAAAATTTTACTTAAAACTTCTAATTCTTCTGGTGTGATTTGTTTATTATTTAAAATTTTATCCTGAATGCTATTTGCTAGTTCTAATAATTTTGGATCTTTTTTAGATGAAGCATCTGACATTGCTTCAGCAGCAGCACCAATCACATTTTGTTGTAAAGGTGGAGCTTGTGATACTCTTTTTTTTAAATCATCTATTTGTTGTAAAATATTATTTTCATTTAAATATTTTTCCAAAATTGAATCGAACATATTCATGATATTATTTATCGTTTATATGTTATATTTCCATTTTTTTAAAAAAAAATAAAATATTGCCTGTAAAGATTGGTAAGTATTTTCATGAACAAAAAATATTATGTGTATGGTCTTTTTGATGAAAATGGTGTAATTTTTTATATAGGTAAAGGAACAGATAAAAGATATAAAAATCATAGAAAAAATTATAAAATGGGAAAGGTTACAAATTACTTTTTATATTGTAAAATAAAATCTATTTTTAATAATGGTTTCGATTTTACTGAAAAAATAATAATAAATGATTTAACAGAACAAGAAGCATTAAAAAAGGAATTAGAATTAATAAATTCGTATGGTAAAAGAATAGAAGGAAAGGGAACATTATGTAATTTATTGGATGGTGGAACTCAGCCATTAAATGTAGAAGAAATAAAAAAAATATACGGAGAAGATTTTTATAAAGATATGAAAGATAGACAAGCAAAAACTATGATAAAAACTACATATAAAAGAAATGAAAATAAAATAAAAATTTTAGAAGATCAACTAAATCAAGGTGTAATGTTAAAACATATAGCAGATAACTTAAACTTAACTACTAATACTTTAAGGGAATGGATTAAAAAATATAATTTAAAAATGAATTATAGTGGAAAACAAAAAAGAATAAAGGAACATTTAAACGAATTACGAGAAAAAAATAGAAAAAAAACAAATTCTAGATCAAAATATTACACTGTTTGTAAACCGGATGGAAGTTTGGTGGCAGTTAGAAAATTAATTATTTTTTGTAAAGAAAATGATATAGATTATAAAAATTTAAGAAACACTTTTAATAAATTTAATAAAAAAGGAAATCAATGTAAACATAAAGGATTTTTTATATCAAAACAAATAAATCCTATTTAACGTCAAATGCTATCGCCAATCTGAGCAAGCGGCTGCTTGGGGAGATCCTTTTTTAGCATGACTACAATTATGCCTCGCTTTAAACGATTTTTTACGTTTTGTGTTTCCGGATTTTCCTGTTACTCTAACACCAGCTTGACCCCAGTGGATTCGTTTATAAGAACCATCAGATTGTTTAGCACATTTAGTCCATTTCTTACCTTTACGATCAGATGATGCTTTCTTAGTAGGTCCAGTGCATTTTGCAGCTTCTTCTAAAATTTTTGATACACATAAATCGAATTTATTCATATTATTACTTACTCTACAATACGAATAAAACATTTATTGGGAAAGTGGTAAAAAATAAAGATAAATATAGATATACAATTATGGCAGCAAGAACAATATCATCACCCGGCGTACAAATTAACGAAGTTGATTTAAGTGCAATAGCAAGACCAACAGGAGAAACAAATATTTTCATTACTGGTTTTACATCACAAGGACCAACTGACGAAGTTGTTAATATTACTAGTGTATCTGAATTTGAATCTATTTTCGGTCTACCTACTAATGCAGCTGAAAGATATTTATATCATTCCGCTAAACAAATTTTAACAACATCCCCTGCTAATCTTTTAATAACAAGACTTCCATATGGAGAAAATTATGGAGATGGATTTTCTAATAAATATAGTGCATTAGTATTTCCTATATGTGCAAATAATAACTCCGATTATTCATTGGCTACGGAATATCAAATTTTAAATCCGGTTTCTATTTTATTAGATGATGATCAATATGAAAAGTTAGTAACAAATGATGTTGCATGGTTAAGTAGTTATAATACCGGAACAATTACAGATTTTAATAAAATTGGATATGGTGGTATTGTCGTATTAAATGAAGCAAAAACAACAATAAACAATATTTATGATGGTTATTATATTGGTATTGCAGATAACAATAATAATAATCCATATACAAATTTTGATGCAATAACAGGAATGAAAGCATTTGCTTCTGGGAATGGAACTACACAAAATTTTGTAACTGTTCCAACGAATAGATTAAATTTTGCATTGTCTGGTGTTTCTAATTCTAATGGTAGCATATCAGAAATACTAGAAAATTATCCAAGTGGTTATGATTTTTCATCTAATGTTTTTAATGATTATTTAACCACAATGCTTTTCAAAATAAGACCATCTATCTATAAACAAGATACCGTTACATTGGATTATATTGTAAGTGAAGCTCATAGTGGTTCTTTATATTCTTTAAGACAATTGAATAATCCAAATGGTGGAACACCTAAAACATCGTTTTTAGATAATGTTGTAAATACAACATCTAACAATATAAGAATTATAACCAACCCTTATATTTCAACTACTGGTAGTTGGATTGATGGTAGCGGTATACCATCTAAAAAAGTAAGAGTATCAAATGGTGCTAGAAATTTATATGGTATTGGTGTATATATCTCTGATACAGATAAGAATTCTAAAGATGTTGGAGAAATTCCTAATAAACTTGAAAGAGTTTTAAGATGTTTGGAAAATGATGATAACATAAAATTAGATGTAGTTGTAGAAGCTGGACTAGGCACTATATGGTCTAGTGCTAGAACTAGAAAACAAGATCCTATTTTTTCATCTGAACCAACTATTTTCGATGATTTATACAATTTAGATTTAACAGCTGGTACAGGAGATAATACTGGTTTATATGATACAACTGGACAAAATCCAAGTTGTAAAGCAAGAGACGAGTATTTAAGAGTTATAAATCAATTTTATACATTTGCAGATAAGACTAAAAAAGACCATGTGTTTATTTCCGATCCATTAAGAAACATATTTGTTCAAGGATCAAATACTAAATTATCAAAAAATAAAAAATTCAATTTCTCACAGCAAATTTATTGGGCATTAAAAAACCTTTATGGTGGTATTGAATCGAGTTATGTTGCAACATATGGTAACTGGATAAAAACTGGTGATTCTGCATCAGATTCATTGTGTTGGATTCCAGCATCTGGTTATGTTGCAGCTATTTTTGCCGAATCCGCTCAAACATCATATCCTTGGTCTGCTCCTGCTGGTTTTACTAGAGGTAAATTGACTAATGTTATTGATATTGCAATAAATCCAACTCAAAAACAAAGAGATTTAATGTATAAAATCAATATTAATCCAATAGCATTCTTCCAAAACGATGGAAATGTTATCTTTGGACAAAAAACATTATATCGTAAACCATCCGCATTCGATAGAATTAATGTTCGTAGACTTTTCTTAACATTGGAAAAAACAACACAAGAACTTTTAAAAATGTTTGTATTCGAACCTAATTCTTTTACAACCAGAAGCAGAGTTATTGGATCATTGACTCCTCTTTTTGATGAAGCTAGATTAAATGATGGTTTATATGATTATACAATTGTATGTGATGAAAGAAACAATCCTCCATCAACAATTGACAACAATGAAATGAGAGTTTCTATATACATTCAACCAGTTAGAACTGCTGAATTTATATTAGCAGATTTCATTGCAACTAGAACGGGAGTAAATTTCGAAGAACTAGTTTCCTAAGATAAATATTTAAAATTATGAATATACCAGAATATACTAAAAGAAGTTCAAAATATTTGGACAAATATGGAATAGAAAATTTTTATAGTGCAGCTTCTAAAAACGATTTTGCAAGAACAAATTTATTTAGAATTACACAATTGGGTGGAACTAGATTTGAAACCGATGAATTGTTGTATGTGGAGTCCACAACGCTACCCGGTAGGTCGATTACCAACATTCAGGTTCCATTTATGGGATTGGTATTCAACGTACCCGGTACGGCAACCTACAACAACAGTGGTGCATTCAACTTAACCTTCAGAATCCCACAAGGTTTATCCGTAAGAAGAAAATTTGAACAATGGTCTAGAGAAATTTTCAATGATATTGATAGTTCTGGTGATTATAGTATTCCAAATAACAGTTCTGCCAATCAAATGACGATGGTTTTAATCGATAAAGGTGGTCAGGCTTTAAGAGAATATACATTTTATGGTGTATATTGTCAAAATGTTGGCGATGTTAATCTTGATATCACAACTGCTGGTGAAATAATGAAACAGCAAGTAACTCTAGCATATCAATATTGGAGATTGTCCCCAGTTTCTAATTAATAATAAAGATAGAGGCATAAATATAATATATGCCTCTATCATATTTTAATCAAGAAAACAGTCCATATTCTTATTATTTAAGTTTATTAGGAAAATGGTCAACCAATATAGCATTAGCTAGTCAATGGTTTGTATATTTTGATTTTAGTTCGGTAAATGCATTAAATAGCACAATATCATACGAACTTAGGAATAGAGAATCTAGTTTTGGTAGAAATGGATGGTCTATTTCAGACTCAACAGTAGGTCATTTATTAGATGGTAGTTTACAATACTCCGATCAAACATTAACCGGATGTGTTTTTGCAAAACAAGTAACTCTTCCATCAGAAAAAATAGATGCTGGTAATAATGGATTGGATTATGGTGGTTTTCAAGCACCAGCAACCGCATCAAATAGACAAAAATATAACACTTTTAATGTTACGTTTCTAGAAACCAATGCATCATTTTTGGATTTAGTGATAAGACCATGGGTTATTTTAGTAGGATATAATGGATTAGTTGCAAGAGCGGTAGATTCTCCTAAATCGGTTAAATGTAGATTTGCTGATGTTGTAATGTTGGCAAAATCTGGAACAAAAAGACCAATGTTAATAAGAAAATTATATAGATTTTATAATCTAGCACCAATATCTATAGATAGTGAAGAATATTCTTATGCACAAGATGGTTTAAAATACAGTAATGTTACATTTGCATATGATGGTTACTTTGTTCAAGAGGTTGATACATCAAGAATGATTGTTACCGATAATTCTATATTTAAAAACTTTACTGGACTAGATATAAACAAAAACAATAGAAGAAATGAATATAAGGAAGTTGATTTCAATATTTAAAATTTGCATTTTTTCATTATTGGTTAATTATATTCATGTCTAATATGTTTTTATATAGAGCAGATTTTCCTTTTTCCGACAAAATTTTAAGCTTTAAAGAACTCGATACCGTAAATCAATTAAATATACAAAAAATAAATATATACTATCCACAAACTCCTGATTTTTATTTAGATTATCATGAAAATTTTATAAAAATTATAAAAGAATGTGTCGAAAACAAAGAAGATTTTGATAATTTAAATATAATTGAATATGTTTTGTTTTGTATAAAATTAAGAATTATTAGCATTGGTAATGATATAGAATTTAATATTAAATCTGATAGAGAAGATGTTCAAAACATGAAAATCAAAATAGATTTAACGGAATTGATGGAAAATTTATTAAATTTATCTATAAACGCATTGGAAAATTGTTATGTTTATGATGAAAAAAGAGATATGCTAATAGCAATAGGTTATCCAGAAATATCTTCGGTTAAATTTTTCTACGAAAATATGATAAGTGATAAAGAAATCGGACAAAAAGTTTTAGATTCTTTGCCATATTTTATAAAAAATATAAAAATAAAAAACGAAGTAATAAATTTTGATGGTTATTCGTATGAACAAAAATTAAAAGCATATGAATCATTTCCGGTGTCTTTAAAAGACAAAACCGAGAAAATAATAATAGATTGCATTACTAAAATTGGTTCAAATGACATATTTAATATCGAAATGTTTAAAGATCAAAAAATAAACTTTTACAATTTGTTTTTTATTGATCTTTTAAGAGTATTGTTTTCACAAAATGCAAAAAATATATACGAAGAGATTTATATTTTATCAAATTTTCATGTTAATTCTGATTATGTTATGAAATTATCACCATCAGAAAGAAGTATTTACATATCATTTATCAAACAACAGCAAAAAAGTAAGCAAGATAATACTGATGTGATAGAAAATGACATGGAAAACATGAAAAAAGGAAGATCTGTTGAAGATTTAGCTGTTGAATTTGGTGACATTCCCCCTAATTAGTGTATATGGAAGAAGATAATAATATTTTAAACTTTGAAGATGCTTTAAGAGCATTAGATAGTGTTTCACAGACATTTAATGTAAGTGTTTGGATACCATCTAAGAAAAAGGAATACACATTTAAAGAAATTGATGCAAAACAACAGAAGAATATGCTCAGTTCTGCGATGAATTCTTCTATTTACAACACAAATTTTGTAAAAAACTTGTATAATATACTAAATTCTAACTTTTTAGACAAAGAAAACGTAAAAGAATTGAATGATTTTACTGTTTTTGATAAATTTGCTATTGCGATCTCATTAAAAGATAAAATTTCCGAAGAAACATCTGTTACATTCGATGAAAAGAACAATATCGTTAAAAAAATCAGTCTAAAACCAATAATTGAAAAGTTTAAGACGTTTGAAACACCAAAAGATGAAATTTTAGAGGTTGATAATCAAAATTTTAGAATAAAGTTAGAATTAACGGTCCCTACTATTGAAAAAGAGTTGCAATACGAAGAACAAATTCATAAAAAGGAAAAAAAGGTTGATGATATTAAGGATAATGACGAGATACAACGAATTGTATCAGAAGCATTCATAGGAGAAACCACAAAATACATCAAAAACATTTATATTAACGATAATAATCTAAATTTTGAGAATGTTGATTTCTTAAAAAAGATTAAATTGGTTGAAAAACTTCCAAGTGGGATTTTACAAAAAATATTGTCGGTTGTTTCAAAATGGAAAAGTGAAATTGATTCTGTTTTAACTATTTCCACGGTAGAAGAAGGTAAGACATATACAAAGATTTTAAATATTGATAGTGTACTATTTTTGAATTAAAAACATATATTAATCTAAGTATTAGTATATGACAAATACAGTTTCTATTGATGATGTATTATCAAAGTTCGTAGCTAATGAAGTAGATTCGACAGAAGTAATAAAATTATTATTAACTTCTGATGAAACTGGTATAGATTTTTTACAAAATTTAAAAAAAGACTTTAAAGATAGGTATGTAACACCAACATTCAATAAAGCAAAAGATTATTATTCCAAAATAGGAAAAAAAATAGATGATCCAACATCTAGTAAGGATGTTTTAAATCATATTAATGATCCATTAGGATTAAAAGAACTAAGAGATGAGTATAAAAAGAAATCCGAAGAAATTCTTAAAAAGAATTTAGATAAATTGGATTTAAATTTAAAATTAGATAGTAATAATTCAATTTCTACTAGAAATTCTTTATCGGAACAGCAAACATTAACCGAAAAAACACCAACTGTTTCACTATCAGATGAAACTGTAGATAAATTAGGTGGAGTTTTGAGTGGAATAAACGCCGAAAATTTAAAAAGATCGGGTAATAGAGTATCACAAGAAGAAAGTAGTGGAGATGGAGGTGGATTACTAGGAACATTGGGTGCATTGTTATTAGCTGGTGGTGTTGGTGCATTATTAATATCTGCATTTTGGGATAAACATATCAAACCTTGGTTAGAATCTAAATTAAATTTAAATCTTGATGTTTTTGATAAATTTGAAGGAGTAGTAGAAGGTATTGGAAAATTTTTTACTATGGGTGGACTCAAAATAACAAGTGGATGGTTTTTTAATTTAGTAGGAAAAGCATTTACAACATTTGGTGATATATTAGAAGGTGGATTAAAAGCTATTTTTAAACTTGGATTTGGTGATGATGTAGTAAAAGCTGGTGCTACCGCCGCTCCAGCAGCTTGGAAAACACTAATACCAAGGATAGCTGGTGGTTTGTTTAAAGGAGTTGGTGCAGTTGCTTTTAAATCTATTCCTATTATTGGTAGCTTAATAAGTTTTTATAATGCATGGGATCGTTTTAAAAACGATGATACTATAGCAGGTATAATTGAACTTGTTGGTGGTATTTCAAATCTATTGGTATTTACACCACTTGCACCTTTGGCACTACCTTTATCTATTGGTGCATCGGCTTTGAATGCATTTTTAGATTATAAAGCGGGTGGAGCAAATACAATGGAAGAAAAGCAAGCTATAAAAATGGATTATGTTAATAAGATAGTTGAATATATTCAAGAAATTCCTATTGTTGGTGGTCTTATTAAATGGGGAAGAGGTTTTTGGGAATTGGGTAAGGGAAATTGGAAAGGTGCTTTGAATTATTTAACTGAAACGCCTTTCCTTGGACCTTTTCCAGCTATATTACAAGCTCTTGTTAATTCAAATTTATTTGGAACAGAAGGAAATGAAAATTTTTCATGGGATACATTTAGTGATGAAATTAGAAAAAGTATGTTTAGATGGATGTGTAGTTTTATACCAAAAATAGGTGGTCTTAGAGGTGCAGTAGCGGCATGGTTAGGAGTTAAATATGATGATAACACCGGAAATTTAGAAATTGATGAAGATTATCTAGTAGGAGAAAATGGAGAAGCGTTATCACCAGAACAAATACGTGCTAGAAAACATTTAAAAAATGTAACAGAAAAACCCGTATCAAAATTTAGTCAAGAACAATTAGATAATACACAGAAACTAATAGATGATCAAGTAAATAAAGTACAACAATTAAAAGAACAATTAGAAGCAGAAATAAAAAATAGAATAGGTCCATCTATACCATTTATTCATGATAAATCAAGAGATGAAAGAGTATCCGAAGCTATGCTTGATAGAGCAAACTGGCAAGGAACTAGTCATACTGAAAGAGAACTGAAACAACAATTAGATGTTCAGGAAACAACATTAAAATCAATCAGAGAAAGAAAAAATCAATTATTAAATTTACAAGTAGATCAAAGCGTTCAAGAAAAAAAACAACAAGACTTTTCATTTAGAAATTTAATGACAAGCACACAATCAAATTCTATATTATTTGATAATAAAACAAACACAGCAAATGTGTTGGATCAAGGTGATAATATATTGGCATATAAAACCGATGAAGTATTTGATAGAGCATTAAAGGAATTAACCGAATTGGCAAAATCTATAAACAAAGGAATTTATAAAATACCAGAAAAATTAGAAAATATAAATACCGAGTCATCACCTGTAGTAGTGTCAAACAATTCAGGGGAAAGATCTAATATGATGGATGTTATTTTAAGTGGAACTAGACCAGATTCTATCTATAACTTTAGAAGGTCGATACAAGGAGAGTTTGCTTAATAAGTATATATATGTTTCGTTTAGAATCAAAACCATTTCCTATAGAAATCCCATATATTAATATATCTAAGAGTCCTTTACAGGCTGTTCCAACTGGTAGTGGAAGAATAAATGTTGTAGATGGTTTTAGATGGAAAAATTCAGGTAGTACCGAAGAGGTTCCTTCTGTTGCTTTAAAAGAATATGAATTAGAATTTGGTGTATGGACACAAATGTTAGCCCGAATTGCTAATACAGCAGTTGCTACCTTTAGGGATGGTGAACTAGATCCATATTCCATATTATATAATGGAAATCCAACAGGATTTGAGTATAACTTACCACTTTTAATAAAAAGTGGAGATAAAATAAGAAGTATAAGAAACAGTTGGGGAAAAACTAATTTTTCATTAGAAGAAATTTTAAAAGGAAATGGAAAAACCCCTCAAAATAATGTGGGAACAGCTTTAGGAGTAGGTTTATCATTAGCAGTTGGTTTTATGGGAGACATGGGATTTGAAGAAGCTCAAACATTTACAGGAACTCTGGCAGAATCTTTAACCGTTACGTTTCCTTTATATAATACAGTAACTTTAAAAGAAGCATATGATAACTATATGCTAGTTTCTTTATTAACTTTTCAAAATTTAAAAACTCGAAATACATTTTTGACTTATATTCCACCAAAAATATATAAAGTAAAAACACAAAATTGTTTAGGTGGTTTGGATTGGCCAGCAGCATATATTTCAAGTTTGGACATAGAGAGTATTGGAACTACTAGAGAACTATCAGAATTTGGAAATACTACATTATTAATACCAGAAGCATATAAAGTATCAATAACAATAACTCAATTGGTAGCAACTAGTTCAAATATATTTGCTGGAGCTATTGGAGAAAATTCGGTAAATGTTATTGGAAGTATTAAAAATGTAGTAACAGAAAATTTAGAGGCAGGATTTAATGCAGCAAAAAGAGCAATAGGAGAAGGTGCAGATTTGCTTAAACAAGCTGCTACAACAGTTGCTACAAATGCTGGTGCTACACCACAACAATAATCATTAATAATGGAAACACAAAATAACATAAACGATTTACCAAAACTTTCGGTATATAGATATGAAAATTTTTTCAATATTTATAATGATGAAGAAAGTGATATGAGATATTATAATCTTTTAAGAAACATTAATATATTTCCTGCTGATAATACACAAATAGAAGGAACATATGTTGTAGATTATAATGACACATGGGTTTCCATATCATATAAAATATATGGTAATATGGATTTATGGTGGTTGCTGTGTTCATATAACCAAATAATAAATCCTATAAAGATGCCAGAAGCAGGAACAAAGATAAAATATTTAAAATCTGAATATGTTTATATCATAATAAACGAAATTAAAAAGCAGATTAAAAATTAATAAAATTTTTCTATATCAAAATAAAATCTAGCCATAGTGTGTGTTAAATTTTTATTTTCTGATTCTACTATATCACAAGAATAACAATATATTCTACCTTCAGTTTTAAAAAAGAATATATGAGGCATCATTTCATTAAAAAATTCAAATTCGAATTCAATATCTGGATTTTCATCTAAAAATTTTTCAATATCTTCTGTTGTTATTTCGCTATCATCGCAAATACTATCTATTTTTTTTTGTAATTTATACCATAAACTGTCTTTTTTATTTAAATTTAACTTATAAAATTTCCAATTTGTTTTATAATCAAAGACATAATCATAATTTTTATTTATTTTAGTCTTACTAAAACAATCTTCGAAGTTTAATTTTTTCATTATTTACATAAGTATTTATTGTATATGGGAAGAAGAAAAAAGAATGAAGAGTTAGAGCAAAACGTCGATGATATAGATCCAGAGGATATTATTGTAGACGGTTCTTTCTATAAAGGAAATGAAAATCTTTTAAGAGGAAATTCTCAATTCAAATGGACAGAGTCCATGATCGAAGAATTGAAATTGTGTAATAAAAGCATATTACATTTTGCAGAACAATATTTTTACATAACAACTTTGGACGAAGGTAAAAAGAAAATAGAATTATACAAATATCAAAAAAGACTTTTAAAAGCATTTAAGAATGAAAGGTTCAATATCGTATTAAGTTCTCGCCAAAGCGGAAAAGCGTTGGCTTTAGATACACCTATACCAACTCCTAAAGGTTTTGTTAATATGGGAGATTTAAAAGATGGTGATAATATATATGGTTTAGATGGTAAAATTTATAATGTAAAAAAGGCACATGATGTTTTATATAATAAAGAATGTTATAGTGTTACATTTGATAATGGGGAAGAAATAATAGCAGACGCAGAACATCTATGGTACACTCAAACCAAGACCGATAGAAAAAGAAAATATGATAAAAACGGAAGTGTAAAAACAACAAAGGATATATTTGATACTTTAATTGATACAAACGGAGAGCCGAATCATAGAATACCGATGTGTTTAAATGGTATTGAATATAGTAAAAAAGAATTGCCAATTACACCTTATGTTCTTGGGTTATGGTTAGGAGATGGTGCTACTGAAGGATCTAGAATAACAATAGGTAAAAGAGATATAGAAGATACTATTAGAATATTAAAGAACAATGAACAATTTAAAATTTTAAAAGTACAAGAAGATAAAAGAGGTGTTTTTGCTTTAAATCTTACAAATGAAAAAAGAAAAGTTGACTCTTTACATACTATATTACGAATTAACAATCTTTTGGGAAATAAACACATACCAGAATCTTATTTTTTATCTTCTAGGGAACAAAGACTTGAACTGTTAATGGGGTTAATGGATTCTGATGGGTATATAACCACCAAAGGTCATGCATATTTTTACAACACTAACATAAAACTAGTAAAAGAAGTACAAAAACTCATAATAAGTTTAGGATATAAAGCATTTTATAAAGAAAAAATAGCAAAAATTAATGGTGTTGAGTGTGGATTGGTTGGTTCTGTATACTTTAAACCTAGAGAAATGGTTGTTAAACTTCCATTTAAGGCTGATAGACTGAGAAACAATATAAGTAAAATATCAGAATCTAATAGAAATCAATTTCATTATATAAAAAATGTAAAAAAAGTAGACAGTGTACCAGTTAGATGTATAACAGTTAATAGTCCAGATTCTTTATATCTTTGTGGAAATACATTAATACCAACTCATAATACCACTACCATAACAATTTATGCACTATGGATTGTTTGTTTCCAATCAGATAAACGAATAACAATTGTTGCAAATAAAGAATCCACCGCAAAAGAAATATTCGAAAGAATAAAAATGGCATTTGAACAACTTCCTGTTTGGATGAAACCCAGTGTGAAATCTTGGAGAAAGGACGGATTTCAATTAGCAAACGATTCTTCTATCAAAATTAGTACAACATCATCTGCTGGACCTCGCGGATCTACTAGTAACCTTCTTATTATTGATGAAATGGCACATTGTCCAAATGAATTGATGAATGAACTCTGGAAGTCTGCTATTCCTATTATTTCTTCTTCTAAAAAATCACAATTGGTTATTATTAGTACACCAAATGGTACGGATAATAAATTTTATGAATTGTATCAAGAATCCCAAAAACCAAATAGTGATTGGCACTTGGAGGTGGTGAATTGGTGGGATGTGCCCGGTCGTGACGAGGCATGGAAAAAAGAAACCATATCCGCTATGGGTTCTCAAGAAGATTTCGATCAAGAATTTGCCAATGTATTCCATGATCCAAATAAAACCGCAATCGATCCAAATCTTTTAGCCGAATTAAAAGCTCAATGTAAAGAACCCATACTTGTAATGGATAACGGAAATTATAAAATTTTCGAGGAACCAAATCCTGAATCATTTTATGCCATTGGAGTCGATGTCGGTGAAGGTATCGGTCGATCAAATACTGTTGCTCAAATTTTAGACCTATCTGATTTAACCAATATAAAACAGGTTGCTATATATGCAACCAACACAATGAGTCCTTTTCACTTTGGAACACGTTTAATGGGGATTTTAGAGGATTGGGGGCGTCCTCCTATACTTGTAGAGAACAACAACAATGGTCAACAAGTATTGGATGTGCTTTGTCATACACATAACTATGAATCTGTGGTTTCTTATCATTTTGAGGGATTCAGTAAACACTATAATACAGAACATAGGTTTGGTATACATAATCACACGAATACAAAATATAGAGGTGTTACAAATTTCAGATATTGGGTAAACAGTTTAAATGCTGTTAGACTATATGACCTAGATACTTTACTGGAACTTAGTAATTTTGTTAGACATGAGAATTACACATATAGCAAAAGAAAAGATGATGACTTGGATGACAGGGTATTGTCTTTAATATGGGGAATTTTCATGCTGGAACCATCTATAGCATCGAAATATTATGTAATATTGGACACGGATGATCAAGGAAAACCACTAAAAATAAAACCTTTCTCAGATAATTCGGAATTGTTGAAGAAAAGTCCATTATTAAGTGGTTCCGTATCTCAATACAAAAAAACAGCATCCAGTAATGTAAAATTCTCATTTGTTGGTAAGTTTAATGTAGAAGAACCTATAACTCTATCCCAAGAACAATCCGATTTAGCAGGTTGGTTATTAAGATGGGGAAGTAAACCAGAACCAAAAAGAGAAGTAGAAGAGGAAAGAACACAAGAAGAATATAGACCAATTGTAATTTTTTAATATGAATCAAGCAATTTTAAATAAAACACGTAATGATAAATTTTTAATGATATTGGATCTTCCGATATTCTTAAAAAAGAAATATGATAACATTTTAAATGAAAATTATCATCCCGATCAGATTCAATTTACTACATATGGTTCTCCTATTCCTAGTGTAAATGTTCCTTCTATTGATGTTGCATTCGATAATCAATTTTATAAAGCATCTTCTTTGTCCAGACCCGCATATCAACCATTAAATGTCAGGTTTTTTGTTGATAATGGTTATAAAAACTATTGGATAATTTGGAAATGGTTAAATAGTTTTAATGATTCACAAACATCTAAGTCGGATGTTCGTATGGAATTGATGTCAACAAGTAAAAAACCAACATTGGAAACTCCAATGTCAGAACTTGTATCAAGATTTACCATATATGCATTGGATGAATATAATAAAAAAATTGTAGCATTTAAATATAATCATGTTTTTCCTGTTTCGTTATCAGAAATAAATTTTTCGCACCAAGATCCATCTGAAATATCATGTACTGCATCTTTTGCATTCAATCAATTGGATGTTGATTTACTAAAAAACGTAGATGAGGAGACTTGTTAATTATGGATCCTGTTAGTTTATATGATACACCAGTTGGAAGTCCTCTTATTGATTCACAAGAATCGCCTTATATGCAAGATCTTCGTGATAAAACAATAGGAAAAACGCAAACCGAAACAACTCCTATTGAATCCGTATTGAGCGATATGGATAGAAGTGGATTTATACATCAAATTAGAGATCAATTATATTATATTGAAATAATGATGTATAATCAATTAGATGAACAAAAACCTTTTGCTGTTCCATTTTTATTTGTGCATTCTATGGCATTTGAGGAATCTTTGAGTGATTGGAATGTTAAAGGATGGATAGTATTTGACGATAAATTCGAAGTTTTGACAAGAGGTAGTGCCGCAGATAAAAATGATATAAAACCACCTTATATTTTTAGAAGCGATGGAAGAAATAGAATATCTTTTAAAATATATCCAATAGAAAATAATAAAAAAAATAGTTTCGGTGCATCTTTGGGAGAGCAAACTTTACCGAAAGAACAATGGGAAATGGCATTCGATTGTGTTATTTATGACATAGAGGACATGCCTGTTGGTGATAATCAAAATAAATTAAGAAAGTATTACTTTTGGGATGAGAGGTATCAATTTTTCCTAGAAAGAAACATCGAATGGTCATCTAGATTACAAGGAATAGACACATATATTTCAACTTTTGAAGAAAGTGGAACTATGAACTATCTCAGAGATAAAGAACCATGGGAATTGGATGATTTTGAAAGTTCTATTCCAGCAAATATTGCAGTTAAATCAATAATTGAAACTGCGGCATTGATAGATCCAAAATATGAAAATAAAAAAGGAAAAGTAGTTAATATTGGATATACCGAAGGGAAGGGTACAATAGATAACCCGAATATACCACTCAATAGATTTAGTCTATTTTGGGAAAATGGATATGTTAATAATGATCCAAAAAATAACAATCATATTTTCTATACATCTCCTGCAAATTCTAATGTTTTGCAAGATCTGGACTATGTTATGCAAAATGCATGTTCCAGTGAAGGTTATCCGGTATTTTTGAGGTTTAGTAGAAATTCTGGTGATTATATAGACGGTGAATCTAAAAATACAAGAAATAAACAATGGGAATTGGTTTCTTTGAAAACTATTTTTGAAAGATCTAAAACAGAACAGGTTGAAAGATTGATTATTGAAGATAATATTCTTACAAAACAACCATATTTTAATAGGGGACCGTTATATGGAGAAGATATAGAAAATTTCATGCAACAGAATTTTACTTCTGGTATAGCATCCCGAATAAAATCATATAAATTCTCACCAATGGTTAGTTTGGATGACATGAAAATTGTAAACAGACCTTTACATTATTATAATTTCAACGAAGGGACTTTTAATATATTATCAGAAAACAATACGGCAAAAGATGTGATTGATAAATTTACAGAAGCAGCAAAAGATAGTTTATATTCATTTGAAATAAACAAAGATGCTCATATATTAGCAAATTTAAATCAAACCAAACAAAAAGGAATAGCAACAAAACCTGCATTGGCATATCGTTCATTTTTTCCAAATAATTTACCACAAATTGAAATGATGAAAAATTTATTGTTTTTGAATCAGGCAATTTCATTTGTGAGTAATGGATTAACCATACGAGCACCCGGTCGGTTTATATTCATCGACAGCACCGGATCAAACGGAAAAAGAAACGCATTCAATGATCGATTTTTAGGTCAATGGATAATGACAAAAGTTGTCCATCTATTCACAAAGAGTAGTTATGTAACAGAAGTTATAGCAACAAAGGTTGATGCATTTCAAAAAATTTGGGATGTGGAGGATAAAAATTTATGATAGACAAAGAACAATTAAAAGCTAGATTAGATGCTTCTAAAATTAGAAGTTTACAGGGTTATAAGGATAATAACTATCCTTCTAATACACAAATGGCAAAAAACTTGGGAAATTCTATTGTGCGAAACATAAAAAGCGTAGCCGCTGGAAATCCATTAACCGAAAACAACGAACAAGCAAAAAAAAGATTAGAAATTTGCAATGGATGCGAATTTTTTAATAAATCTGCGGAAAGATGTACCAAATGTGGATGTAATATGGCGATTAAGACATATTTGAAGGCAGAAAAATGTCCTATTGGGAAGTGGTAGACTGAAATATATCATTTAAAATTTTTATAGAATAATCATCTATAATTTTTCTATCACTTTTGTTATTTTCGTCCAATTTCCCCCAACGAATACAGCAATTTGAAAGAATTTTCAACTTTTTGTTGTTAATTTTTTCTGTTTCATTAGCATCTTTGATGTTTTCTCTTTCTAAAAAGATTAAATATCCATCTACTTCATTTTTAATCCAGTGAATTTCGTCTTTTAAGTATTCGGCATATCTTATATCCGGAATTATTAGAGTTTTTTCTTTTACAACTTCAAAATTTTCAACAAAATATCTAGCTTTTGTATTATTTCTCATCAATTTTCCATATTCTACCAATAATGGTCTAATTAATTCCTTTTCTTCTGTGTTTTCGGTAAATGAATCTATTCCAACGCTATTGATTATAATGCTTCTCAGGTTTTTTTTGATCAAATCTCCTGCTATAGACCTTCTTTCTGCTTCTACGTTGTATTTTTCATTCAAAATTCGTATCAATGATCGACATAGAGTATCTTTTCCAGACCTAGAAGCACCTGCTATTCCTATGATTTTGTGGAATTTTGAATTATTTTGCATAAGTTATATAATAATAACATTTTTACTTCAAAAGTAAATATATAATATGACAATAATAAAAAATTTAGACGATTTTAATTATATAACAGAAACAAGTCGTTTAGCTATAATTTCTAGTGATGCTTATAGATCGTTGAGAACTCTTTGCAACAACGATAATAAATTTGCAGCATACTTGTCAATTTTAGCCGATGGGTATAAACCATTGGAAGAAAATTATACATTCAAATTTGAAGCTGGATCATCATATACAGTAACAAAAACAGATTATGATTATGTAATAAACACATTACCAACTCTTGTATTTCTTGGAATCAACGAAAAAACACAAAAACAAGAAGAGATTACATACTATTCGGTTATCACTAAAACACCCGGTTGGAAATTATTAACGAATGATGGTGAATATGAAAATCCGGTTGGTTGGTCTGGTGTTGGTTCATTAGCATCTTTAGCAGCTATGGTGAACGGTAGTCCAATAACCGGACCAGCAAAAAATACACCATCCGTTTGTGAAGATTTATTAAATAAACTAAGTCCAAAGTTTACAGAGAATATAGAAAGATTTTGTAATATGATTAGATCCAGATCATATTTAGCATTACCCGCTATGGCATTTGGATCATTACAACGTGTTGTGGCAAGATTAAATGGTGTTATTAAATCTTTTCAAAGAGCAATTTATGCAATATATCAAGGTGCTATAAGAATAATACAACAATATTATTCTTATATAAATGGTATATTAAAATTAATTAATATAATATTAATGAATATAATTGAACGTATTATACCTTTGGATTTAATATGTTTAATATTGGAAGCGGTACAAGTATTATTAGATGATGTTGGTTTTTTTACTTCTCTTTTTACACAATCTGGATCGATTTTTAATTATTTAAATCAAATTCAAAGTTATGTCAATATAGCTTCTGGATTTGCAAATAAATTAGCAAATCCTTTAGATACTATTATGTCTTATTTACCACCACAGGTTAAAGAAATTATAGACATGGTAGATGAAATTGGTTCCGATCCTAGTGGATTTTTATCCGATCAATTATCAAATTATGGTATGAGTTATGTTGCAGATGCATTGGAAGGAAATATCATGGAATCTTTAATTGCAAAATTTGGAAAACAGCATAAGGCTATACCTGCTATAGCATCATATTTAAATAGATTTAGTTCTGAAATAATGCAACAATGTAAAGAACCTTCTAAAGTAAGTCCCACTTTGATACCCGGTACGGACGATGAACCAGCACTTGATTATAATCTTAATCCTATAGCTGGTTCATTTAAAATAATTAAAAGGACTGGTGATAAAGTTGAAGCAAACTTAAAAGAAGCATTTACAGGAATCGGAGATTCTGTAAAACAAGTAGGAAAAGAGGCAGAATATCTATCAAATGCTCCACAAAATGCATTGAAATACATGATGAGTTCTGCAAAAACCCAAGAAGAAGTAGAAAAAACCGGATTGGGAGGAGATTTATCTTTAGTATCACCTGAATGTGTAGATTCCAAAAAATAAAATATGGAAAAATATTATGGAAATTATTTAGGTTTGGTTGTAAATGATCAAGATCCAGAGGGAAGAGACAGAGTTCAGATTTATGTACCAGGTGTAACTAATACCATATACGATAATTGGAACAACAATAATACCAATAAAAGTATAGGTATGGATATAGGTTCAACTTTTACTTTAAATGAAGAAATATTAAAAAAATTACGTAGTGTTTTACCTTGGGCAGAAAAGGCGACCCCTTTAATCGGACCCGGTACGGCTATGTATCACCAAGAAAATAGAGGTGCAGCATCAGTTCCTATAGAACCTTCTTATTATATTGTTCCAGTTGGAACTAATAACGAAGCTCCTGTCTTTACTGGTGATAACATAGACGGAAAACCCACTGATGGTTTAGATTCAAATATTAAAAATCTATTACCAAGTTTTAAAGAGGAATTTCCAAAATCTACTATAACTAGTACAGTAAGAACATATGATGCAGCAACTAATACTGTTAGAGGATCTGATGGTCGTGTCGTAACAGGATCTAGTGCAGGTAGTTTACACAATGCAGAAAAAGATAAAAATGGTAATTATACAAAATTATCAAGAGCTATTGATATACGTATGCCAGTTTCACCAACAGAACAAGAAAGTATTATACAATGGTGGATGCAAAACGGTGCTACTGAAATTGGATGGGAAGGAGATCATATACATATTGGATTTAGAAGAGACGATAAAAAAAATGTTTTTTGGAGAAATTCGGGTGGAAATGTAAATACTAATTTATCTGGATCTCCAACATGGTTTCAAAATATAGGAAATCAATTTAAAAGAGGACAAATAAGAACATTTAAAGATGATAGATTCGTTAGTCCTATTTCGGAAATTTCACCTGCTTCCGCAACACCTGAAAGTCCATCACAAGATGTTACAACCGAAGATGGTTCTACTAGTACAACTACAACAGTACCTGAAGGAACTGCTACAAGTGTTCCAGAGGTCCCTCGTTCCTCATCACCCGGTGAGGGTGTACCATCAGGTACTCGGTCTACTACTAAAATACTTTCAAGAGTATGGTTATTTTTTTATGGTGGCGATGTACAAACCCCTGTATTTTTTGCATATAGTTTACCGCCAAATGAAACACGCGCACACAATAATGTATCAGTAAATACTTCAACTTCTACTTCTACTAGTAGTAGCAGTACACACAGTATCGGAGAAGGTGTTTCGGGTAATACAAATCGAGAAGAAATTAATTCTCTACCAGTATCGGAGGAATTAGAATTTAATGATGGCGAAAATCCTGCATCAAAATTTACAAATATTAAAGAAGATGATAGTGGTATATATATCGGTACTTTAGATGGTACTACTGATAAATATGAACTTACAATCGTTAATAATAATATAACAGCTGTTAAAAAACTAAAAGAATAATACACATGCTTAAATCTACTAAAAATCAAAATAACCCTAATATTAGAACCGAAAACAATGATCTAAATTTAGGTCCATTTAGAATCACATCTAATTTAATTCATGAAATGAAAAACAAGATTCCATTTGCTGCTGATAAAAGCACAGCAACTATTACAAATGGAACCAATGCTATTACGTTTTTTAAAAATGCTATTACGTTTTTCACTACAAATGTTTTTTTCAAAAGTACTAAATTTGATGTGGAATCAAAAGGAGATATTACATTTAAATCTGAAAATAATTTAATATATGAAATTAAAGGTGATGTCATAGATAAAAAAGGAAGAGTTAACGACGAAATAGTAAAAGCACAGCAACAATTGACCGATATAATGGATAAGGCACTCAAATCTCAAAAGGATGCGATGAAATCCACTAAAGGAGATATGGTTCCTTGTGAAATTTGTGCTCAACAAAGTTTGGTTAATAAAAAAGAAGGATTTGTAATAAGATTGAGAGATACCGTAAACAAATATTTTAAATGGGCATACCAGAGCAATGCTGTAGATACTCTTTTTGAGGTATTAAATTTTTTCTATGCCCCCATACTCAGTATAACTGACACAAAAGGAGAATTGGGAGGAACATGTGGTTCAAAAGGTTGTAAAGATGGAATGATTGAATCATCTTCTTCTAAAATTGATGCTGGTAATAAAGCAGCACAAAAAATTTTAGAAGAAAATGCAGATAAAATAACAAAATTAGAAGATAAATTTAGTAAATCTGATAGCGTTCTGAATTTTGCGGGAGATACTGCTATTAATTTTGGACCTCCTACTTCTAACAAAGAATCGTCATATGTTGAGGATGGTACATTTAAAAATATATCAATTCAGTATAAAAAAAGTGAAAAATCACCACATTTAAGTGTTCCATGTGGTAAAGGCGATATAAAAAATAAAATATTCGTTGCTCCGTATCCGGGTAAAGGGTTTTTAACCGTTAATGTAAACAGTAAATTATTATTAAAAACCGGAAATTGTGGTTTAGATATATTATCAAGTGGTCATGCTCATATAGCTTGTGGTTCTGTGTTATTGGCAGCAACAGAAGGTGAAATGGTTGTAACATCCGCAAATCAAACCACTATAAAAGGAAAAGTTGTAAAGATTGATGCTGATGACAGAAGCGGAAGTGGTGGTGTTGCAATAAAATCAAATCACACTAGAGTTCATGGTGCATTAAACGTTGATGGTAATGCAACAGTGATTGGTGGTCTTTCGGTTAATGGAAATCTTTGTGCGAGTCATATAATAGGAAGATCCATGAGAATGCAAACTGGTGAAAGTAGTTCTAGTAAAACTATTGTAAATGCTGCAAATTGGTTGGGTACATGCCAAGCTATGGATGCAGCAGATAAAATAGTTCAAGGAGTAAATTGTTGGATAAATCCGGGTTGGTGGTTGCAACCACAAAATATATTTAAAACTACTTGGGAGGAATTTAACTCTACTTTAAATTTAACCATGTTAGAAGGACCAGCACCAACTGGTATATTCATGCTTATGGTAGCGGGTGTTCCTATAGTTGGTCCAATTTGGAATTTTAAACATAATCATGGTTTAACACCATGTCCTCACCAGCATGAACACGAAGCATTGAAAGGTGATTACTATAGAACACCGGAAGATTGGGGTGGAGCGAGAACAGATGCTAGTAATATCCCAACCCCTGCTAGTTCTACTGCAATGGGTCCAGTACCCGGTCCTAGAGGTCTTGGTGGAGCTTGTGGCGGAGGAGGTGGATACAATGTATTTGCTGATCCTAACAGCAGAGCTTCTAAAGCAAGAAGAAATAGAAATGCTAGATTCGGTATAGTTGGTGATGATGCATATGGACAATATGATTTTGTTAACACCACTCCACTATCAGGTAACTTTGGATATGATGAAGATGGAAATATAACACCTAAAGATTTAGTTAATATAAGTCTAGGGTTTGATTGTCCCTCTGATACCAATTTTACAGAGTCTGACAGTAAAAAAGATTGTTAAATCTTTTATTCGGATAAAATTCCATCATAATATTCTGGAATTTCTCCATTAGAATAGTCTGGTATTTTTCCATTAGAAAAATTAGAGATTACTTTTTTACCTATTTCTAGTGAATCTGGACTACTACTAAAGTCTATAAAAATAGAATCTATAATAGTTAAATCTATTTTTAATTTTTCTGATATATAATCTTTAACATCTGAATAGTATTTTATAACTTCATAAAATGTATTATATTCGGTTTCTGAACCATCTTTTAATTCTTTTTTTGTCAATTCTACATAAAATATAAATATTGAAGAATAGTAAACTAATTTAACAGACCAACCTTTATCAATATAATTGGTTTTTAAATATTCAATAAATGAATCCGCATGTAATTCTCTTTTAACTTTTATTATTGTATTAACAGTAGATGATATTTCATCGAATGTTATTGGTTCTGATAAAGCAACATTACATGTATTTTTAAATTGTTTTATTTTTTGTCCAGTAACCGTATCGCATAAATAATCATCTATTATTGTGCAACCACCAGTTTGTAAAACTTCAGTTTGTGCTTTTGCTCTCGGTATAATATTTTTTTCTATATATTTCCAAACTTCATAAAAATTAACTCTACCGTCTCCAATCGCAGTTAATTGTTTATAATAAGATTGTAAATGATTGTCATAATCAAATCCATCACCACTATATATTACGTCATCATCAGAATCTGATCTTCTTACTAAAGAACAAAGATATGGAATAGCATCAAAATTACCTAGTGGTTTATCTGCACTAGTTGATTTTAAAAATTCTTGCAATTCCTCAATAGAATTAACATGTGGGGGAAAATATTTTGAATTATAATTTGGATTTTTATATTCTGCCATATCTTTAATCTAGAAAATTATCTTGTTGTTGTTTAATAAAAATTGTTTTTAGAAATTCCATAATGGCATCCCTATCTCTGGCGGTTGTATAATGTTGAAGAATGATTCTTTCCCCTTCAACATTATAACCAAATACGATAAATGTATCTAAATATTCGGTGATTATGGATTTTAATAAATCCAAATCCCTTAATGCTATTGCATTTCTATTGCCATTTTCTTTTAGCCATCTATCTAAACTTTTTTCAAGTTCTTTGTTGTTTATTTGTCCGAAAATTTTTTCGGCAACCTCTTTCATCGCAACTTCATCGTTTACACTAGATAAATTTTCGGTAGTTGTCTTTTTTGAGGTGTTTCTTTTTTTTGGAATAGCCATATTAGTCCTTATATGTATCAGACTTGTTATTGATTCCAAACTTGACCAAATATTCAATAACAACTTCTATGGAACTTGTCTTTAGTTTAAAATTTTCTGGAAAAAATTGACCCCCATCGTTTATGCTAAAATATTCTTCACCCATATAATTATGATTGTTAAAATATGTTATCATAACCGATGAGAATTTTGGATCAACAACAACAGTCCAACATCTAGGGTCTTGTTTACCATATTCACTGAATACTTTATCAGCAACATATCCACTATCTCTTAGTCTTTTGATGAAGTAACTTATAGTTGTTATTTTATTATTAGCCATATTAAAAACTTACTTGATATAGGTTATTTGACAAGTGCAGAAACTATATATTTTAGGTCTACATTTTCATCTTCCTGTGTTTGGAATATGAAAACCTTGTATTCATTGTTTATTTTTACTTTAATATTAGTTTTACTAGATATTAAATTCTTAAAAACCTCAATGTTTACAGGTATAGGTTTTAATATCTCATCTCCAATTACCTTATCGGTCAAAACCATCGATAAGTTATCGACATTTTGCATAGTCTTATCGTTTATTTCGCATTTTACCTTTCCCTCTTCCGTAAAGAAGTATATTTTATTAACATCCGATACGAAAGAATATGCGGTCATTATTCTTTTTATCTTATCTTGTGAAATTTCAAATTCTGTATCAAAATTTAATTTTGCTATCTTTTGAACATTCACCGATGATTCTTTTATTATACCATCATCTACTAAATGGTATTTAAAATGCGTGTTTTCTCCAGAATTTACATCTTTACTATGACATTCAATATTGTTTTCGTTTAAAAATATAGTAAATTCACCATCATCACCCAAACAATCCAAACCTGTTAATAGTTTTTTAATGTTTATGATGTTGATTTTAAAATCACTCAATTCAAACGGCAATTTTGTCTTTGCATACAATATCAAAGAATTGTCGGATGGTGTACATATTGTGTACAAATCATCTTTAGATATTTTTAAAATACAACTTTCTGTTATTTTACTAACAGGTTTTAGTATTTTCTCTAGAATGGTTTTTGGTACAGGTAAAATTTTATCACTCATTTAAAATATTTGTTTGTTTATTGATTGTATTACAATTAATAAAACATTCAACATATTTCTCATAACTTTTTGCAATTCTTTCCAAAGAATTAGCAATCTTTTTGATGTTTTTATCTTCCGATGTCAAAATTACAGGTTCGCTCTTTTGATTCTTTGTTTCTCTTTTACCAATTTGTGGTAATTGATGAATTACTGGTTCTTTTACTGTATTTTCACTCACAGGAGATTGTGGAAATGCGTATTTTGGTTCTGGAACAAGAGATTGAACAAGTTCCTCCGGTACATAACCAGAGGAACTTGCTGCATTTCTATTACGACTAGGATCAACAACTCTAGAAATAAAACTATTAATGTCTATTTGATTTGCTGGTCTTTCGGGTCTTTCAGTCGATAATTTATCAATCAATCCAAGTTGAGAACTAACAGCCTTTGCTAATTTAGCAGCTTCTAGTGCTTCTTCTTGTGGACTCATATTATAGATCGTTCAAAATCTCCTGCATTTTTCTATCTTCGTCAGAGTCTTCAGAAGAAGATGATGTTGTCTTACCAGCAGTCGAAACGATTTCAGCATAACTGTCAAAATCTTCCTGTACTTCTGTTTCTACAACTTCTGTTTGGTCATTCTTACCCAAGAAATGTGTATTCAACAATTTCTTAATGTCATCATAAGACTTGTGATCAAAGATTGCATCCAAATCATTTGCCGAATTATAAACTTCATCGATATTATCGATACCATCAACCTTTGATGGTGACATAAACTTAGAACCTACATAAGTGGCATAACCACCTTCGTTTTTCTCTACCTTGATTTTAAGGTTGCATCCGCTTTCAGAAAGATCGAAAACCTTTGCACCGAATTCATCAGAGTCATCTCCTGTGATAGCAGAATCAATGATCTTTGCGAGTTGCTTACCATATCGAAGGATCTTTACCTTTCCTTGATTTTCTGGATTGGTTGGATCTTTTATAACCAAAACATTTACCAGCCAATTCTCGTTCCTCTTAATTGGTCGAATCTTTTCGATCTCCAGATCATTCTTTGATGCATATACCTTTGAACGGTATTCATCGATTGGGCATTTCTCTCCATATGTATTTGGACAGAGAACCGAAACGATATTGTTTGTCGAAATACTCTTCCAGATATGACTATAATAGTGGAAGAATGTCCTTTCTGGATTTGTTACCAATGGAACAAGTCTTACAATGTAAGTCTTGTCGATCTCTAGCTTCATAAAGTCCTTAAAAGAACTTTCTGTTGATGTGTTGTTGTTTTTGTTGATCGCATCCTTGATGGATTCGAATAGTGATGTTGTGTATTTACTCATACTTTTTTATATTAGCATTTGATGTTTTGTTTTGCAAGTTTTCTTTTACGAAATTTTCAATTTTTTTTGTTGCGGTCTTAACGAATGTTTTTGTTTTATAGGAATTGTGGTATCTAACCTTAAAGGAATCAATCTTTTCAACCAAATTGCTGGCATACATATCTCTTTCCTCTTCCAACAAAGAAAATAAAATTTTTTCAAAATTTCCAAGTTCCATGATTGAATATGGATTGATTCTATGTTCCCTGTAGTGATTTATCCAAGAATACATGTAGCCATTTCGGAAATTCAGATAGTTTTTTAATTCTATACCATTATCCAAACAAAATTTTCCTATAAAACAAATACTCTCTTTGATTTTATCAAATTGATTTTCTGGATTTTCGTCTTCCTTTATATTTTTATAGACTGTATAGGTTTTTATCGCAGATCTAGTAAAGAAATATTGTAAATTTGGATATTTGTCATCAGGATGAAGACAATTTGGTGCTTCAAAATATTCTTCTATGTTTATATGTGAATATTTTTGAAAAAACAATTCCATTTTTGTCAAATATGTTAGAGTTTCTTCGGACATATCCGAAAAATCCTTTCTTGGTTGAAAGGGTTTTCCTTTTCTAGAGTTTTTTAAAAAGCAGTTGTATATTTTTTTTTGAAATTCGTTCAAGTTTTTTTATTTTTTGGGTTTAATTTTGATCTAAATATTTTTTTGTATATATTGGGTGTTGATTTTAAATATGCGGTTATTATAGTTTGTAGGTTGTGTTCGTTTAATAAATTGAAGTATATTTTTTGAGTTTTTGGATCGTCTACTAGAAATTTTAGAAAATTTAAATAATTTAACTTCTTACCTTTTGAAATACAAACAAAAGAACCAAATTTTAATGTTATATCTTCAAATTCTTCTAAATTTAGAGCATCTGATGGGTTTGATCTTTCTTCTAATTGTTGTGATGATGTTATTATCATAATGGTTTTAAATTTTTTGTCAATTCCATAAACAATGGAGTCAATTTTCCTGATGCACAATGTGTATTTCCTCCCCCATCACAAAATTTTTCGGCAAATTTTTGCAAGTCTATAGGATCATCTGATTTTTTTTGTCTTATAACGACTCTATTTGTTTTTGGATTTATAAAAAAGTATAAATCCGAGTCATATTTTTTTGTAATCGCATCTATTGTTAGATTGTTAAAAGAATTAACCTGTACACCTATGGTACTTTTAACCTTACCCTTTATGTTCAATGATCCTTTATATATTTGAACATTAGATGCTTCTTTATATGCTACATTTTTAGCAAAATCTATTTTTTTTCTTTGTTCTAAAGATGGTTCTTTGTATCCCGACTTATAATCGTTTATAAATTTTGGAAAATTGTCTTTATAATCCATCCAAAAAAGAACATTCAGATCATAAGACTCGTTAAAAACCATAGAATTTGAATCATAATCATCTACCAATTCAATTAATTTTTTTTGTGAATCGGTTAATTCTATTTTGTCATCACAAAACAATCTTTTTAGCAAAAGACAATTTGAAGAATATTCTTTATGTAATATTTTTGATTTTTTAAAATCTTTTACATATTCTTCTGATCTTTTATGATGATCGATTATGGTAATGTATGGCTGATCAAGTTCGGGGAGGAAATCTTTTCTTAAAGCTAAATCGAAAATATAAACATTTTTAGGATTAGATAATCTTTTTACTATTTGTTTGATTTTATCTGTTTCTAAATTTGTTATTTCATTAAATGATACAGTCTCATTTGGCTTAGACCAAATAAAAGTCAATAAACTCGCCGCACCATCCAAATCCTTGTGTGTAAAAATATGATATGTATCACTGCACATATCACTATTTAATCACATGTCTTTAATTTTCATCATTTAAACTTAAACTTTCTATCAAATCCAATGTATTTATAACCGATTCATTCAAATCACCATCAGTTGACATGACTTGTTTTTTTGGATTTTTTACAGTAAACGATTTTGATACTTCATCGGGATCTTTTAGTGACAATGTATCATAATCTATCTCCAAAACAGTATGACATTGCCTTGGACCAAATCGATTTTTGACAATTCCCATGTGTATAATACCCAAATCAAAGTCTTCTTTCTCTGTCCAAATAGAAATCTGTGCATCTACCGTATGAGAAAGACCCATAGATTCACTGGTCATATCCATATCTGGATTTGGAGTTGAAAATGCACTTCTATTTGCTTGTGTCGCAGAAATAACAGGACAACTGAAGTGATATGATAATGCTCTCACACTTTCCGTAATCTCTTTAACCGCTTCATAAGAATTTAAACCATTTGTATTAGGAGAAAGCAAGTTTAAATAGTCCAATACTACCGCATCTGGATTGATTCCACTTCTTACAAGCTTATCCAAATATGATTTTAGATTTGCGGGTGTTACAGTCTTTGGTGGAAATTCTTTTATTATCAACTTTGCATTTTTATTATGAACCTTATATTGGTTTAGATGTTTTTTAAGAGAATCTGTCTGTAGTTTCAGATCACAAAATGGTATTTGTGATAACTGTGAACTTATTCTCTTTGCATATATCTGTTCTGGCATTTCCAATGAAATTAAAACAACCGTTTTGTCTTGGCTTAGTAGATTGGTTGCCATATTTCCCAAAAATATTGATTTACCAACATTGGTAACACCGAAAAATACATACAATGCCCTTCCTTCTGCCATAAGACCACCACCCAGTTTCTCATCCAGCCATTTCCAGCCAGTTGGAATCACATTAAAAACCTTTTGCAAGTCTTCACAATGTTTATCAATGGATTCTAGATAATCAAAACCATTATTATCGATTAAAGATATATTACAAGCACTCTCGAACTCCTTCAATATCTTGGAAGGATCGATATTTCCGGTTTGTATGTCCAAAGAAGTCTTTAATACAGTAGTCAATACTGACTTTTCTTTAATAAAACGCTCTGTATTTTTTAATAAAACATCTTTATCGTATTTTTTATCAATATTTTTAAAAGATAAAATAGTTTCTTTTAATGCATCACGTTTTTCTTGGTCTATAAGATGTGTTTTTAGTTCGGTTGTGTTAGGAATTTTTCTATATTCAGAATAAAACGATACAATAGACTCAAAAACCGTCCTATAATTCTTATTCTTAAAGAAAGTAGGCTTTGTATGATGAATAATTGTCTCTAAATATCCTTGATCAAGGAGAGCATTGTATAGAACAATGCTCTCATAAAGCTCCAAATCAAGAGGTAGGTTTTTAATCATTTAAAAAATTAAATACTTTGTGTGTTTTCATTCTTAAATGACAATTCTGCACTAAGTTTAGCCTCAAGTAAAGGTAAGATTTTGTCCCAAACTTCTGGATTATCTTTGAAGTCTTTAAAGAATCCCAACAATTCTCCATTTAATGCGTAACGATGACCTTGTTTTTCAAGAACACCATATCCTTCTGCCATTTCAAGGAGTCCCGAATACTTATTTAGACCAGTTTTAAAGTTCAAATACATCTCTGTCTCAAGAAATGGAACAACAAAACGGTTCTTTGTTGTAAATGCTCTCAAAGTAAGACCGTTTATGTCTTTAGCCAATGATGTTGTAGTTTCATTCGAATCTTTATTTTTACTATCGCTGGCTCTTTCTACTTTCTTTGCCATTTGAACAATAACCGATGCCATATAAAGAGGTCCAGAACCTCCTGCTTGCTTTTTAATTGCTGTTGGATGCAACTGTGATGGATCATCATAGATGTGATTGGTGAAAACAATAGGACAATTTGCCTTTGCAGCAGAATGTGTAATAGCTCTCATCATACTCTTCAATGCTTTTGCTCTATTTCCCATGTCTGGTGTGTCGCTACCTTCATCGATCTTCTTTTTTTCCTGTGTTGTAATAAGATTTCCGAGTGAATCGATAACAATCAATACTTTTCCCTGTAATTTCTTTTCAATAACAGTATCCAAGAACTTCACAATTTGATTTCTACATTGCTCGGTCAATTCCGTTGGTGCATGTTTGATTTTCGATGGATCACAACCCAATCTTTTTGCTGTATCTTCATCCAATGCTCCTTCTGTATCAAAATATGCGACATGCATACCTTTCTTTTGAGCATTTGCCATTATTTTATTAGCGATTAGAGTTTTTCCGCACGATTCTGGTCCGATAAAACCAGAAAGTCTTCCCATAGGAATTCCCCCATACAAAGAACCAGAAATAATTGCATTGAGTGCCATTGATCCAGTATCAATCCATTCTTTTACTGTTGAAAGACTGTTTTCATCTAAAAATGATGCCTCTGGATTGAGATCATCTAGAATTTTAAATGCTTCCTCGATTGTTCCTGTTGTTTCTTGATCTTCTGTGTTTTCTTTTTTTGTTTTAGCCATATGTTTTATAGTATAAAGCAACAAACCCGAAAAGTCAAAAACTTTTCGGGTTTGTTTTTATTATGTTTATACCAACTTACTATTCGTCAAACAAATTATCATGACGTATAAATATATAAATTGTACCTTTTTTATATTTTAAAATTATTTGTTATAATTAATTGTCATCGAATAAGTTAACTACCTTTTGCTCAGTTGCTTGCTGTGGTTGCTGTTGTTGTTCTGGTGCAACAAAGGAATTTGTCTTTGAGAACATTTGTGAATACTGAGCTTGCAATCTAAAATCAATCGCTTCGATATTGCTCAATGTGATGGAATCCTTCTTATAAGAGAATGTCACATCTGCATTCTTATCGGCTAGAAACTCTCTGAAGAATAGTGGGAATAGTTGTACCGACATTTTTCCGCTGTTATCTCCACCTACCATGATAACTACCGGATTTTTTACAGTTAAAACACTATCATCACTAGATGCATCAGGAAGTGCCATGATGGTTCTTCCTACAGTATCTAAAAAGATAATTGGTGTCGTTGTATTGTTTGTTGTTTCTGTTGTATTACTCATATCTTATATATTTTAATACGATGTATTAAAATGTCAACTAGTGTAAATATAAAAAATGAAAGATGATTTTAGATATAATGGAAAAACTAACGAGTGGGTTCATAGTTCATTACCAATAAGTATTGATAATGAATTGTTTAATGAAATGACTGATGATGAAGTTGCATCATTAATAAATTCAAGATTAGAAGATATAAATAATGAAATTAATATTCTTCCTAAACCCCAAAAACCAAAAAAATATTTAAATGATGACGAACTTGCTTCTGGATTTGCTAAAGCAAGAGAAAAAATACATATGCCTGAATCATTTAAAGATTTTTTTAAGAAAAGAGTTCGGTTAAATCAGTAACTTGTTCACATCCTATTGCTGGTAATGGCCAACCGATTATTTGAAACACTCTACTAATTGGAGGAATTATATTTTTTTCAAACATCTTCCGATAATCCGGTTTTATATATTGATAAAAATCCTTTGGAAAATCATTTGCAAAAGCAATTGTATCGAATCCCAAACTATTTTTTAAACAATATAGAGTTTTAATCTTTTCTCCGCTAGAAATATGTTGATACCTATCTGTTATTTTTAAAACATCTATTAGTTTATTGTGATTTATAGCAGATTTAACATGGTTGGGTGTTCCCTTTCCGAATTTACCATCCTTATCAACAGAATTTATATACTTCTCGTAATTGTTTACCTTTTTTCTAGATGAAATCAATTCTGGACTCATATTACAATACTCTTCAAATCCATCTTGGAATAAACCATTCGCTACTTTTCGGTTTTTAGAAATAATTGCCGATTCAATAATTTTTTTGATCAGATTTTTTGTCTCTTTCGATAGAATAGATTTAGCAACTTCGATTCCTTTATACAAAAACTTGTCAACCTTAGTACCTTCACTATCCAAAATATGCATTATGTAATATTTCTTTTTCTGTAATACTGCCACATCACATATCTTTTCTCTTTTAAAGAAATATCGTGTATCTATTGAATTAAATTTCGATGCCGCCCACTCGTTAATTTTGGTATTTAAAACTTTACCATATTCTTCTATCAGACTGTTGGCTTCAAATGTTATATTATTCGATTCATCTGTTAAAGATACACCTTTAGAATCAAATACCTTTTTAAATGAGAAAAATTCACTGTCTGTATCTTGATATATGCAAACATCATCAATAGAACCATTAAATCCTTTCTCTTTTAGGTATTGGAATACGATCTCTGATCCCTTTTTAACAACCGATTGACCTGTTAATGTAACACTTTCCGCATGATCTATATCAAAGAGAGGGGAATATATCTGTGAGAATACCCCATAAATAGAATTCAATATTACCTTATACACATTTGACAATGTATCATTGTCGTTTATTTCTTCTTTTAACTTTTGTATCTCTTTTTGATCAGTTGTGGTGCTTAACTTCTTAATTGCATCACCCATTTTATTTTTTGCCGCAACTCTTTCCTTATATAGACCATCAATTAGATTGGGAACAACACCTTTAATCTTTTGTGTATATAAAACATTAGCCTCTGATATTGATAGTTTTTCTTTTTGAACCAACTTATCAAATTTTTCTTTTTCTAACACCACATTTTTATTATTCGATAGCTTTAATGTGTATTTGTCATTTTCTATTTTTAGAACTTTACCAATTTTTGTTTCTGGTGAAATATTCAGAGTAATAATGGTATTCGGATATAGACTGTTTGCATCGTAGGTTACTACATCCTCGTACAGACCCGGTCTGGGTTCCATTACAAAACCTCCTGCAAATTTTTGTTTCACGTTTTCAACATTAAATGTTGGAATATAAACACCCTGTTTTTGTGCTTGATTTGCTACCGCACCAGTAATCAACGACACCTTTCCCATAGATTTTTCAAATGGTATGAATCCTCTATAAGAAAGATTTCTAACCAATTTCAAAAACTTTAATTTATCTTCCAACTTAATAAGAAGTTTAACGTCTTGTATGTTGTAATCTACGAAAGTATTCCAATCTTGATCAGCCAAATCTGCCAAAGATGATGCAACATAAGCAATTTTAGAATCTCCTAGTTCATAATCCGAAATGTAATTCAAACTATATGATTCCCTATCACCCAAAGAAAAAGTTTTATAGACTTCCATATAGTCAATAATGCTTAATCCACATATGTACCATCTATCCATTCTCTTTCCCATTTTGTTTAGAGATAAGTTCTCAACAAATCTTAATTTTGAAACAGGAGACAATCGCTTTGCCTCTTGGTCATCGAATATGATAGCCAAACGATTTATAATATAGGGAATATCGTATCCACAAATATTCCATCCGCTAACAACATCAGGATAATCAGATTCCCAGAAATCTAAAAACTTTTTAAGTAGAATTTCTTCGTTTGAACACTTAACATATGTCTCATTTGAATTTTTTGAAACATAAGAGCCACCAGTACCCCATGTATAATAGTGTTCAGAAAAAGAATCATATACAGTAATCAAATTTATTGGATCTCTAGCCTCTTCTGGTGTAGAAAATCCATCTCTACCATATGTTTCAATATCTATATAGAAAATCTTTAACTTGTTTTTGCTAAAATCTTCCTTTTCCGATTCCTTTTTAAAAGTTTCCAGTAAAAATTGCTGTTCTACATTCAGATTATGAAACAATCTGGTTATTGTAGTACTATTTAAAAATTTACTTCTCTCGAATTGATTCTTGAACTTTATTTTTTTAAGTTTTGTATCAAAAACAGAGACTCCATCAGTACCATCTGGTGATTCAACAAGCAAAAATGGCTCAAAACTGCTTTCTGTTTTGATTCTATTGCCACTTTCATCCCATGTCCAAAGGTGAATACATTCATCCTTGGCATTATAATAAACATTGCGATAACCCATGAGATTATAATAATGTTTTTGGAATAAAAATCAAGAAATTTATATCTTTTGATCGGGATTCAACTCAATAAGTCTTGGCGACATTGCATTTCTTTCTTTACTACCAAATGCAGTAAAGTATATCGCCTCATATTCTTGTATATGATCTTCCAACCATAATCCTTCTACGAATTTTCTAGATTTATCGGAATATTTCATGTAACGATCAAAGTCGGAAGTTAAATGTTCCAACTGATTTATTAAATCATCACCGGATTTAAATTTGAAGTCTGCTTCTTCGTATGTACACAAGTCTTGAAACGCACCGGGTAGTCCTAATCCTCCCGATTCTATCATTTTAATATTACTCTTGGATTTATTAAACACATTATCTTGTAACGAAGCAAAGACCGCATTACAATTAGCATCATATAATCCTTGTGGATACTCCAATAGAGGCGACCAATCAATATATTCCATTTCACCATTATCAATAAATGGTTTCATTACTAATGGATAACAACCCTTCCAAACAAATTTAAATTTCTTTCTGGCTTTAATGATAGCATCGGTAACATGCTTGAAATCGTCATTGAGTCCTGTTTTATTCAATACATCGATGTGTGTTCCCGATCCAGAATATAAAATTCTAGGTCTTTTCTTATTTTGTTCGTATGTTTTTTGTAATCTTTCTCTATTATGGAATTTATCTAACCAAAATTTTGGAGGATAGTTGGGAATGACTGTGACATTTTTATTTCCAGTTTTAGAAATATAGTATTCCTTCATGTATTTACAGGTAACGGTAATCTCATCCATCATTCCCATAATTTCCATAATACTCTTTACTATGTTTTCATCGACAAATGCATCTTTGCATCTATTATAATCGGGGATATCGTCTTTAAATACTATATCATCAATTTCGTATATTAATCTATATCCGGTTTGAGATTTAACTTTATGCAGTTCTTTTATAAAAGAGTTTTGTGCGGGAGTTGCCTGTCTTTGCATTCTTATGGATTTTAATGAACCATAAAAACGCAAATCTAATATCATCTGTGTCATTCCAGAAATACATGCCTTCTGATAACCATTTAAAACGTATTCAGGCCATATCATTCTCCAGAATCCACATCCACCATAGTCTGCATAATAATTTAATGCTCTAGGTAGATTGCTTTCTGGCATCTCAACAGGTGGCGCGGAGGGAATTCTGACTGGTTTATAACCAACATACGAATATGTTGGCATTCCAACTGGACATCCGAGTGGTAATGAGGGAACTCCACTTTTAACTGGCTGATATTCATATACTACATTATTTCCATTATTAGTGTCAGAAGAATTTTTTATTTTTAAAGCCATATACTATATTTTATTATAAATTAGTAAAATATCAAGTTTTTAAACTTGTTTCTCCCTTATATTTCTCTATTTCCAGTATATTATCAAAATTACTTTTAATAGAACTCTTATTATGAGAAACTATGTATATACACTCATTATAATCTTCCACTCTTTTTTTCAAAATATTCATTATTTTCTCTATTCCGGATTCATCTATAGCCGAATCAAACAATTCATCGTAAATACTCAATGAAAAAGATGTACCTGAATACAATCTTAAAATATCTTGGAATGCAAATAGTACAGAAATGTCTATTCTCTTTCTTTCCCCGCCACTAAAATTGAAATAAGAGCATTCGTTACCATATACATTAATAATTTTCTCTTCAAACATCTCATCAAATTCACATGTGCATGGTGCATCCATAGATTTTAAATAAAAATTGATTTTTTGATTGAATAAGGTTAATAACTTTTTAATAATATGTGTTTTCACGCCTTCTTCTGATAAAACAAATTTTATTTCTTCTAAAATGGACAGTTCCTTTTTAACATTTTCTAAATCTTTTTCTATCTTACAAATTTCTTTTTTAATTACTTCTATTTGTTCGTCAGTTGCATCCTTTTCGTTTATTAATTCTTCTATCTGACTCTCGTATTCTTTTATTTTATCCTTAAAATTGTTTATCTTTTGGTTTTTTAACTCTACGGAATTTTTTTCTTCTTGTAATTTTTTATTTTTGTCTTTTATGCCAAAAATAAATTGTTTTATTTCTTGTTTTTTTGTGTTTTTGACATTAATTTTGTCGTTGATATCAGTTAAAAGCATTTCATTTTTTTCTATAATCAATAAACAATCTTCTTTTAAACATTTGTGATTATCTTCTATTAAATTTTCGAATTTTCTATTACAGGTTGGACAGAAATCTTTCTTTTTATCAAATTCTTTTAACTTATTTTTTTCATTTTGAATATATGTTTTATATTCTATTTGTTTTTTGGAATATTCTAAGATGTCTTCATCTAGTTTAGTCAATCCGGTTTCTAATTTAATAAGTTTTGTATCATTTTCTTTAATTTTTACTAATATGTCATCCAAAGATACATTTATTTTTTCGGTTGATGCTATATCATCTTTAATTTTTTGAATTGTAACATTGATACTATCAATCTTATCTTTCTTTTTTTGTTTATTTTTTACAATTTGGCTTTCAAAAATGTCTAGATTCTTTTGTTGGTTTAAAAAATTATTAGAAAGAATATCATTTTGTTTTTTGGTGTCATTGAAATCAGATCTTGCCTTTAAAAGCATTTCCGTGAAGATATTTAAGTTCAAGATGCCTTCTATGAATTTTCTTTTCTCTATCTTCTTCTGTGCCATGAAGGGAAGTGTATTGTTAGCTGTCATGATGACAGCATTATTGAATACTTCTGGTGTAGCACCTATTAAATTTTGTATGAATTCATCATTTGCTGGAATCGTTGATAAGGTTATGTCTACATTATCCTTTAATAACTGAATTTTACTCGGTCCCAAGCTTCTTATTAGCTGATATGAGTTTTTATCAGAGTCTACACCAATAACATCAAAACTTAATGTTACATCACATCCTTTTTTTTGTTGGTTGTGAATTATTTTATCGTTTTTTATATCTCTTATAGTACTACCAAACAAACACCAATATACAGATTCTATTATGGATGATTTACCAACACCATTTCTTGTATTATTATCTTTATTAATACCTGTTAGTAGATTTATGCCAGTTTGAAAATCTATATCTATTTTTTTATCACCTACTGATAAAAAGTTTTTAATACAAATATTTTTAAAATTAATTTTTTTCATTGTTTTTAATTTTTAAAAAAAAGTCAAAATCGAATATATAATCGTTTTTATCATATGGGGTAGAGCATAAAACTAAAAGTTCTGTATCTTCGGTTAAGAAGATTTGAGAATCCCAAATCAGTTCAGGTACTAATATATTTTGAAATTTATTAAGATTGTATATTTTTTCTTTTTTTCCATCATGAAGTATAACATTAACCTTACCCTTAGTACAAACAATTAATTGTTTGGTTTTATAATGTGAATGATTACCTCTTAAAACATTAATAGGTACGTTATTAACTACAAATATCCTTTTAACTTCAAAAGGAATAGAGCTAAATTCTAGAGGCAATAAAGAACCTCTTTCATCATCGAAAGATTTTAATTTATATGGTTCCATTGACATATTAGTTCTAATATACAATATATATCTTGTTCTGTCAAATTTTCATGGAAAGGTATTGATACGGTTTTTGTGGATTTAATTTCTGAAATTGGACATTTTGATTCAGAAAGAGCATAAACCGGATTCAAATGTGCTGCTTCGTAATGAATACCACATAATACACCATTATCTTTCATATATTTAATAAATCCATTTCTATCATCTACATCTATTCTATATAAATGATTACTGGAATTAGTATATCCCAATTTTTTGTTGTATAAATTTCTTATTTTTTTTAATTTTTTAAGTTTATTATTATACAATTTAAAATTTCTTAGAGCTATGTCTGCTTGTATACTATTCATATACATTTTATATCCCGTATATTTTACTACTCTTTCCCAGTTATTATTAGCATAAGACATTCCATTGAATGCCATCTCTCTTAAATAATTGATTTTCTCTTCATCATCGGAAACTATCATTCCTCCATCACAACCTCCTACTGGTTTTGTAGGATAAAAACTAAAAATTAATAAATCATTAGGATCACATTCTTTTTTAAATTGATCTTTTTCTAATTTTTGAGCGGAATCTACTATCTTATAATTTTTAAATTTATGTAGTATATAAGAATTACCTATCCATTCTGTGTCATCTGTAAATTTATATTGATTATTAGAAGTAATAATAGCATTTAGTACCACGGATGGTATCATACTAGGTACTTCGACTGTTACGTTTTTATTTAAAAGTGCTAAAAATATAGCATTAGTGGCACTATTAAAAGATACTGCATGTTTAGCTCCTACGTATTTTTTAATAACATTTTCAAAATCAGTAACAATCTTATCATGTAAAAGATTTTGATAATTTGAGGTATCTAAAATATGTTTATTTAAATTAAATAAATTAATCATTTTTTTTAATTTTAAAAAGAGCCATTTCACCTACTCTTTGTTTTAATTCAAGATATTTTAAAGCTTCTTGATATTCTGGCCTATGAAAATCGTGAATAAAAATGTGTGTATTTTCATGAGACATTAGATGGCAGACAGAGGCGCAACCTACTCGCGCTCTTCCATCTATAAAGATAATATCATAAGGGCCTTGTTCTATGGGTGCTTCTATGTAATCTTTAAACTGAGAATAAGATCCATCCTGACCTCCTTCTATATACAATTCTGAAGGTTCTTTTAACATTAAAGAACAATTTTTAGGTATTGCTTTAATAACTTCTTCAAACCACTGTTTCTGATGTTCAACAGAAACCAAGTGTTTAACTTTTTGGCTTATTTGAGTGGTTGACTTTCCAGAACCATATTCTAAAACTGTTAGATCATCTTTTAAAAAAGAGAAAAAGAAAGTTTCTTCATCATTGCTTACAAACATATAGATATATTATAGTCGAAACTTATGGAATTTCAACTATAATAATATGTTTAAATTATCCTTTTTTAATTATTTCAATTCTAAATAACAAATCCATGTATAATCTAATTTTTCTTTATAATATACTGGATATTTTTCTTTAAAAGATTCATCCAACAAAGCTTTTGGCGTAGGATATTCATCATTCCATGAATCTCCCCATCTTGTGATATTTGATTTGAATATAGGATACATTTCTTGGTATATACTAATATTATTAATAAAATAATTATAATCCTCTAAGTTATGATTAAACCATTGTTTTTGACCAGCATTATCTATCACATAATCCTTTTTAGATAATATTTTTTTTGGAGTGTAACAATCACCTTGTTGATATGGATAATTGTCTTCTGTCATTATCTTTTTAAATCCCCATTCTTGAGCTTTTTTTAATCTTTCTAAAAAATTTTGATGATCATCAAAAAATATTAAAGTGTCTTCTTTAGGAAATTTACTCCAATTAGTTATCAAAAAATCTTCTGTACGATAAATTACATTAGGACTGGTATATTCTCTATAATGAGGATATGGGTCTATCGATATTATTTTAGTTTCTGGACTAGCCTTTTCAAAAAACCAAGTTCCTAAGCCTTTCCAAACTCCACTTTCTATTAAATATTTTGGTTTTAGCTTCTTAATTATATACCAAGCAGAAAACATATGAGGCGACTTCATTCCTCCATTATTATCTTTTATAGGTCTTGAATTATATAACTCATAAAATTCATCCAAATAAGAAATTAAATCATCCCTTTCCCATTTCTGAGGAAATATATTGCTTATGTTATCATTCATGTTTTTTTAAGTAAAAATTATCTTCTATATTATATATACAATAGTTATATTGTTTTGCTATATCAATAAATTTTTGTTTATTGTGGTAATAAGCGCATGTTTCTATTTCACCATATGCTTGATATATTTCATAATAACTTTCTTTATCAGTTAATTTCATTCTTCCTATGAGAATGTTATTAGCTGAAAGGTTTAGTATAAATTCAAGAGCTTCATCACCGTTGGGTAATACGTCTAATACTGCTCCTAAATGTATTAAATCGAAAGATCTAACATAATCTGGAGTTAAGTCTGTATAATTCTTAACATAAAAATTGTCATAATTCCATACAGATTTTGCTAAGGAAATTGCTTCTTCGGCATAATCTATTCCGGTATATTCTATATGAGGAAAGTGCTTCTTGCATATTTGATAATATGTTCCACAACCACATCCAATATCTAATATTTTTTTATTTTTAAAATTATCTAATAAGACTATAAATGATTTCCAATGCTCAGGATAATTGTCTGTGCATAATATTTCATTTAAATTGAAATTTAGCTGTTTTAAAAAAACCTCTTTATTTTTCCAAGAGTCAATTACATTTTTCATAAGCCATTTTTATAAAATATTTAGAACCACCTTGAAAATGTAAAGAATTAAATTTTATGTCTTTTTTTAATTTTTCATTATATACGTAAGGAATGCCATCTTTTATTTTTACATTTTTTAATCCATTTTTCATTGAAAAATCTTGATCTGAAGTGTTTATATTATGATCATAGGTAGAGTCATTGATAATACCCATCATTTCACCCACTCTTCCGGGACCACCTCCCAAGTCATGATTGTAATGAAAGTATTCAAATAAGGTCATATCACAAACTCCACCTGGTAGATTAAATTCTTTTCTTACATCATAATGAGAAGCTATCTTTTTGTAATGATAAGAATTTTTATTATTATATATTTCTTGTAACATATTACAAAAATTTGTAATCCCTCTATAAGTTATAAAAGAAGAAACTGGTGCTGTCCGGTGTAATAAAGTCAAATCATATTGATTAAAATTGATCCATTCTTTTTCTATGTTAGAAAATAACAATACATCAGAATCACAATAAAAAACTACATCTATTTTTTTAGACTCCATAAAATTCTTTAAAACAAACCATCTTTTATAACAAAATAATTCATAATTAAATGGAGTAGTTGTTAAATGAATGTAATTCTTTTCAAAAAAATCAAATTCTTGATTATATTCTTGCATATTAAAAAAATTAATTGCATTTAAATTAGGATTAATATCACCAATTAAATATACATTGTCATTAAATTTAGTTGCTTGTTTTAACGTATAAAACAAATACTCTTGCAAACCAGTGTGAATAAAAATTACAGGTATCATTTTAATTTTTTATAAATTTCTTTTTGTGCTCCTTTTAAAGTAAAAAATTCTTTTACTTCTTTTATTTTATCTAAAAATTCATTTTGATTTATTTGAGATAATATATTTTTTATATAATTTAAATCTAAAATTTTGTTTTCTGGTATCTTAACAATAAAATTTTTATAATCTAAATCCTTTTCAAAAGGTAATATAACATCGTCTGCAATTAGAATCGGTATTGTATTCAAATGAAAACATTCAAAAAATCTATAAGATGATAATCCAACTCCTTTTGGACAAAATGTAAAAACAGAAGAACTTAATACATTCTCGTATTCTGAATATTCTACTCTTTGTGAAACATAAAAATTTGGATCACCATTTAATGTATTATATAATTCATACCTTAACTCGTTATTTAGAGAACAAATCAAGTTAGCAAATTTTGTTTTAGAAGCTTCTACAAAAGAATCATTTATACACCAAAAAGGTAAAATAATAAATCTTTCGTGGTTCAAACTAGTATTAAAATTTAATACATATAAATTTTTATAATCATCTATAAAATTAAAAATTTGTTTTGCATCTGTATCATGATTCCAATGGACTACTATTTTATTGTTTGGATATTTGTTGCAATAATATCCACATAATTCTTTTATTTTATTATGTCTACCCCAGTATTGTAGTAATTCTAAATATAAACTTATTACAATAATAGTATCCGAATTGATTGAATCAATTTTGTTAAATAATTCAAATTGTTTAAAGGGTTTGTCTACAGATCTTACATTCTCACAAAACAAATCAATATTTTCTAAAATATCTTGTCTACCACCTTCTAGATATTCTTTGATATGACTATCAACACATTCTATTTTTACGTCTTTTAATATAGACTCAAAATCCACAACAAAAAAATCTAAAGGTTTATCATTCATATTTTTTAAGCTGAGAATTAAATTTTTCTTTTAAATTTAAAATATTCTTTTCTATTGCTTCTGGATGAACATTTTCAAATTTAGCGGTGTAACATTCTCCCCTAACATGAGGTTTAAATTCGTGTACACCAATGAACTTCGACTCTATATTTTGTTTATCTTGTTCAGAACCTTTGACCCAAGGCAAATAAATTTCATTAAAATAATTGTCTATGCAATTATCCCTGCTCACACTATCTTTATAATAATTAACTTTTTTGTATACCTGATCAGGAAAAACATAAGAATAGTGATACATTTGAATTCCAAATGTGTTATATAATGTATCACTATTGATATGTTTTCTCTCTATATTAGATCCTGTAGGGTATTGAACGGTAGGAGGTCTGTGGGTTTGCCAAGTAGAACCTTTGATATATTTAAAAATTCTTAAAAAATTATCTGTATTAAGTTCAAATCCAGTCAAATAATGATCAAAACTTCCATAAAAAGAACAGCTTCTTACACCTATACTAGTGGGTTGATGTTCGTTTAATATATTAATAATTTTTTGTATATCCTCTGATTTATATATTTCATCAGAATCTAAATTCCAAATATAATCTATATCATCATTGATATATTGCATGTAAGCTTTGCATTGATCATCTTTTTCATTGAATTGACCATGCACTATTCTAATTTTATTTTCTGGATCTGGGAAATTATCTAAGATTTCATTAGTTTGATCTAAAGAAGTAGTTCTGCCTTGCCTCTGCCAATAATTTACCGGACCTTCTGCTATTAAAATTTGTGAAGCAAAAGGATATACTTGTTCTAAACATTCTTTTAGAACATAATCACCTTCAAAAACAATCATTCCGAATGCTATTTTCATATTTTTAATTTGCAACTATTTTTTTAAAAAAAAATTAAGGTAGTATATTTTTTTCTTTAAGTGTTTTAATTTCTTCATCTTTATTCCAATTATTACGACCTATAAAATTATAATTTTTAAATAAAGATTTATTAGTTATATAACGATTAATAGGTGAAGTTTTAAATTTAAAATTATTATAACATTCGGCTGACCATACATCGGAATGATTCAAATAATTCTCATCATATATTTGCGATAAATAGTTAGTAGTACATATATATGGTGAATCATCAAAAGACCATCTGTTATGTTTTACAAAATTTTCTGTATTATTTGAATATAAATCTAAATCATCAAACGATTCCAGTAGTACAGTTCCATCTTCAAAAAATTCTTTTCTTTCATATAATGTCAACATTATATCATTTTGTTTAAAAACATAATTTAACAAACCATCGAATGATATATTATTATCGCAACTAAATGTATCATCCTGATAAAAGAAAAAATGTTTTACATTAAGAGTTTCTACTATCCGTAGCAATCTTCTTATACATTGTGTATAACTAATATTATTATTAATATGTATTTTAACATTAGGTATTTTATTTTTAATATTCTTAAAAAAATCAAGAATATTATCATTACAGTTATGGAATGAGAAAATATTAATATCAAAAAAAGAAAGAAACTCTATAAACTTTTTATCCCTAAGTCTTGCTTCTAATAATATCTTGCGATCATTGCTATAAGTTTGATTGAATGATAATTTCATATTTTTTTGTTATTTTGTACAAAAGCATTGATATAGTCGAGGGCTTGAATTATCAATAATTTCATTATTAAATGTGTTCATAAATTGTATTTATTTTTAGTTTGTTTAATGATGTTAAAATATTCTTTATAATGCTGATCTAAAACTGGATTAGTAAAAATTTGATTATTATTAGTATATGGTTCGTGTAATGTACTATGTTTAAATTTATTATTTTCTATATCATAACTAAATTGAGAAAAATGACTAAAATAATATTCTTGTTTTTCGCCATTCCAAGTTATGTAACCATCATTAATTTTTGATAAATCATATAATTGCCACATCCACGGTGCTCCGTGACCTATATCACCATCAATAAAAATATTATCTTCTCCTACTATTTGAGGAAATGCTTCCAGATATTTCTGATCCCCGCATGTAGCTAAATGCGGGTATTTTTTATTTAAAACAGCATCTGCCCACCAACCGAGTACATTAACGCCGTTTGGTGTGTTGTTGAAATAAACAACACCAACATTAAACAATCCATCCATTCTATTTTCATTTAAAGAAAATTGTCTATGTCTAAATATAGCACAATCTTTATTTTTTATTTTTTCATATAAAATTTTAATGTCTTTATAAAAACATATATCACTATCTATATAAATTACACTATTTTTATTTTCATATTTCAATAAAAAATATGAAAAAAATGAAGCTAATGACCAACAAAAATATCTATAATCATTTATGTAATGATTATATAATAATTTACTTTTATCTAAAAAATCTTTAGCATTATAAAATATAATATTTTCATATTTGTCTTTATGTTTTAAGTAATCTTCTTCATTTATACACAAAAAATGAAACTTGAAAGATATTGATGATTTTTGTTTTATAGATTCAAATAATGTTAATCCCTGAAGAAAATATTTTGAATCTGCGACTGTGCATATATCTATGCACAAATCAAAATTTTTAATTTTTCTTTTATTATAAATATCTTCGTCTTTTTTAAAAAAAGATTCATTTTTAACATATAATTTATCAAAATTTGCTTTTTGATAAGCGGGATGAGCATGTTCTATTATAGTTTTATTTATTTTTGTACATTTTTTTAAAAATAAACAAACATCGGTAAATTCATTATCACACCACAGGCTAGTATATTCCGGATTATATATATAATTAAATTTTTCATAATATTTTTTATCAAAAATACACAGCGTAATAAGGTCATTTCTATTACCATCATTATACCAAAGAACTCCATCGCCATTTTTATAATATGTGAGCATATCATCTCTTATAATTTGATCATATTCATCACAAACTGGTATCATGTCGTCGGAAGCTAATAATAGTATGTCCCAATTTTTAATTTTTTCAATATCAGAATTGATAGCCTCAACTTTACTTTTACTATTTCCAAAATAATAATTTAAATTGATGTGTTTTTTAGCATTTTCCAGTTTTTTAATTACTACTGGATTATTCATGGTAGAATCATCCGAGTCACATGATATTAAAAATTCTATATTATTGATATCTTTTGATTTTTGATAATATAGGTTCAATACTTGAAAGAATTTTTCAGGTCTTTCTCTGGTTGGAAATTTAATTAAAATTTTAGTTGTCATATATCTTTTAAAAAAACATTATTCATTTATCAAAATTAACATCTTTAATCGAATAATCTATAGTGAAATTGTATTTTTTATGCATATTTAATTTTATAATGTTTTGTAAATGGATTTATATTAATCACCTCATTTATTTTATAATTCGATATTGTATTTATTCCATCATTTTTTATATCAATTTTTCCTTCTGAAAATTCTGTATATCTTTTACCATTTATTTTATGCATTTCCTTTTCATTATCGTCCGACAGTCTCAACTTGTGCGGAACGCTAAAATATCTACCAAATGGATGTTTATATGGTATTATATTATCTCTTTCGCATCTTAAATATAAATCATCGTCTTCTTTTCCCCATCCTTCATATTCATTACTAAAACCGTTTACTTGTTCGTAATGTTCATTTTTAAACGTTATTACACCCCCCATTATTTTGTCTGGTATATTAATGTATGCAAACTGGCTACAATGACTACTTAAATGTGATGGTCTTTCTGGATAACTATAATCAGAAAATTCAGGAATTAAGTCTACGTCATGAAAACATACATACGTAGAATCTTCCGATTTAAGTTTAAATCCTATATTGTTCAATTTTCCTTTATTAAAAGGGTTGTTATCATCTTGTTCTACAACGATAATTTCATAATTTTCCACTTGTTTTCCAACATAACCTATCAAATTCGGTATTAATATATCCAATGCTACCTTTCTATCTCTATATGGAACAACAATGGTCAATTTTTGATTCTTATTGACATTTTTCTTCCTGCTATAATTTGTTTGTAAGAAAATTATATTGTTTTTTAAATTATCTATACCTTCATCTATAATTTCGTTTGTAAATTTCCCCCATTTTTTTATAAAATATTGAGCGGATCTTTGCCAATTATGATTATATCCCTCTTTATTGGTTATTGATGAATTTTGATTACTTCCTTCTATATCTGTTATATAATCTTCACTGTTTAGCAGATCAGGAAAATACCAAAATGGGGGAGCTACGTTTTTTTGTATCAAAGAATAAGCAAAATCTATATGTTCAAACGCATTTACATAATTTTCATCAAAATATCCTATTTTTTTAAGAATATTCGCATTTACATACATAAAAGCACCTTGAGGATTGTGATAAAAGCCCAATTTAACACCATCCGGTTGTTCTAATGTATATTTCAAGGACTTTTCGTTTCCTGCAACCTTTTCATAACACAAATGATGAATCCCTGTTGAATTTGCAGCTTTTATATATGCTTCAAACACATCAGGTCTTTTTATTATGATATCGTCTTCTATTAAGAAGATATGCTCGCAATTAAATTTCTCCACCAACACTTTGATTGCATAGTTCTTTGAAACAGCAACACCCATTTGCTTGTTAGTTTGAATTACAATTTCCGCATCGTTATCTTTTGTATAAATGTCGTAACCGTCATTCACAACAACCAAGAAGTCTATCATATTTCTAGGTATCGATTCTAATACCCTTTTATAATAGTCGGGTCTATTATATGTTATAATTGCAACACCTATTCCTGATGATATTTTTTCCATATTTCTCTTAAATTCTTTAAACATTCTTCTTCTGATATAATTGGTTCCGATTTACCATATCCATGCACCACACTAAATCCGGTTTGTTCGATAAACCTATCCAAACCTTTTTTAAAAGTATTTTGAAAATCTGAATCGTTTCTTATTTTAGATTGCTGATGATCGGGTACAATGTCTTTCAAATAAGTGGATGAATTATGTATATCAACAAACCATCTCCAAGGCGTAGTATAACCCTTTAATGATGCATCATAGGTATGCTTAACATGCTCCATTGCGTTATAATAGCCTTCATCAAATAGTCCTATACCGTTTAATACATCGATATGATAATAACTAAATGCTCCCAAAACATTACTATATAGATCAACCTCTATTCCGTTTGGGTATTTTACAGTTTTTCTTATATCTGGTTCTCCAAAGCGGTTTAAATTGTGATTACCATGTAAGGCATAGTTAAAATGTTTTATTCCGGTTTTTTTGGATGCATCAATGTATGCTTGGAAAACTTCTCCATTTGTAATTTGAATATCGTCTTCCATTAAGAATATATGTTCGCATCCGCTTTTAATTAAAAAATCCAATCCTTTATTTTTAGCAACAGAAACACCACACTTTCCAGTAGTTTCTATATAAGAACATTCACATTCTTTTATTTTCTCGATACCATCGTTTACTACAACACACTCTATGTTTTTATCTTTAATAGAGTTTAACAAAGAACCACAGGATTTTTTATAAAAATCCAATCTGTCACAGGTTATTAAAGCGCAACCAATTTTATTTTTGACTGTTTCCATATTGCGCTTGTAATTTTTCCATGAATTTAAACAATTCATCTTGAGTTACACCAACTGGATCATTTTGATTTGGTATATATTTGTGTTCATGATAGAAATATGCAAAAGTCATTTCCAATGATTTTTGCATATTTCCATTATTTTTTTGAATTGTGCTAAAATCTTTAAAATTTATTTTTTCGATTTCGGATGAAGATTCTTCAACATCAGAAGAATCGATTGTTGGGTTATAATGATTCGGGGGATATACTTCTTTTCTTCTAAGTTTTAATATATAATCTAAAACATCCAAATCTTTTGTATCAAAAAATCTTTCGTCAAAGAAACCAAAATTTTTAATTATACCAGAGTATAAAAATATAAAATTTGTATTCAATGTTGGACTAATATTCAAAGACAAGTTGTTTGAATCGTCTTCTAGTGTTACATTTTTATCGCCATGTCCTGTAATAAACCAAGTGCCAAAGGTATTGGCAAGTTTTATTGTATTATTGAATATATCAGGATTTTTTATTTTAATATTTGAATTTAAAATAAAATAATATTTAAATCCTTTGATTCTTAATTGTGTTAATAGATAATTTCTAAGTGTAGCAAATGGTATATCATTAGAATAGTGTCTATTACAAACTATTGAAGGTTTCCGTTTATTTGAAACTGTTACAATATTATCTTTAAATTCTTGTGGTATAGAAGAAATACAATTTTGTAAATCTTCATCCGAATAAACATCAATTATTCCTATTCCTATTTCGTTATTGTTCATGTATTTTTGAGAGTGTAAATTTCCTTTATATATTCTAAAACTTCTTTTTTATTTTTTATATCAATATTATTGATATAAAATTCCATATCATCTAATATATTAACAAATTCTAAATTTTTTTCCACTATTTTGGTGTCATTTTTTGTTTCTACATCTTGATAATCTATTCTAAAATTTACTGGCGAGTGTTTTTGAAGCTTTGAGCTTAGTAAATTGAGGTTTTCGTAGTCTATTTCACAATCTACAACCAAGCTAACATGGTTATTTTCTATTTTATTTTTAATATCATCCGAATTACTCAATATTTTACTAACAGATAGTTTAAAATATTTTGGTGATATATCATTTTCAATAAATTCAAATTCATTATTGTCTATATCATAGATATAGATTCCACGTTGATCCATCGTATCTCCAAAATTCTGCTGATATGGACTTCCCAAATAAACTATTTCACCGTTTTCATATTTGCGATGATCTTTTTTGTGAAAATGTCCAGATACAATAGTTTTGGACTTCTTAAACAGATCACTCGACTGCATTCCATGTTCACATACTTTATATGTATTCATGTAAAACGATGAAATCTCAAAATGTCCAAAAATTATATCACTGTTTGGTATATCTTGATATGTTGTACCCCAAGGAACCAATGCGGCGGTTTTATCTTTGAGTTTTATTTGTTTCGGTTCTTTATCTACTATTTTTATGTTATTCCAACCATCAAAAATCGATATTGAATTTACCGTACTGTTATCTTTAAAATAACTATCATGATTTCCTGCCAATATGTATATTTGAAAATCTTTAAAATAATCAAAAAATCTCTTAGCTATGTCCAATGTTGCCACCGATATTTCTGACCTGTTGTGAAATATGTCTCCGCATATAATAATGTCATCAATTCCCTTGTTTAAAAACTCATTAGCAGACCATTTAGCAAAGTTTAAAACTATATCATGCCAAACAGGACTATCTTGAAACAAACCAATGTGAATATCTGTGAATAATCCAACTTTATTATTTTTGATCATTACCGTATATATTTTTTTTGTTTTTATAAAGACTTTGATTTTCGGACATAAACATAATCTCTTCTTGGTATTTTAAATGTGTTTCATTGATATGTTTTTCTTTTTTGATTCTGTTTCTAAAAGCATTAAATGCAATTCTGGTAAAATATGAGAAAGGATTTGTTCCCTTTACTCTATCATATTTTTTTGACATCAATGCCTTAAACATTCTAATTAAAGCATCACCAACCATATCTTCACGATATGTGTAATTTATAAAATTTGAAGCATAACTTAATTTATGAGCTATTTTACTAACCATATCGGCTAATTCATTTGTTAGAACACCAGTATCATAATAATTTAAAATCTCTTCGTCAAATTTTTTCGGTTCAACGTAAAATTCTTCTTTTTTCGCTCCTCTTTTTCTTCTTTTTGGTTTAATGACATCATCTAAAGATATGATATCATCATCCAGTAAAATTTCATCAGAAATTTCTTCATCAGAATCAATATCTTCGGATTCACTTTCATCCAAAACGATTTCTTCTTCTAAATCATCTTCTAAATCATCTATTAAATCTTCTTCATTGTATAGTTTTTTCTTCATAATTAAATTTCTCCGAATCGTAAAGGTTCTTTCTTTCTTTTACATGCTTTTTTCCATATTTGGTATTATCCGAAATATCGAATATATTTGCCATGGTTTTAGTTGGATGTAATCTCAATGCTCTACCTATTGATTGCATTATTTTGATTTTGGCTTTTCCAGCAGATGCAAAAATTATATTGTGTAAATTGGGTATATTTATACCAGTACTAAAAATTTTAGATATAGCTACAACTATAACATCATTTTTTACGTCCATCAATGATCTTATTTGTTCTCTTTCCTCTATTTCGGTAGACCCTCTAATGAAATAGAATTGTTTTTTTGTTATTTTACTTAAAATATCAATAATATTGATTCCATGATCTATTCTATCAACCATTATAATCGTATTATTAGTTAATTTATCCGCTAATTTACAAATAATTTCATTTCTTCTTTCTGATTGTAGAAGAAAGTCCATTTCACTTTGATATGCTTCTGCGGGTTTACTAAAATTTAAAGAAAATGTAGGTATATTTTTATGAATAACATTCAAGATAACTATTTTAAAATTTGATATATACTTTTTATTTCTTAAATCTTCTGTTTTTTCTTGATATACTATTGGACCAAGTTTTCCGATGATATTCCATTCATCAATCTTTGTAGATGGCATCGTTCCGGTAAAACCATATTTAAAATTGGTTTTTATAAATTTTAAAATTTTATTTATTTCGTTGTCCTTTTTTAATCCATGACATTCATCTATCATTAGTATTTTGACATCATCTAAAATAGACAAATCTGTATTATCAGACATCAATATTTGAGTACCTGCCACTATTGTAGTTGCATCTGGATCTGGTTTGTTATTACCGGACCATTTTGTTACTTTGTTCATTCCATATGATATGAAATCAGAACAAGTTTGCTCTACCAATTGAATAGTGGGAACCATAACCAATGTTAAAGCATCATTATCATTAAGATTTTCTCTTAATGATTCTATCAAACCAGCCATTATTAATGTTTTACCACCTGCTGTTGGAATTATTACAACACCTTTTCCAGATTCTAGTGATTTGATTATAGATTTTTCTTGATGATCTCTGTAAACCAAATCGAATTTCTTTAATTTGGGGGAGGAGAAACCGTTTTTGTGATCTTTTAACACATCATCGTTGATTTCAAACTTAATTTGATTAACATCAAAATATAATATGATATTATTCAATAAACCAGACTCAAATTTACCTGATGGTGTGATGGCATAGATTCTAGGCTGTGAGAATCTTGAATTTCTTCTAAAAGCAGGATTTGGAGCGGAAAAATATTCTCTTATTCTGTTCAAAACAATAGTATTACAATTCAATTGTAATTGTTGTTTAGATTTACCAGAATATTCTATTTTTACCATATATTTTTGTTTCCTTTAGATAGGTTTTCGTTCCACCATAAAGATTGCATATTTTTATAATTAAAACATTTTTTTTGTTCATCTTCATTTATAAGATTAAATGAAGATACTGGTTTAATATGATCTATGTGCCAACCAAATTTACCATGATTATCCCAAGACATACCGTCTTTAAACTGTGTTTCTATATGTTTTTTAAAAACCTGTAAAGAACATCCCAATAAATCTAATGTTTTTTTTGACTTTATTATTTTTTTATTATGTAATGCCTTGTTTATAGATATTCTCAAGGTTAAAGAAATTTTAAAATTTACATCGTTTAAAATTCTTTTTTTTACATATTTTTTATAATATTTTTTAACTCTATCTGAGTTTTCTTTTTTATTTTTTTGTTCTCTCAAATACATAGATACACCATGTATTTTTCTATAATTTTTATGATATTCTTTTAAACGTTCTTTGTTTTTTTCTCTATATTTTTTACATTGCTGTAAATGTAAATCTCTATTTTTAATACGATATTGTTTTTTCTTTTCGTTTATTATTTTTTTGTTTTTTTGAAAATATTCTTTCTTTTTCTGTTTTTTTATTTCATCCAAAGATAAAATTTGATTGTTTTCTTTTAAATTTTTCATAATTATTCCGAATACAAGAGGACAAACTGTATTATTCCAGTCGAATATTTTGTTTTCAGCCAAAATATTCTTACTCTTGTTATTCTTTATATTTATATTTTTTAATAAAAAAATCATGTCATTTCCATTTTAATAGTATTGTTAATAGACCCAAAATCATAACTCATAGACGAAAATACCTTTTCCACTCTTTCTAAATAATCAATTAACAACGTAATATCTTCTATTTCTTGATTTATTTTTTGAATCACTTCTGATGATTCTACTTTATTGTCTATAGCAGTTTTAGGAATTCCGGTTGGAATTCCTTTTTCTGTTATATTTTTTAATACTTCTTGTTTTAAAGTTTTTTTCTTTCTTTCTAATTCAGTTTTGTTTTTTTTATGTTGAATTAACCTAGAAACCCATTTGTGACGTATGGCTGGATGCTGCATTTCACGCTCCAATAAATTTAATTGATCGATTTTAACATCTTCGTTTATTTCTAATCTATATTTTTCAAAAAAATCCATAAGTATTAATTAAATTATATATTATGTTTAATAAATTTCAACAAACTATAATTAAAATATTAGAAAATAATACAGTTAGCGGTGTATTGGGTCAATCATTAGAACCTTTATATAATCCACCATCTGATATTAAAAATAATGATAATTATGCTACTAAAGACATGAGAACTCCTAAATTGTTAGGTAAAAAAGTTATAAAAAGAAAATTTCCTGAACTTTTAACTAAGAAAAATAAGAAAAATAAAAATAAATGAATGATATAGGGCATTGGATTTTACGAGAAAATGTTAATATAAATGAAGAAACCTTTGGATTTCTATATTTGATAACAAACAATTTAACAAATAAAAAATATATAGGTAAGAAACAATGTATTTCAAAAATTAAAAGACAACCACTGAAAGGTAAAACCAGAAAACGTATATGTTTTAAAGAATCAGATTGGAAAACATATACTAGTTCATCTAATGAATTGAATGATGATATTAAAAAGTATGGAAAAGAAAATTTTAAATTTGAAATTATAAGAACATGTGGTTCAAAGTGGGCATTGGCTTATTATGAAATAAAAGAACAAATTGAAAATGATGTTCTTTTAAGAAATGATTTTTACAACGGTATAATAAATGTAAGAATCGGAAATGCACCTAAACAAGAGTTGGATAATTTTAAAAATAAAGTAATTATATAATATGAAATGTATTTATTGCGATTCTAAATCTTATGGAAAGGGATGTATTTTTTCTCCCACCAATACACATGTTCATATGGATTCTCCTGATAGATGCATATATTGTAATTCAAAATATGTGGGAAGCGGTTGTATATACAATCCTTATGGTAAAAATCATGTTAAATCACCAGAATTTTTAAATAGAGTTCATGAACAAACTAAAAAGTCATGTGTTTTATCTTATTTGTATGAAAAACTTAAAGGTTTTTCTACATCAAAACAATTCACTCCTTTAAGTAGATTTTATAAAAGATTATCAGAAATAATTTCAAATTCAGGAGAACCTCTATTAGAAGCTTTTGAATTACAAAGTAAACCTACTTTTAGTTCTTTGAATAAAGAACAATATGTAGAAGCAAACAACATAAAAAAACGACTGATTGAGCAATATCAAGAAATCAGCAAAACTATAAATAGAGCAAACACATTTTTACCTAACGAAATAGTGGAAGAAATTTTAATTGATGCTATTATAGATAGTTGTGAACGAAAAAAAAGTTAAAAAATACTTTTTATATTATTTAAAAGAAAATATATTAATTTTTGATATTTCAAACTATATAGATGAATTATCGGTTCATGTATTAGATTTTGTTTATGATTGGGATCTTTTAAAAAATGGAATGGTTAATTGTAGTAATATTTTAATAAAAGAATTAATACAAACCAAATTACAATCGGAATTAGATAATTTTATAAAAATAGCAAATGATAACAATTGTAAAATAATATCATTTCTTTTTAATTCAAATGAAACAAGAGAATGGCATTCTTTTTTTACTGATCCATTAAAAATATTAAAAATATGTAAAAAAATTTGTAAAAAGAATTTACCGAATTTTATAGAATTAAAAACTGATAAAAAATTATTTTTAAATACATCTGGAAAATTTTTAGACTTTCCTTGTCTTAATCCTACTGGAGATGATGAAGAATTTTTATTAAAAGTACTTGACAAATTAAAAAATATGAATAAGTAGTTTGGGAATTTTAAAAAAACCAGTTGACATTTTTTTTATCTGTATTATAATTGAATTTATAGAGAGAATAAATTAATAATGTTTAAGAAAACTTCTGAATATTTAAGAATTATTTCTAATACTTACTAATTCTTTTAGTGCATCCTCAAATGATACATTTTTAATACTCAAATTAGAGGTTTTGCTTGGCGGGGTTTCTTCTGGTGGCGATATTTCTAACATTTTAGCAAAAACCTCTCTTTCCAATTTAATCAAATTTGGATCTCTTTCAATAATTGGCATATTTCCACCAACACATAAGTTGCTGACACTTGTTTTTTTAACATTTTTTGCGTATACCTCAGAAAGTTCCATATTAAGCACAACTTTCTACTAATTTAGCTTCCGATTCTCTTCTTTCTAATAGTCCCGCCATATTTTTACCCATCCAGAGCCTTTTCATTTTTCTAATTTCGTTCGCTATTGAATTATAATCCTTGGAAGGTATCAATTCCTTGATTTTTCTCATTTCGAGCCTAGAAGGACCGTTTAGGCTCGTTCCTCGATTGAATACGAGGGACACTATAGCACCATATGCATCAGGACAGAGTTGATCTAGCGATGGGAATGTTTTTTCTGCCAATGTTGAAAATTTTTTCCATGTTAGACTGTTGAATATTTCAACTGCTTCTTCCCATTCTACAACTATACCGGATTGTCTTAATGTTTTTGTATACTCTTTCCCATCTTGTCCGGTTTTACCACTAGATTTTTTTATCAATTCTATTTGTTCACTTGGTAAAAACTCAAATATTTTTTGCAATTCTGTTTGAGTATAATAAGCGCAATCGATACCGATACCGATGGTTGGTCCAGAAGCCCCACCGGGCCATGTGAAGTGGGACAAATATTTATCATAATAATTCTTTCCTCCCCCTACTTCGTATTTAAACAATAAATTTAAGGCTTTTTCAGATGGTTTTTTAGAGTTCATAATCATCTTCCTTTGAATTGGTTTCAATATAGGTAACTTTGTTTACATCAATTTGTTTTTTAGAATATTCATTGCTTGTTTTATATTCATTAGTAGAATTTGAATTCATTTTGTAATCTAAAACAGTTTGTACACCCAAATAACTTGCTATAATTACTGCTAATATTTTTATTGTTTCGCTAAAAATACTAACAAAAGCTGTTGTTAAAGAAGGATGTGCTGCGGTTAAAAATAAAACAATTATACTCGCCGCATAGAAAAAACTTAATATTATAACAGAGCAAAAAACCACATAAAATTTTTTAGATGCTAAAAAATTTACCTTGCTCAAATCCTCTTTATAGTTTTCGGGTGTGTTTGGAGGTATTTCGCCACTGCTTAACATGGATTTTGCTGTTTTGGCTATGTCTATTATATTCTTCCACATAACAATACTTATTATTCGATGATAATTCCACTTCTATCTAATTTTAAACTCAATGCTCCTTCTCCGTTTACCTTATAATAATAAATTTTTACGGTATATTGGTTTAAATCTGGAAGAGGATACACATCTACTTTATGGACCCTTATTCTCGGTTCATAATTTTTAATAGTATCGAATATATTTTTTCCCAAACTATTTCCAACAAACGAATTTACATTTTCAAATAGATATTGATCCAAAGATGCACCAAATTCAGGATTTAGTATTTTTTGACCCTTTTTAGTAGAAAAGATATTGTATAATGAATTTTTTATAGCCTCGTCATCATTAGAAACTGCAATATCACCCGCATCAATTACATTTAAACCAGAACCGATTGATTTGGATACACTCATATCCAATGTTAAATCAGTGTATAATGCTGGTTTTTCAATATACTCGTTTTTTAAATTGGTTTCTTTAGAGTTTCTAATTCTAGGTTTTATTAAATTATCTAGTCGAACTGTAGCCATATTAGGTAAATACTTATGTAAATATATATGGATATGAAAAAATTTAATAGATTTGATACATTGCTCGAAACTGCTTTTACACATTTTTCTAATGGTGGATTCAGAGAAGGATCACCAGTTAAGATAAAAAGTGGTTTTTTTAATTCACCATACTTTAAAAAGCATTATGGTGGACACAGTGCTTTTTGCGAATGGTTAAAAGCAATGGTTGATCAAGACTATTTCTTTTTTATTAAAAGAGTTGTTGGTGGTGGTTCCGAACAAAACGTAAAAGATGCAAACACAAACGAAGGTTCGGGGGATGTGTTCTTAATTTTAAAATGCGACCCTAGATCGGTTCATACCCCAACGGAAATGTCAGAGTTTACCGTACCCGGTGACTTTGAGGTTATAGAAGTTCTAGATTTCGGTGTTAATTTACCACCAGTACAAGGTGTTCCAAATAAATACGAAAAACCAATTGGTACTAAACCAGAGGTAGTACAAATTAATATAAATTTGGGAAATCAACCAGAAGATAATTCTCTACCCACTAAAAACGTACAAATTAAGTCATAATTTTTTCTATAGCTAGAATACAGCAAAAGAAGTTAATTTCATGATCTAATACCGAAACATCTCGGTACATATGCTCTCCTAATTCTAATAGGATCATTTTCTTCATATTACCTTGTATTTTAGATGAGAATAATATTTCAAACATCTCTTTCATGAGATTACCATAATTATAATCGAAATTAATTTCATTAGAAAGAACATATTTTCTTATATTCCAGCAAGATTCCTTTAATAAAAGTGATTTTATGATATGTTGTGCATGAATGTTACTATTAGAGAAAGAAGAATTTAAATTCAATTTCCCATCGACAGAATATCTCTGTAGATCATTTATACACCTTCTTAAATCCAAGTTTCTCTTTTCAATAAAAGGTTTTAATAGAGTTTTCGTATCATCATCGATTTTTATATTTTCATTTTGTAAAATATATAAACATCTATTGTAAGATTCTTCTAAATTTGGTTTTATGTTAAAAACCAAACATCTTGATTGTATAGGTTCGATTATTTTATTTGCATAATTTGCTGTTAAAATGAATCGAACGTTTTCGGAATATTCTTCCATGACGTTTCTAAGAACTCTTTGGCTTTCATTAGTTAATCCATCAGATTCATCTAAGATAATAACTTTTATATTACCATCCAATGATTTTGTTTGAGAGAAAGAGATTACCTTGTTTCTGATAGTATCGACACCGTTTTCGTCTGATGCATTGATGTAGAGATACTGACATTTTAGTATGTCGTTTACGATTATCTTAGCAAGGGTGGTTTTCCCTGCACCCGGTGCACCCCAAAGAAATATATGTGGAGTCTTTTCATCCAAATTATTGAAAAACTCCCTATTGCCGTCATTCAAAATAATGTCGGTAATTTTCGAAGGTCGATATTTCTCAACCCACAATGAATTGTATTTTGTCATGCCTATATGTTAAGGCATATGACCAATAAAATCAATCAATAATTAACTGCTTACCTTGAAAATTCTTCGAAACTACTTCCAGTACATCGGAATCCGATTTTTCTTCAGAATCGATATTTTGAATCAATTCTGGATCCAATTCCGCTAATATACTTGTTGGCAATTCGCTTGGAATATGGTATTCTTGATTATTGTTTGTAAATATTTCGGTAATCATACTAAGTATATTTACTACATCAAATTACAATTCAATGGAAAATAATAACGAAATAGATTCTATAATAGAACAATTAAAAAGCGATTCTGTTCCATCTAACACTTTGGTTACAACCGATAAAAAAGAAGATGTTACAGATGATAATGTAAATTCATTTGTATATAAGAAGTCCGTAGAACTTGTTAGCGCGAGTTTAGGAGCCGTACAAACGATTAGAGATAGTGTTTTGACTGGAGTTGACCCAAAAGAGATATCTGCGCTCTCACAGCTTATAAACGCAACTACGAAGGCATTAGATACATTAAATCAAATAAACTTACAAAACAAAAAGAGTAAAAGTAATTTAGAATTAAAGAAAATAGAATTGGAAGCTAATAAGATGATCGCTTCTAAAATACCACAAACTACAAATATATTGATAGCATCTAGAGATGAGATATTAAAAGGTTTGGGAGACAAGAAACAAAAAAATAACGATGATGTTATAGATGTAGCAATAGAAGACACTAAAGAAGAATAAGTATTATTATATGAAATTTGATAAATTAGTAAAATCTCTATTAAACGAAGCACCAACTGCTGCATTTGCAACAAAGGATGGACAGGTTAAAAACATAGACTTGCATATTACGGACACGTATATGAACGATTGGGAAGGTTTAAAGCAACATATCAGAAATACAATGTCTCAATTACAAGATCCTGACACACAAAACAAATTTATAGAAGAATTAAAGGCAAATAAGGGATTCAACTATTATTTAGATTCAATCTATAAAAAAAGATTTGAAGAATTTTTAAGTGAATTAAACGCAGTTTAATTTATTTTTTTATTTTAATTTTTAAAAATAAAAAACCCCATTTCTTTCGAAATGGGGTTTTTTTGAGCTTTCGACCTTGTATCTAACTTATTAGAGATAGATGCGACCTGCATCAACTTTAAAAGCACCTTCAGTGCCAAGACCTTTAACAATGATGATATGATAGTAGAGATTCGCACCGAAGATGTGATCTACTACACCATAACGAGTCATAAGACCTACTCTTGGAGAGAAGTCGTTAGGACCGATTGTTCTTTGGATCATGACAGGAATATAAGGACAATAGACGATACCAGTGTCATAATATTCTGTACCTTTGAAACCTAAGAGGGCATATTCTAATGAGTTTGTACGTTGACCATCGAGATACTGAGCATCTGTACGAGTGTCACGGTAGACAGTAAAACGTCCGCCAAGTGAACCAACTTTGGCAATACCTGTTGGTTGTGTGTTGACGTTGCCGTTTACTGGCATCCATTGGAACTCTGGTAACATCTCAAGAATTGCACACACGCGAGGTGTTGCAATAATGAAGTTAGCGGAACCACGACGATTGCGGATAGCAATACGGTTGGCTTCAACGATAACTTTGCTGTAGAAGTCACGATTACGCTCACCGAGCCAACGTGCGTCAGCTGATGCGGCGTACCAGAAGCTGTATCCATTCGGAGAACCTGCATTGAGGGCTACTTGAACCATACGAATTACCATTTCACGGTCGATTTCGGCTTGAATTTCATACGACATTGCGTTTGTTAATTCACCGTCGATATCGAGGCCATTCATGTTCTTCAAGTCTTGCTCAAGTTCAACAGACCAACGAGCAGCAAGGCGGCGTGTGCCAGCCTCAACAGCTGTTTTGCTGAACTCAACAGTAACTTGAGGAATGTTGCCTGTTAATTCGAACTGACTGAGAATAGCGGCGACACCTTTATCAGAATCCAAAACTTGGAAGTCTGCGATAGAGGTGAAGTTTGCGCTAGTACCAGTAAATCTAGTATCTAAGTATTGATAGCCTAATTCTTTGCCTTTTCCGGCATCGGGTCCAGATGAATTTGTAGCGTAAGAACGATTAATATAATCGCCTCCAACTGTGGTTTTGCCATTAGCATAACCATCAAGTCCATTAGCACCTAAGCTATCAGCCTCATAGCGGTAACGAAGAGCGAAGGCCAATCCTACTGGTCCACTCATTGGCTGAACGCCGACGATTTCGTTAGTGATCAACTCAGGGAATGTACGACGAACCATTGGTATTAAAACCTTTGGTAAGCGTTGGTCACCTGTTGCATAACGATCTCCTGCTGTAACCGTTCCGGGTGGGGAATAAAGAGCAGAACCAGTGGGTGTGCCAAAAGCACCACCAACACCAGCAGAGTTACCTCCTGCTTCTTCAATACACCATCTTTCTTGGTTTTCCATTAGGATCGCAGTTGTTAAACGGGCATGTTCGTCTTCAATTGGAGCAACCTTATCGGATGAATAATTGAGTACGGGGGACCATTTTTCAACTAGCTGTTGAGCACGGGATCTATCGATGTAGCCTGTGGCTGGATTAACATTTCTCATAATATATATTTATTTACCTTTCTATGGATATAGAATCAAGATAAGCAGATGCTTCTCTTCAACTGGAAATTTTTAGTATCTACTAAGTTCATTAAGATAGTTCGAAACCGGATTAAATTCTTTGGTTTTAACAGATGATGATTTAGATTCTTTGATAATATTTTTAGCAGGAATCTTAGCATCTCTACTTAAAGCTCTTTCTTTAGCTTCTTGAACCAAATCAGAAGATTTATCTTCCTCTCCACGTTCGAACATCTCAACGACATAATTAAAATTCTCTTCAATATAAGAAGAATCTTTGTCGTTCAATAAATTTGTAATAAATTCTTTTTTAGCTGTTGGCATACCCTTTGTTTTCTTTTCAATAAGAAAAGCGGATTCATTTACTTTTAATTTTTCAGCCAATAAATGATTTTCTTTGTATGCTTCATTTAATTTTTCATTAAGCTCATCAATTTTAGATTTGCCTTTAGAAACAACCGATTTAACGCTTTCGTTAATGTAATCGGGATCAATTCCAACCAATTCTCTAATTTTATCAAGCTGCTTGCGAGCATATGTATTTTGAACAGCTTCTTCTAATTGTAAATTAGGAACATTTTTATCCAAATATAAATCTAGATAGTTGCTAATTTCGGAAACAATCTTACCAGAAAATTTTTCGGCTTTTTCATTGATTGCCTTTTTATAAAAGCTGATAATATTTTTTAATTTACCAGTATGATTTTCTGTAAGAGCATTTACAACTTGTTGTAATTTTTCAGTGTGATCTGTATCGATTGCTTCCAAAAGTTTTTGAAGTTTGTTAGCATGATCTTCGTCTTGTTTTGATAAAACACTTTCCATTTCCAAAGTAACTCTGGCGTTTACTTTTTCTTCAACTGCGCTATCAAAAGCTTCAGTGATTGCTTTGGCGGTTTCTTCGTTGATTACGCTTTCATCGACTTGTTTTAAGATTTCTGCAAATTTATTCATAAGCTGTATATTATTATTTACCTTTCAAGAATGACATTTATTATAATTTTCTTAATGTATAACCACCATGGTCATCAAAGAACCAAACACGCGGATAGAAACTTTCTTGATCCATACGTTTTCTCAAAAAATTTTCGGCATATTCTTCGTCACCGAATGTTGCTAAATGTTTACCGCCATAAATTGAGACACTTGTTCTACCTCCCAATGTTCCGGAACTACTAATAATATAATCCTCTTCTTCTGGTTGTTCTTCTGACAGATTTGGAATCCTATCTTGAGTATCTTCAGGTTCTGGGAAATCCCCGAAATCATTGTCATCTAAATTTTCTTTAACGACCTTTTTCTTTTTCTTTTTGCCACATTCTTCGCAACATGCTTTGTGCATTTTTTTAACCTTTTCTTTTAACTTTTTTTCAATTAAAGTTTCAAGTGTTGAATTTGCCGAAGAATAATTCTTTTCGCAAATTTGTGTTATAAACTTAGAGATGTCTTTTCGCAATTCCATAATGTATTATTATTTATCTTTTTTTATTCACAATTAAAGTTTTTTTATTGCATTAATAAATGTAATAAATTGTTCTTTTAAATATGCATCTCTTTCTTTGTTTGGTAATTTAGAAATAGATTTTTCAAACTTCTCATAAAATGGTTCAAATTCTCCTGTATCAGCAAGAACCCATTTCTTTGATTCTAAAATACCATTTACAAATGCGGTAGGAACAGATGGGTCGGCAACTACGTCAATAGCAACCAATCTGAAATCTGAAACAACACCAACACCTTGTTTATTTTCATCAACACGTCCTAATGCTCTAGAAGAGACTCCAAGTTTAACACCGTCCATAATTAAAGAACGAACAATTTGTCCCATTGGAGTAGAAAGAATTTTGGACTTACCTTCAAATATGTCACCGTTTTGTTTTAATTCAGTAACCATGTGACAAGCTCTTTCCAAATTAACTTCGGGAGAAGTTGGATGATTCAACTCACCTGTTGATCTGCTATTTGCAATCATTTCAGATGAATATCTGTTAACCTCTTCGACCATTTGTTGTCTTGGATAAATTCTATTATTTCTATTTGGTCTATCTGCCATTAAAAATGGTCCTTGAATAAAAAGATTGGAAGGTGAATTTCTATTTTTTTCTTCAACTAAATATTTCAATTCGTAATTAGGAGATTCAACTAATAGATTATAGGTATTGCTCATATCAATAATATTACTTATACTACACTTGTTCATTTTAAATGGTTTTCATTCAAAATTAAAAAAACATAACCCTTTTTATCACACCATTCTTTTGCAGATTTCCACTTTGATAAATTGATTGCATAGTTATGTTTTTCGTAAAGTATTGTGGATTGTTTTTTTCTGTTTGTTATTGTTGGTGGTTTAGTTTGTTTTTCTGGTTTAACCTCAATTAAAACTTTTTTAATTGTGTTGTCTTTCATTTTTATTTCTGCCACCAAATCAACATAATATCGGTGTATGCGACCATCTTTCGGAGATACATAAGGTATTATTACAGACTCGGAACCCCAAGATAATACATTGCTACTATCATCTAAAAATCTAAATGAAGAAAGTTCCAAAGAGCTTCTATATATTATCGGATAGCTACCCTTATATTTTTTTGGATTTTTTGGTTTAAAAATACCTTGAGTATAGTTTCTATTTTTTTTACCTAAAGATTTCATCAACCGATAAAGAATCTAACAGGATCGGAATCAACATAGTTAGACATTAATTCTTTTTCTAATTCATCTTTTTCTTTCTCACCCTGTCTTAATAAATCTTGATAATTAACACTTTGACCACCGAATAAATTAGTTCCTGTATATTTTCCTCTTACATGTCCAACTGCAATTTTAGTTAGTGCTGTGGTATATCTAAAAACCCAAAGTTGAGAAACCAAATCTTTAATTGGTTTTTGTACTTTGCATCCAATTAAACCATAATATATAGATGTAGTATTTGGTTCTGGAATTAATTTTAAAATTTGATTATCGGGATTAAAACGAACATAAGGTTTTAATGCCAATAATTTTTCTCTTGTGTCCAACCAATCTTTTAATACGTGCCATGTTACTAGATCATAACCAACATTACCCAAAAGATGTCCGAAATAAGCCTGTTGTGCAATTGTGTGTTCAATTGTAAAGAGTGTATTAACACCGCTTGTATTTCCTTGTTCTAATGAAAAAACATCAATTACTTTTCTATAATCATCTAAATCAAAATCATAACCTTCTGAATTATCTGGTAATGTTGGGTCAGATGAATTGTTCATATCCGGAGTTATGCTAAACAATTTATCAATTCTTAATCCAACTCCTCTTTCATATAAATCGGAACGGAAAATCAAGTATTCTTCGGTTACACCAGAAAATTTAGTAAACCATTCGATAGCAATATCTATCAATTCATACATTTGCTCACTACTAACCTCAATTTCAACTAGTGGTTCGCCTAATGTTCTTCTAACTCTTTGTGCCAAGTGATCATAACTTTTAATTTTTGAATTAAAAGTTGTGCTTCCGTGAAATGGATTGGGTAATACAGACATTTTAAATATTTACTTGAATTACTGAACATTTGCTGCACCCGCAGCAGCTGCACCAACATCTTCTGGTGTTTCTTCTGCACCAGCACCCGCTTCAGGTGTTGCGGCAGCACCTTCTGCACCAGCAGCACCTACTGGAGCGGCAGCAGCTTCTCCCCCACCACCAAATTCTGGTATTGCACTAGAAGAACCTCCACCACCTCCACCACCGCCAGCCATACCTCCTTCTGCTCCACCTTGAGCAGCAACATTTTCAGCAGCTTCCAAATGTTCTCTCCAATTTGGTCCGGTTGATGCGATTTGATCCAACTCCCACTTCAATGCTGCATCTTTTCTCAACCATTCCATGTTTTCGCTTATCTTTGAATCATTTAATCCCAAATAATGACGCATTGCAAATGTTTTGGATATATTTTCTTGTTGAGCCATAGATTCAAAATTCTTTATTTTTAATTCTAAATTTTGATTTTGTCTTAATGCAAAATAACTGCTAGGAGGAACAAATTCTAAATCGAAATATGATTCATGTAATTTATATTCATTCCACCATCCTCTTATTTTTAAATGTGTAACAAATGCATCTTTAAGACCTTTACAGAATTGATAATGCATTCTTAAAATCATTTTTGCGAATCTTAATTCTTCTCTTAAAATTTCAGAACCATCTTTGTAAGAATCTTCTGGATTTAATCTAGTAGAAGGAACACCTAATGCATTATATAACTTTGTTACGAAATACATCAAATCCTTTAATTCTCCCAAGTTTTGACCACCTTGTAAAACCTGAACATCTGAACCAGACTCACCACTTCTCTTTGCAAACCAGTATGAATCAAGCATCGATTGTGGATCATATATATTACCTGCACTTCCTCCATTTTGTGGGTCGTAGGATTTTTTAGACCAATAAGATTGCATCAATTGCTTCAAATATGCTTCGGCTTTTGCTGGTGGCATATTACCCACATCAATAACGAATTTAAGTCTTTCTGGTGCTCTTACTAAACGATAAATTACTATAGCATCTTCGATTAGGGATAATTGTTTGTATGCTCTTCTACCCTTTTCTATATGAGGAATTCGTATAGACATATCCTCGTTCCAAATACCGGAATTTATATAGGTTATTTGATTTCCTTCAAATGTTATTAATTGGTGTTGTAAAGAATTAGTAGGATTCGGATTTTGCATCGGCAGGTTGGGTTGACCTGGCTGATTATTTGTCATATTTATTGGTTTTTGAAATATGAAATTCTGAATTACATTGTTTTGAATGTTGTCGTAGATGGGATTTATCAACTCACCGGGTACATTTAAGACACCAATAATTCCTAAATCTTTATTTTTTTCGTGTACAATATTTTCAAAAAATATTTCTCCCTCGGTTAATAACTGCCTACAATAACCCCATCCTTTATTCTCTAAATCATAACTTTGAACAAATTTATGAAATTCTTTTTCTATTTCTAACTTTTCCTGACTGTCAACTTTATTAAAACCGGAAAATTTGATATTTACCACTTTACCATTTTCATCCTTGTTTATAAACTCATCACATATTGCATCTAAACAATCTGCAACCTCGGAAAATGCTGCCATTCTTCGATACTCTGACAATCTTCTAATTTTATCTACGTCTATTTGAGCATAAATGAAATTATGATAACCCTTGTCAGTAGACATCAAATTGGGATTATAATAATCCGATTGATTTTGATTCATGAACGGTCCGGTAATAACGGACTGTTGCATTACTCTTAATTCACGCTTCTTAGATAACCTATCAAATAATTCGTATTTTGGATTTGTATCACCAACATCCAATGCTTGATCTACATAAGGTAATTTTGATAATATGGAAGATATAAAACTTCTTCCATTATCGGGTTGTCTATTAGATTGTGGCAAAACATCTGGCATATAAATTATACTTACAACAACTTAAATTTAATTCTACTAATAATGAATTATTTAATAGACAAACCATCCATTCCACAATCTTTACATTCCAATCCTAATGCACCATCATATGCAAAAACTTTAGGACGTTCTTTGTCTCTGGTTAATATTCCATAACCTGCTTCGTTTTCAACTATTATATCAATATGTCCAGAAACTTTTGGATTTTGTGGTAATTCAAAACTTAAAAAATTTTCATTATATAATGTAAATTCTGGAACAACTATACCTCTAAACGCAGAATATTTGTTTACCATATTTGGAATGGATGAAAACGGATTAAATAAAGTAATATTATCAAACATTGATTCATCGGATGCGCTCAAATATACGTTTCTAACTTCAAAAAACGATTTTCCATAAATTTCAATAGTTTTAAAATTATTGAAAGGACCGAATGCAACTATTTCACATGGTTGTATATCTCTTAATTGAGGTCTAGCAGAAATAGAAAGATAATCGGTTTGATATTCATCCAAATCTATTAGTATATTAGAATCACTGTTTATAGCAGTATAATCTGAATTTATAACATATATTTTTTTAACTATTTCGTCTATCTTTTTAAATAGCCAACCTTTTATTGTAAAGCTAGTATCTGCTACTATTCTAAATGCTTGACTCGGACCCGCATCGTTGGGATATTGTAAATTTATGTTACCATTCCATAATACCTCTGTTCTTATTTCATAAGGAATTAAAGAATCATCTAAATCTGGAGTTTTCCATGATATTACAATATAAGGATCACAATATGGAGCAAAGTTTGATATTAATTGTTCCATATCATTTTGATATTTCGTTATTAATGTCATATTAACTCCAATATTAACTGGAATTGGTTGTGGTACACGTTTAACAAAATCTATAGATTCATTAAATTTGCTGTAGTTTACATTAAATCCATCATTTTTGTTAAAAACACGACTTTGATCCCTTGAAATTGTACCAAGACTTACTGCTATGGCAGGTACGGTAATCCCACCGGGTGCGGGATTTTGTAAAGTATTAAAAACTCTTTGCTTTGGACCGTAAACGTAATTTACTTTAATACCAGAAAAAGAACCGACTAGATTTTTATCTTTGTCGTATCTTTTAATAAAAACATCATTAAAAGCACCAACAAATTGTTCTAGAATGGTTTGAATTTCCCAATAGTAAGTATATTTTTTCACTAACTATATTTACATAATTAAACAATTCTATCCAAAAAATGTTTTGGGAGATTACTTTTTTCTCTCATTATAGTATCCGCTACCACACCATCCAAAATATAAGTCATCGAATAATCATCATTTGATCTTGTGCATCTACCACACATTTGAATAAGTTTATCCAACATTTTCATAGTGTATTGCTTTGGATTTTTATCAAACATCATTTTTATTCGTTTTGAACCAAGTGGCAAAAAGGGAGATTTTAAAATTATTTGAAATCTACCTAAATCTCCATCTAGACTTATACCAGTATCTAAAGAAGGACTAACCAACACAGTTGGTTCTTTAGTATTTTTATGATCATCTAAAAGTTTTTCGTTATTATTTGTTATATCCTTGAATAAAAATCTTTCATTGTCACTTAATTTTATTTTAAGTTTTTCTGCTATTTGATTTGTATGTGTATGAATCAATCCTTTATCGTTTTTATGTTTATCACATAACGATAACGCAGCATCTAAAACACTTGGAAGATTTTGTTCCATGTTTTTATAAGAAAGTTTATATTTTCTGCTACATAAAATAGGAGATTTTTTTGGATCAAATGATGATTCCATTTCAAAATATTCATAATCATTAATACCCAAACTTTTGGCATATTCTTTATGATTACTGATAGTGGCAGACATCATTAAAATCTTATCCGCACCATCAAACATATCTTTCGCTATTGGTTTTACGTCATATGGACAAAACACAACACCGTCACTATCTCTCTTTTCGGTTAAGAAAGAACATTTCTCCCAATTCTCAATTGTTTCGGTTAAAGAATTAAACAATCTATTCAGCTTAGATAACCTCTGCATTGATTTGAAATACAGCTTGTCGGTATTTCCATTTTGCATGTTGGTTAGTTCTGTTTTAACAGTATCCAATTCCTTCTCTACTTGAAGATATATATCCTGTAGCCAAAATAAAGATGACTTTTGATCATCAGTCAAAAGTTTTTTGAACTTTATATTTTCAGAATATAAAGTTGTATATTGAAGACTTAATGTACACTTCGATACCAATTCGTCCTCCAATCCACTAGCCTCATCACATATATAGATTTCTCTCTTCTTTAAGAAAGTTGGTAAGTTAAAAAATACTCTATAGTTTAGAATTGGACAATGGGAAGATAGAGATTCGTTTCTGGCTCTATAATATGGACATCTATCATTATCGAAACATTCCTGTTTTAATTTAGGGGAAAATAAACAGGGAGCATTTTCTGTACTAAAATTACAATCAATTTCACATTGATAATTATTTTTTCCTTTTATTGTTGGTATAAATGGGAAAAGGCTTTTGTATTGATCTTGTAAAGATTTGGTAATTGTTAAAATAAAAGAACCAGATGATGCCGCATTTAAAAAATTAGATTCATATAGATATTCGTTGTTCTTATTCTTCTTATATATCGCATAAGAATTTATAAGACCCTTTAAACTATCATCCATATAGGACGCAGAATTACCAACGCTTAATCCTATGTGACTCTTACCAGATCCTGTGGGAAGACATCCGATTACAATTTTCTTACCAGTATTGAAACATTTATCAATTTTAGACAATGCTTCAATTTGTTGTTTTCTAGGTTTAGAATTTTCAGGGAAAAAATCTACTAATTGGTTTTTATGTTCTAAAGTTTTCAAGACTTCTTACTATATCAACATTTACCACTTTGCGCAAGCAAGAACATGGAGAAAATGTATAGTTTTGATTATTTCTGCCAACACTATGTCTACCATAGCATTTTTTGCAGTTATTAGGTGGATTTTTAATCAAAGGTATTTGACCCACATCTAAAAGTTTTACATCGCTTTCTAAAACATCATAAATTGTTCCAGAAAAAACGCTATATACAGGTATTGTTTTATTATCAGTTTCCATCTATTAATAATATTGTATCCCAAAATTTATTTCCTGCAACTTTTTTTGGATAAAGAGACAAATACATTTCTATTTCTGGTGCATATTTGGCTAGTGTTTTTATTCGGTAATCAAAAAAAACCAAGTTATCATCTTCATGCATTTCAACACTATATGGAATAGGAATTTCAATTTTCTCTTTATCTTTTTTTGCAGTTTTTAAAATAAAAACCAAAAAGAAATTTTTTTGATAAAAAAGTAGCAACTTTCCTTTTTTAAAGGATTTTTTACCAATATCTATACAGATTTCTTTTTGTAAAAGAAATTTACAAGCATTCTCTAAATTTGATCCATGTATAGTCATTATTTGTTCATGAAAGCTCTCTTTTGAGCCGTTGTCATCTTTCTAATGACTAAATCAAAATATCTCCAAAAATCGGCTTGTTCTTTTTTTGTACCCATTTTAAAAACCTTTACAAGCTCACAACTATTTGCTGGTATTGCTCTCCAATCCTGCATGAAAAGATCCCAAACAACAACCAAACCTTTCGATTCTGCGTTATATGGTGGATCAGATGTTGGAGGTTTGAAATTTAAAATGTTTTTACCTAAATCCGAATTTAAAACTGCTACATTTAAGGTACACAGCATTCTTCTTGTTGATGGAATACGTTGTTTATCTCTTCTAACGAATTTTATTTCCGCTATAGAAGAAGAACAAACAGATTTTAAACCACCAACACTTAATGCCATTTTATTCTAAAGGAGAACAAACACCAAAAATTCTAGTTTCGTTTAAAAACACAATATTTTTTAAACCATTGAGGTTATTAACCTGAATACCCTTATCATTAGGAAAAATGATATGATCTCCTTCTTTTACTGTTTCACATTTTGGACCAGCTAATATAACCTTTGCTACTCTCCATGCAAAATGAACAGTATTGATAGGAACCCAAATACTGCCTCTTTTTACTTCTGTTCCTTCTTCGTTAATATCTACATATTGACACATCAAAATATCATCTAATACCTTATCGAGATGCCAATCTATCATTTCCATTGAACTTCCCTTATATTGTTCAAGTTGAACTTTTCCACCGATTAAATCTTCCTGTTTTGGTCTTTGAATCATAAAATTAATTAGTTACCTGTTTTAAATCTTCAAGTGATTTTTGAAGAAAAATAATTTCTCTCGTAGAGAGTTCCATATTTTCTGCTATTTGTGTAACATCAGAATCTTTACTGGTACTCACTGCTTCTTTTTTTATATAATTGATTCTTTCATTATTTTTAGGCAAAACTGCTCTGTAAAAATCAACAAACGGAAAATCTTTATTTTTTAATAACCATCTATTTGTTGTTGAATTGATAATATTTATAGTATCATTATCAACCATAGACAACCACCTATTAAATAAAAATGGATACACCTTCAAATCAGAAGGTTCCTCTTTCTTGTTTTTAAGAACCCAATTTAATGCATCAAATAAATTAGTAGCCATTTTTATTTATAAAGTTGTTTAAATTTCATTGCGCTTTCTTGCCATTCCGGTGTATTCATAGAATCACCCAAACCAAAATGTGTTACTTTTATAGGATAAACTCCCATTTTCAATTTATTATTGTTTGCATTTAAACAAAAAGATATATCATAATGGTGAAATGTAAAATTTTCATCAAAACGAGTATTAGTTTCCAATAATCTTGATACATTTACTCCTATAAACAAACCATCTAAAATCAAAGCGCGAGAATCTGTTTCACCGAAAGTAGAAGTCCATACCTTTTTATCTTTAGAATGTGATACTTCCCCAACCCAATCTTTTCTATCTGACATTAAATGCCATGCTGACATTGGAGAATTCAAATCACATCTTTTAGATCCTGCCAATCCAACTATATCGTATTTATCAAAGGCTAATTGTAGTTTTTCTTCGAAAAATAGATCTTCTATTAAAACATCGTCGTGTATAAAAATAATATAATAATCTTTATATTCTTCGTTGATAAATGAATTATAAATTTTAGGCAATCCTTCTTTATTTTCGGTTATTGCCTTACATTTATTAGATATACCTATTTTATCTAATGATAGACATAACTGTGAGGATGCCTTAAAAGTTTTTAAGTCATTTGGAGTTGCTGTTACAATTTTGTAATCTTTTTTTAATTTGTTCATATGAAAAGTAAATATTTAGGATAAATAATTCTAATGAATAATTCGAGAAAGTCAAAGAAGAAAAATATGAAAACTAAAAAGGCGCAATCTGAAGTTAGTAGAATACTCAAATCAAATATTTCTAGATTAGATTTAAATGAGAGTTCCGATATTCCTTTTATTAAAAATTTCCTATATTCATTAATTAAAGAGCAAGAAGATGTACAGCAAGAATTAGAACCACAAAAAGAAGAATCTGCTCCAAAATCACCAGACGAATTTACACCAGAACAAAATCAAAAAGATCTAGAGAGTTCATTAGATCCAAATACCGACCCTTCTAAATTTGATGTTGTAGGTGTAGCACCAGAATTGACTGTTCAAAATATAGAAAAAGTTCTAGAATGGTCCAAAAAATTGGACGAATTTGCTTTATTCTTAAATAGTCCACAAGAAGAATCATTGCATAAAATTCTTGCTGACAATGATAGAGCAGGTAGCTTGCTTAGAGGTGTCACCAGAAAAGCCTCAGATTCCATAACAAGAATTACTGGTGAAATTGAAAAATTAAAAGCCGTGTTGGATACATATGTCAATACAGCACCTAAGAAATTGCGTGATACAGAGCAATTAAAAATGGGAAGTTAAAAAATACTATCCAATATAGTATTATAGTCTACTTCGTCTAATTTTTCTTTTACTGCCAAATCATTGAAATCTTTGTATTTCATATTTGGTGTCCACATAAAAACATTTTCACCTTTTTCTAGAAGGTCTTTGGTTTTTTCTTTTGCTGTTTTATCAAACATAGGATTATCCAAAACCCATATTTTTTTATGAAAGGGATACTCTAGCAATTGTTTCTTTTGCAAAGGATTTAATGTTAGTCCTGCTGCACTTACAGAATTTTTAACAAACATTGAATCTATCGGTCCCTCAAATATGAATATATATTCTAAATCTGTATCAACTTTATCTATTCCAAATAAGGACTTTTCATATCCAACTTTTCCTAGATATTTTGGGTTGGAATTATCCAATGCTCTCGTTTGATAAAAAATTATCTTTTTATCTCTATCATAGAAAGGTATACATAATCTATTCTTATGATAAAAATCATTAAAACTGATATATAGATTTTGTGGCTTGTTTATAGCAGTATCCAATCTTCTGGATTTAGAATACTCCAATGCTATATTAAATGTTTTATTCTTTGAATAGAAAACATTCTGTATAGAATCAAATATGTTGATAGAATCATAAGGCAAGCTAGGTAATTCTTTTCTTTTACGAGACGAGAAGGGTTGTTTTTTAAAAACATCTAAAGATATATTGTCATCTTTGATTTCTGAGAATACTTCATCTGGTGAAGAGTCAGACACTTCACATATCCAATTCAAAGCATTCCAAGAACGAGAACAATTGAAGCAGTAAAAACTTTTACTTGTAGGATAATAGTATAAACGCTTTTTACTACCCCAACTAGCACCTTCTCTACAAATTGGACATCCTGCATTATATACGTTTTCGTATTTTTTGTGTTCTGGATCACCAGAATATGAAAAAAATTTATTTAATATATAACTTTCCGGTATTGTCATATATTGACAATAGTATTAAAAACTATTTTGTCAATTTAAATCTTTACCCAAAGGAAGGAAATCTTGATCGGACAACTCAAACTCGGAATCTTCAGACGGTTCCTCCCCATTATATGATGGTTCGTTTTCTGGTGATTCGTATTCATCGTTTGAATCATCTTGTTCGGTTTCTTCCTCTTTTTCCTCAAATGGAGAATATGCTTTTCTTTCTTTTATAAAGAACTTTATAAATTCATTAGCATTAAATTCTACAGGGCTTTTTTTATCAAAATTGTGTTTTAAGTTATTTTCTATTATGCTTTTTATTTTAGAAATTGTGAAACGATTTTCTTCGTTATCATCTTTTAAAAATTCTAAAATTTTTGAATATATTGGTTTACTTAAATTATCATCAGACATTTTATTGATATAATTTTCAATATCATCAAAATCTAAAGATATTTCTTTATTGTGATCGGTTTTTGGTCTTCCTTCAAGTAAGGTTTCTAAATAGTTTTCAACAAATATATCAAATTTCATACATAATATATTTACAACTTAAATGTAGCAGGAACGATATCTGATATTAAACTTTGATCATCACCAAAAGGTTTTCCATCTTTTGTAATATAAAGTTCGGTCATTTTAATTCTTTGTTCTCTTGTTCCAAAAATCTCTATTAAGGCGGGACTATCATCTGTAGGAAAAACTCTACCATCGCCTCTTAGGTATGATTGTTGAAATGCTTTAAATATTGTATCTATTTCTTCTCTATAGATAGGATCGATATCTCTAAGCTGATTGTCTTCCAGTGGAACTTCTGCCACCTTTGTCAAAGGAAAGAAAAATACTACATCAAACATTTTTAATGTTTCTTTTACAATAATTCTGGTTTCTTCTAGAAACTTATCTGAAACCTTTTCATTCAAATTTAACCAAGAAGAATATGCCAAATTGTCTAAAACACACCTATCCAATATTACAAAATCTTTTTTACAAGATTCAATTGTTTGATCTACTAAAAAGTTTAGTATTTCTTTTTGAGATTCTTCGGTTCCTTCTTTGCTGTGTTTAATTTTATTTGTTTTAATTAAATCTCTATATGAATTTTTATCGGTTTCATACATCGACCAGTTTTTTAAAAAATCTTCGATATATGTAGTTTTTCCTGTACTATGTGTTCCAATTGTTGCTATTTTCATAAATCTTTTTTGTTTTTAGTATTCAATTCTGGAAAATATTCTAGAATATGTTTGGTGTTTTCTTCAGAATATATAAAATTTTCCACATGTGAAACATAAACATTTTCTGTGGGTACACTAGGAAATTCTAATCTTAATCTTTTAGATAAATCTATAATTTTATCAATATCATCTTTATACCAATCTGCACATACATCAACAGATGATGAAAACAATAGAGATTCCAATATTAATTTTAAATCTTCTTCTGAAACTTTTAAATTAAACATTAAAATAATATAACATCATTTTAATATAAGTCAACTTTTAATTAAAGCTATTTTCTGGAAAATTTGAAACGTTACTGTCTAATAATGATTGCAATGAAGATTCTGCTTCTTTGGGAGAAGTTTCTATTTTGGATTCAATGTCTGCCAAATCATTTCTTTTATTCGTATCATCTTTATATGCTAGAATTAATGCTTTTTGAACCATCAAAAGCAAGGCTTTATATTTTTCCTCGTTCAAATCAATAGTTTCTTCTGTAGGTAATTCCGATTGCATTTCTGGATTTACTTCGGGTTGTTGAACTTGTTCAGTTTCATTAGAAGCATCATTCATCATATCCTGAACCTGTTGTTCGGTTAAATATTGTTTTGCTGCTTTTTCAAAAATATCTTTAAATTTCATTTTATATATTTATATCAAAATTAAAGCAATTTAGTATATTTTGATTAAGTAATAATATAATGGACGAGAGTTTTATTTTCAACAAAAATTCATATGTGGCATTTGATGGCACTAGTTTAAGAGATATTATAATCGATAGATTAAATAGAGGTAAAGTTTTTACCGATCAAAATTATCAAGGTTCTAATATATCAGCTATTATAGATGTTATATCATATTCTTTTAGTAATTTATTATTTTATTTAAATAAAACATCATCAGAAAGTATGTTCTCAGAATCTCAATTATACGAGAACATGAATAGAATTGTCAAGCTTTTAAATTATAAACCAGTAGGACCGCAGGGGCAAACTATTCCTATTAAACTAACTATAACAAATATTCCAAAAGGTAATTATATTATACCAAAGTATAGTTATATAAATGTTGGTAGTACAACATATTCTTTTAATGAAGATGTATCTTTTACAAAACTAACAGATTCTATAAGTGAAGATATAACAATATTGGATAATACTATAACATTAAGAGAAGGTTTTTTTCAAGAATATCCATTATATAAATCGGGTGGAATAGATAATGAAAAAATATATCTTTCTGTTGATTCTAAAATTACAATAGATAATTTTAATATTGATGTATATGTAAAAAAATATAATACTGATACGTGGCAAAAGTGGACAAGAGTACAAGATTTATTTTTAAACAAAGCTACGGATACCGTATATGAAGTTAGATATAATGAAAATAAAAGATACGAAATAACTTTTGGTGATAATATAAACGGAAAAAAATTAGAAAAGGGTGATATCGTAGCGATATATTATTTAAAAATAAATCCAACTATACAAAATGTTGGTGTAGGTGCTATGAATAAAATATCTACGATTTTATACAATTCTATACAATTTACCGAAATTTTATCTGATACTGGAATAGACTCTGGAAATTATTTAAATGCAAATGGATGTTTAAACGTAAAAATAAGCAATGATTATCCATCTACCGCCTATTCACAAGAAGAGACTGTTGATGATATTAGAAAAAATGCACCACAGAGTTTTAAATCACAAAATAGATTAGTAACAGCAAAAGATTATGAGGTTTTTATTAAAAGTAATTATAAAAATTTAATATCGGATATTAAACTCTTAAACAATGATGAATATTTAAGACAACATATAAAATACCTATACGATAATGGATTAAAAAATCCACAAGAAGATACAAAAATATTATACAATCAGATTAAATTTGCAAATTCTTGTAATTTTAATAATCTATATGTTTACATGGTTCCATCAAACGAAGGACAAGAATATTTAACACCATCTCAAAAGGAATTTATTTTAGAAGGAGTAAAAGAAGTTAAAACAATAACAACTCAAATTATTCCAATAGATCCAGTTTATGTTTATATGGATTTTTATTTAAAAAAATCAAATGATGATGCAGTAGTATTATCGGATATAAATCAAACCAAAATATTAATCAATAAATCATTAAATACAAGAAGAGCATCTTCTGCTATAGCACTAGAAATTAAAAAAATATTTGATGACAACTTCTCAAGACAAACATCTAAATTAGGACAAATAATAGATGTATATCAAATAGCAAATAGTATAATCAATATCGATGGTGTTGATAATATTAAAACATATAGATCGGATATAAATTTGACTATAGATGGTTTATCTTTTGTTATATGGAATCCCACATATCCAGAAACCGATGTTAATGTTTTTACCCAAAATATAACATTAGAAAATTTTAAATTTGGATTGTTTAACAATATTGAAAATATCTTAGATAGAATAGAAATAGTAGAAAAAAATAATTCTATAAAGATAGCAGACTTTTAATAATTTATGGGTAGTTTATCAATAAATTTAAATAGAACGACTGGATATACAAAAGCTACTAATTTTAGTGTATCTGTAAACTATACACCATTAGACGATTTAATAAAAATAAAATGGAGTTTTGGTGATGGAGCTATTTTTTATGATAAAACCGAATTGGATCACTACTATGCCGTACCCGGTGAGTATGATATAAATCTATTTGCATATACTGAAACAGAAGTTCTAAGTGCAAAAAAAACCGTAAGAGTAGAAAATTATGTAAAAGATTCTGTTTATTTCAACATAATTCCACCTCCTGCTTTTGCAGGTCATATAAACCGTTATCCATTTAGAATAAACATTACCACCGCATCAGTAGGTGAAAACATAGTGGATTTATATGCTCAATATTCCAGATCATATCCATATCAAGAACCACAAAATAAATGGTCATTTCTAAAACCACAGTGGAGATTTTTGGATTTAGATGGAAATCAAATTTGGAACATTAAGACTGTAGATTCTCCTTTAAAAATAACAGCAGATGGTATAGTCGATCAAATAAATGGAACTACTGTTGGAGTTTCTGGTTATGCGGATTTTTATTTTGTTGATGATATATACAACAACGATTTGGCATTTAATAAGGAAAATTATACAACATTATGGGCTACACTACAGACTAGTGGAAGAAGAGTAGCGAGTGATAGTTTTAATGCTGATTTGACGCTACCGGGCTTCGCTAATAGCACCGCTAGAGCATTTTCGCCATACATGGTGTTGAAGAGATTTCCTGAAAAATTGTTAATTACCGAAAATGGTCTTCGACCACATTCCAATCCCAGATGGACAGGATCCGTTCAACCAGTTATAATAAAAGCAGGTTTTGATGATAGCTTTCCAGATGATTGGGTTGATGGAAATGGCATTTTACAATATGAACCATTTGCAAAATATATTCCGTTAGAACAGCCTGATATTTATTTTGATGCAGGAGTAATAAATTTAAGTACTAATTTTGTACCGCAACCATGTTTTAAATGGATTGATGACACCACATTTAAAGTTGCAGGTTATTATAAAGGCTCTTTTTATGTTGATCCGAATACACCATATGCATTTAGTACAAATATAACAGCAGCTGCAAATATAAACACAGGATCTACCATATCATCATATTTCAATCCACATATTTGGCTACCTAATCCAAATGCAGGAACAGTTTCTGTTGCACAATACTATAAAAATAACAATTCTGATTTTGGACAAATTGATACTACAAATCTTCAAAATGCACAGGTTAAAACTTTTGAAATGCCTGTTATTGATACTGTAGATTTTGAAAAAGATCCGATGGCATTGTCTGGTTTCCATGGTATATATTCAGTAGCTTCTCTTCCCGCACCAAATTATCATGCTTGGTTGTGTGATTCCGAAATGAACAGAATATATAGAGTTTCCACAGTTGGTCAGATATTATGTTCAATAGACTTAAATGAAGTAGTTAAAAAATATAATTTGGGATACGATATAGAAAATGTATTAAGTCCATCATACATAAGCTTGGATGGAGAAAGAAACATATGGGTTTCTTTATATGATACAATATCAGTATTAAAATTTAATCCAATTGGTGAATTTTTATTTGCGACAACACCAATAAAAATAAAAGAGAGTGTTCCTACTGGTTTATATGATTGGTTTATACAAAATTCATATTACCCAACGACTGTAAACGAATATGATCATAGATTGGTAGAGCCAACTTGCATAGAAACCGATAAGGATAATAATGTATGGGTTTCTTATTCAAACTATTTAAGTGGATTTGTAACAAAAATAGATAAAAATGGAAATTTACTTTATAGTACTAGTTCTCCTGTTTGTTCAACACCACAAGAAATAATATCGGACAAAGATGGTAATGTTTGGATATCTAATAATGGAAATGTTTGGGGTACATTTGGATATATACAAAAAAGATCTTCAACCGGAACATTATTAAGTACATTTAAAGGAATTCAAAGTCCCAATTATTTGACATTGGATATGTCACAGAATTTGTGGTTTTCTTATGGTTATAATAAAATAGGTTATATTGATAATATAAACGGAAACACATTAACATATACTATTTCTGGAACTACCTTATGTTTGGCAGATAATATCTATGCCGATTATCCAAAATCCAATATAGCATTTTCAAATAAAAATCCTAGCAAAACGCCATGGTTTAACGAAACTCAAAACGTAGATGAAACAGCAATAGAGGGAATAGCTTGTGATATGAGAGGGTATCTATACATAATAAATTCCATAGAAAATATGGTTTATGTTTTTGATAGCATAGAAAAGAAAAAAATAGATAATTTTTACATATCACCACAAGGATTTTTATTTTTCCAAGACGATCAATTAAAACCCACAAAGATGGAATATTACGAATGGGGTAAATCACTTCAGGCTACCGGAGATTGGACAGGTTCGAGATGGATTAATAAATACGCAGAAAAATATTTGCCATATTTTACTACTAGTAGTAAATCTTTTTATATAACCGGAATATCTGATAAATTAAATTTTTATGATAGATCTGTTTATACTGCATTTAAAATAAATGAAGATTTTAATTTAGCAGAAAATATGAAACAATTTGCTCATATGCCAATTTTGCAAAAAAGTGAATTTTTCTTTGATGAATTTTTGGGAAATATTTTTGGTAAAGAACCATTTTATCAAGATGATTTAGCGGTGACTGCATATGAAAAAATTGCAAACTTTGTAAACAATACATCCGATCCAGAAACTTGTGAAATACCGCAATTATACGATTTGGCACAAATGATAAATTCCGAATCAGAAGATTTGCAATTAAATTATCCACCAACTATAAAAAGGGTAATGAGTTTTGCTAGTATCAATCTTTCTAAATTATTAGGAACCGAATGTAATTGTGGTATGTCATTTGAAAGACATAATGATTGTGCAAAAGTTGATATTTGTCCATATTGCAAAAAGGAAAAGAAAAATAATAGAGGAAATTTAATAGATACTTTAAATTATACAGTAACTGCTGGTAATCCATTAGTATTAAAAACTAAATCTATAAACAATTATAGATTGATTCCTACTGGAATTGTAGATGATAAAACCAAATATACTGTAAATGTATTGGCAACATCAATCGGATTGGGGAATGATTGGACACAATATTATGAATTTTATGAATATATACCATATTGGAATGGTGGAATAATAGAAAATTTAATAGATTGGAATAGTGATCAAACAACAATTAGTAGAAATTTATCAACAAATGATGATTGGTATAAAGACGAGGGGTTATTGGATATATTTTTCAATTATGAATTATATAAAGGACTTGGGTTGTTAGATGATTGATAAAATGATATTTTAATCTAAATATTAGATATAATCATGTCAGATATAGGATTTACAATAAATAAAAATGGAGATTTTCCAAAAGAAAAATATTATATTTTTCCTCAATTTAGTATTTTTTCACCATTATTAAATCCGCAATTATTTTGTAATTTTTTATGCTTTTATGCTAGACAAACTAATTTAATTTTACCCCAATTAGAAAATTCTCCTTATTTAACAACAGACAATTTAACATTAGATAAAAATATATGGGAAATTGAACTTGTTGATAGTACTTCCAAATTAATATTCAATGCATTAGAAGCCAGAAAAACAATAAATTTTGGTTATATTGTAAATTATTTTAAAATTGACAAAAGTGATATCAGTTATTCATATTTATTATATCCACAACAACTAATATTGAAACCAACATCGGTATCTAAAGTTATTGTTAATGGTAATACATTTTATAGTACAACATTAAAAGCTAGTATATTAGATATGAAAACCATATTTAATAGATCACTTTATCCACTTAAAAATGATCAACTACCATTATCACATAATAATTATATAGCATCGGATAATGAAGTTATATCAGATTATCCAATAAATTCTGTTAATTCTTGTAGTTTTTTATATAGTATATCAGCAACAAAATCAGTAGTAGGAAAAACATTATTTACTTATAGTGATACAAATCAACCAAAAACTTATAATACTATTTTAGAAAATAATGATTTTCATAAAAAAATAAGAAAAGACAGAACATTTTTTGAAAATACAGTAAATTATTTTAAATATGGAAGTTCGGACAAAATATATTTTACTTTATATCATCCCGATGATGTTATTAATAATATACCTTTTAGTATACCGTTAAATTTTATTAATGATACAAATAACAGTCAAACATTTTTATTTATTCAAAGTGCAGCTAATATAAGTTTACCATTACAAAGCACTCAAAATTGTGTACTTAGTTGTAATTTATTTTTAGATTCTACTTTGTTTAAATATTATTGTAATAATACAGTTATAAAAGGAAATTCTTTATCTGCTTTTAAAATTTCTTATATTGTTGATTCTGCAAATATGTTGAATACTAATGAATCGGTGCAAAGCACTGTTAATTCATTTATAATAGATGGTGTTAATTTATTTGAAGATGGAACAAAAACAAAATTAACATCTGCTATACCATCAACAAAACAAAATTATAACACCGTAACATATGTTACAAAGTATCCTCCACATTTTTATTCTTATAAAATATCATTAATATCACCACCAGAAATAACATCACCAATAGATGATTATTCCTTATCTTTTACATTAACATCTATACCATATAGAGAAACCACAACATCTGTTTTGATTTCTACATATTTGAGAGATGAATTTGGTAAATTGAATTTGGATTTGGAAACATATGGTACATTTGATAAAATAATGTACAAACCTGATTTTTTAGATGATCCTCAATTATTGAATGAACTTACAGCAAAAGTAGGAACAAATTCAAATAGAACAACTATATACGATTTAAAAAATCCAGAATGGGTAGATGCTAAAGATAATCCTGTTTTGGAAGTAAGCTTTTCTACTTCTAGAACAGGATATACAAATTTAAATATAAGACCTTGTTTAAGTAATATTTATAGTGGTACAAATGATGCGCCAAGAACTTCTATAATACCGATCAAAGGAATATATAAAGGAGATGAATATAATTTAGAGATTACAAAAATAAATGAAGGAAATGATTATTTGGACGTAAGTATTGAAAATTTAATTAATTCTTCCAAGTATCCATTTATAGATCTAACCAATTCTTATATAGAATGGAAATTGGTTAATCCCGACTCTAATATAAAAATAAACTATCTAATAAAAAATAGCAATAATGTTTATCAACCAATAAATTTCATAACACCAAATACTAAAATATTATATGATAGTAACAGTTGGGCTATTAGATTATCCGGATATGGACCAACAACAACAAAGTTGACACTTTCTTCTCAAAAATATAATAATACAGTATCAGTTTCATCAGATAATACTTTTTTTGATTTTTATACAGAAAGAAAATTAATTATACAACCATCTGTACAGTTAGACAATCAAAGTGAAATACGAACAATAACATTAAGTGCATATGTACCATTTAAAAATAGAATATATAATTTACCATCAAATGGTGTAATCTATTGGGCATGGAATTATTATTCTAATAATGAATATATTCAAACTCCACCCGTAACAGCAAAATATGTAAAAAAAACAGGATATTATAATATATACGATAACGATATAGCAAACAATTTAGATACATTACAATTTTTAATAAAACCAACTAAAACAACATCTTTGATTAATAATTTTGTATTATTATCTGCATTTACTGCGGATACATCACAAATATATGTCGGTAGTTATACTTTACCTTTAGATAGTTTTCCGAGTGATAGCATTTTTAATGCAGATTTTGATATAACATATCCTTCTTACCCAAATGATAAATTGTTAGAAACCAGAAAAGGTCAATATGTTTTATCTAGACTTAAAAATTCAAATGCTATATATAAATTAACCGCTAATACAGATGCTATTCCAACAAATTCGACATTGACTTGGACTATTACAGATTCTGATAATATTACAACTACTTTTACTGGTAATACATATACACTTGATGCTATAAATAAATCAAAATATTCAGTAAAGTTAAAAGTATCAAATGCTATTGTAAATGGATGGGGAAACACTATACATAGCACAGAGAGAAATTGTGTAATTTATAGTTTAGATAGTTCAATTTTTGACAAGCAATTAAAATTTATTTCATATCCAGAATATGCATGGAAAAATAGTGATCAAGCAACTATATTAACACCATCAAATTTTAATACAATAGCTGCTGGAACTACTGCATATGCATATAAAAAAGATGAAACGGAAGTATTTTATGTTTCGGCAAATGGAAATTTTGATAGATATGTTTATCAACAAGGATCAGATAGAGAATTGTTGTTGGATACAGATAATGATGGTGTTAATAGATTAACATTAAAATATACTGATGAATTTTTATCTTCGGTTGGAACTAAGTTATATCTTTCTGCATTCAATGAATATTTCCCATCAAATACTCCATTATATTATAAAACTATAGAAGGTAGTAGTTTGGTTACTAAAAGTTATAATATAGTAGCAGAAACAATTCCATATAGTGTTAGTACTTCAAGTAATTTACTATTTTTCCAGAATCCGAAATTGATGGATTATAATGGTATAACCCATACATTCAGTGCAACAATAACATCATTTGATTTGGATGTTAACAGAAGCGTATTAATCAGACAAAAATTTCAAAATAATCCATTAAATACACCAGCGAAAATACAAAGTGATTCATCGACTGTTACATATATTTTATCTGCACCAAAATGGATAGTGAAAAAAGAAATTCCTGCTGTAGATGGTCTATTTAATGTTTTCACCATCAGACCAGGTGATGACATGTCTCCTCTTAGAGTTAAAAATACTTCTCTTAATACATTGTATTTAAATGCGAGTTCTAACTTAAATATAAAAATACCAGAATCAACTTTTAATACAATAAAACAGACAAATCCTAATTTTGGTGGAGATTTTTGGGATACTAAAAATATATCAATAACACAAAGATCAAACTGGGAAACACTTCAAGCATATACCACATCAACACAACCGGAAATATTTTTAAATACAAATTATATATTATCTGGAACTAAAGTATTTGTTGAATTTAATACTCCTGAATATACAAAAAATCCAATAGTTTCTTATGCTGTAAATTTTGGAGAAGGTGATATACAAACAAATACTAAGGATCAAATATTTTATAATACATATAAAACACTAGGAACTTTTTATATAACATATAGTGCCATATATGCGGACAATTCTAAAAAGGTATTCACCGAAAAAACACCTTTTATTGTTAGGAAAAATTGGGATGAATATAATAAAGAAACCATAAGAGTTATAAATGAAGCAAATTTACAATTACCGTATTCTTTAAATGATATATCGATACAACCAAATGAATTTGGAGATTCTGATATTTTCAATACATCTTTAAAAAGAATTGATGATAATTTAAACTATTTAAAAAATAATATTCAAACTATTAATAGTAATGCTCCATCTTATTATTATGGTTGGATGGGTTCAAATAAAGATAATAGATCAGATGGTATAAGATGGTATACACAAAGTTACGGATCGGAATTTTACGATACTCCTAGTTATACAACATCAGAAGGTACATCATATTTTACAGATATTAAAGATATACATATAGGAAATTATGTGTATGTATTGGACGATAAAAAATTTAGATTATTCAAAAAAGATAAAAGATGTCAAGAGGTCATTTTTTCAAAATCATCGGATATGGATGAATTGTTTTTTGATCCAAAATCAATAACAGTAAACGATGATGAAACATCGATTTATGTTGCCGATTCTATAAGAAATAAAATATTCAGATTCGACTTTGATTTTTCTGATATTAACAATCCAATATTTAGTTTAGTTTTAACGGTGGGAATGTTGGGAGCATTAAACGATAAAAATAAATTTGATTTTCCATCTGAAATATTTTACTGGAATGAAAATGTTTTTGTTTTAGATTATAATAATAATTGTGTAAAACAATATAGCGGATCTCTATCTTGGATTCATACATATTATGATGATATTTTAAGCGGAGATCAAATATTGAATTTGACCGTTCACGAAAGCGGATTATTATACATAGTAACAAAAAATCTAAAGGTTCACATATTTGATGAATTTGCACAAACCGTATATTCTACATTCAAAATTAATAAAATTGGAACTTCCGAAATAGTAAAAATATCATTCGATGAAAACGGTGAATTTTTATATGTTGTAACAAATGGTAATATATTTAAATATTCTGCCGTTGGCGAATTTATTACAACATTTAATTTACCAAATATAAATGGTTTAAACTTCACATCCTCTAAACATTTTACAAATAGAGAATTGTATGTATCAACAAAAACTTCTATATTGAAATTTCAAGATTTTGTACAACTATTTAAAATTGGAGATGGTTTAGATTCTAAATATTGGACACTAGATCAAATTTTACTTAAAAAGGAAGAGTTTGCAACAGATATAAACTATAATTTAGCATTAAATAGAACAGCACAAAATTTAAAAACATTTAGAAATTCATTAAATGCAAAATTTGTTCTTGTCACAGAACAAACTGCGAGAGGTTCGGCTACATATTTTACATTAGTACCAATTTTAAAAGAAGATAATGTTAAATTTGAAACTGATGTAGAAAATGAAAAATTAAAAATTGGTGTAAATGAATTTTATGTGCCATCGGTAGCAAATAGAGAACTTAAAAAGCTATATGATTCTCAAATCAAATTGAGAGAAAATTTAGATGTATCATTTAGTGATAGTTCAACGTCCAATTTGGATGGCGAAAAATCTAAATGCGGGGGAGACTTTTGTTGGTCTTGGAAAGCAATGTCTTGTTATGATTTATCATTACCATTAATAAGACTTTGTAATATAAATCCGATAACATATGCCGAATTAATGAACACATTTCCTGTAAATTATGCACCAACAAAACAGTGGAAAGATGCATCATCTAATTGCTGTAATGAATATATATCACCATTAACATAAGTATTTAAAAATATGAGTAATAGATTCCATCCAAAATATCACAGAAAAAACCATCATACATACGGAAATCCTACCAATCCTGATGCTTCTCATGATCCTATAGCAAGTCCAGATCAACCCTTCCTTGGAGATTTTTCATTACAAGGAGCATTGTGTGCTGTTGCACCAGCAAGTGCATATGCAGGATATTTTTATTCATCAAAAACTGGTGTTCGCACTATTGGTGGAGAAATAGGTTTAGCAGCATTTAGTTTAAACGTACCACTTTCTACTGCATTTGGTAAAAATATAATGCATGGTACAGTGGGTATAAACAAAAATTCTATATCCAGTGGTTACGTTTTAGATGTTTTAGGAAATACGAATTTGGGTGGAGATTTAAATGTAGTTGGTGATGTTGATATAGATGGTGGAGATTTAACAGCTTCTACTTCCACTTTTAATTTGTTAAATACAACAACTACAACTATTAATTTTGGAGGTAATGCTTCTACTATAAACATTGGAAATGATACTACTAGCACCGTTAATATAAATGGTGATACCCAAAGTGATTCTTGTACAACTGGAGCATTGGTAGTTGATGGAGGAGTTGGAATTGGTGGAAATTTAAATTTATGTGGAAAACTAGATTTGAACAATGCAACCGAAAGCACGTCTTGTACAACTGGTGCATTGATAGTTGATGGTGGTGTTGGTATTGCAAAAAATTTAAACGTATGTGGTGATGCAAAAATATCAGGAGATTTAACCGTATTGGGGGCATATACATATTTGGATACCAAAGTACAAGTTACATCCGCAATGACAATTGAAAATACTGGTAGTGGTCCCGCATTAAAAGTTACTCAAACCGGAACACAACCAATTGCTCATTTTATAGATTCTGATGGAGGTGATATAGTTTTTAATGATAATGGTTTTGTTGGAATAGGAACAATGTCACCATCCCAAAAATTACATGTTACTGATGAAACAACTACTGGAGATGTTAGAATAGCTCTTGGTACAGGAGTAAATGCTTTAGAATTTATTAGAAATGGAGCAGCTGATAATTGGATTAGATCATTTGGTGGTTCATTTATAATAGATCAACAGAATTGTAATCCAATAATTTTTAGAACTAATGCTACAGAAAAAATGCGTATATTATGTGATGGAAAGGTTGGAATTGGGGAAACATCACCAGAAGGATTATTACACGTTAAAAATGGTTCAGCGGGTTCAGTAACAGCACAGGCTAATAGTGTTGGAGTATTTGAAAATAGTGGTAATTGTTATATATCATTATTATCACCAAATTCAAACTATGCTGGTGTTGTAATGGGAGGACCAACAAATCCTTATGGTTCTTATTTAAGTTGGAATCATGATAATTTAGATTTAAAACTGGCAACAAATCATGCTAATGCGGATATACAATTTTTAGTATCAACCGAACAAGAGGCAATGCGAATAGCTCCTTCTGGAAATGTTGGTATTGGAATTACTACACCATCCGAAAAATTAACAGTAAATGGAAGAGTTTCTGCTACCGGATTTAGATCAAATCAAGGTACGCCATCTAATTCTGATTTATCAACCAATGGTTATGCTTTTGGATCTGATGGTGATACTGGTTTATTTAGCCCTATAGTGGGTGGTGGAGCGGCTAACGGAGTAGTATCATTATTCTCCAACAATGTTGAAAAATTAAGAGCAGATGGTAATACGGTTACAATATATGGTAATCTATCAGCAACTGGTTCATTAACAATAAACGGTTCAATAAAAAATGATCCAAATGCACCCATAACAACAACAGCAAATTATCCAGTAACACAAGATGATCACGATAAAACAATTTTGGCAAATCATGCAACATCTACTATAAATATCCTATTACCAACTGGTCTAAAAGCAGGAACACAAGTTTCTGTAATAAGAGTTGGTGCTGGTGTAGTACAATTTGCACAAGGTACGGGAACACCAACCATATTATCAACACCAGATAACAATTTTAAAAAATTGGCATTTACGAATTCAGCGGCAAGTGCATATTGGACAGGTACATCTTGGTATCTTGTAGGAGATTTATTATCATAATGATATGGCATCACTTGGATTAGGATATTATGGTAGTTGGTTAACAGTAGTTGATACAATAACTACTGACCAACAAAATTTAAATTTATGGACATATATAAGTACTAGAGCAGCTAGTAGATTTAATTGGAATAGAAATGGTGGAAAAAAACTTAGAGGAATAATTACAATTAATTCTGGTGTTAATATATATTCAAATAATCCTTTAACGCCAGCAATAACTATTCCAGCCGATAGTGCAAGTACTTTTAGATCGTATGATCAGGTTATCCTTATTAACAACGGTTCAATATTAGGAGCAGCAGGATTTGGTGCAATAGGAGGAGGTAGTACAGCGGGTTTTGATGGAGGAAAAGGAGGAACTGCTATATACACTAGAAGAAACCTTATTATAACCAATAATGGAAATATATATGGTGGTGGGGGTGGAGGCGGTGGTGGGGGTGGAGCATATAAAACAGAAGTATTAACATCATCTACAAATTGTTCAGGTGCATCCTATTGTGGTAAATGTTGCATATTTAATTGTCAAGGAAGAAATTATTGTTCTACTCCAAATGATTGTACGGTTGAAGCAGCATGTGGTTCATCTTGTCAATATTATAGCAATGGTTCTGATTGTAACGGATCAACTGTTGGTACATGCAATACCAAATATAGAGAATGTACAACATACACTGGTGGAAAAGGAGGAAACGGACAAGGTTATGGTTCGGTTCCAACTTCTGGTATAGTTGGCACAATATACGGAGCTTCTATATTTACCGGAGATGGTGGAGATGGTGGTGCATGGGGACAAGATGGAGAAAATGGATTAGCAGGATCAACTACCAGCTTTGGTAATGGTGGACAAGGGGGATGTTGGATAGATGGTTCAGAATTTGCAACAATTCAAACCAACAATGATGAGAGAGGTTATCAATGTACTAGTAGCGGATCTGGTACATTGCCAGTATTATGGTCAGGATGGAGTTCACAGCCTTCTATAACAACTACCCCATCGGACGGTTCTGGTGTAACAATCTCAACACAATCAACCGATCTTTATATAGAACCTAGACAGGCATTAACTAATATAACAGTAAATTTACCAAACTATCTTGGTGGTGCTATAGATTTATCAAATTGTAGATTGTTACAAACAATGACATGCATCAAAAAATCTGTAGCATTATTGAATTTGACTAATTGTTCTAGTTTAAAAACACTTGATTTTTATTCTAATAATTTAAGTAGTTTGAACGTGTCTTCTTGTGTATCATTGGAAACATTAAATTTAGAAGCTAATAATATAGGTGGAAATTTAAGTGGATTATCTAATATTTCTTTAACACAAAATACAACAAGAACAATAACAATAAAAAACAACAATATGTCAGCAACAAATTTAAATGACATATTTAATCAACTTCCACAAAAACCAACAAGCATAACACCAGAATGGTCTATAAATGTAGATAATAATACAGGAACATGTTCATGCAATTGGTTAATTGCAAAAAATAAAGATTGGAGAGTTTATCCAACATTATATCGTTTAACTAGTAATGTAAACACAACAGATGAAGGAACAACAGTTAACTTTATTTTAGATTCTACTTTACTAGGAGATGGAACTGTACCATATACCATAACAGGAATTACTCCAGCAGATATAAACGGAGCTAGTTTAACCGGAAATTTCACTCTTTATAAAGGTTCTGGAATGGTATCATTTACTATAACAAATGATGTGCTACTAGAAGGAACAGAAACAATGACTCTTACGATAAATTCTGCTACATGTCCTACATCAAAATCAATTACAATAAATGACACACAAAAACCACCAGTCGAAGTTGGTTTAGCATTTGTAACATTATACAACTTTTCGGAATTTGATTCAGCAAGAGTTTATATGAACGGTGGAGGAACAGGTTTTGGTGGATGGGCGCAAATGGTTTTCAGACATCCAAATTATCCTACAGTTGCAGACGCAGTATATACCGTTAATTCAGAAACAAACGGAACACAAGGAGATGATGCAATCGTAAGATGGTTTAGATCTACAAATACAATAGTGGGTTATACAAGTTTTGATAGACCCAGATGGTCAGTAGCCATACCATGGTTAGATGTTACGGGTGTTAGATTCTATGTAAATGCTGGAGGTGGTTTTGGTAGTTCGGCATCGGGAATGCAATATCAATAATATATAATAGAATATTTAACACTTATTATTAAGTATTAATAAATGCTAAATTTTGAAACATCATTAAATTTAACAACCTCTTTGCATAATACTATAAATAATTTTTATGCGCCATTAAAATTAACTATAAATCCATCAACATTAAATATTTCTAAAAAAATACATAAAATTGAATATATTTTCGAGGATGAAACAAAAATTCAAAGTTTATTTTATAAAAAAACAACTACCGAAACTCTACCATTTCAAAGTGAAATAGGAGATCCAAGAAATTACAAATGTAATAAGACTTTTTATATTACATCAACTGCCACATCGCAAGTTTTTGGAATTAGTGTAAATGTTTATCAGATAGGAGTGACAAATCCCACTAAAATTGAATTTAAATTAAATTTAACATCACCTAAAATGGATGGAACAGGTGGGGTTTTTGATAGTGTTCAGTTATTGTACACCAGAATGTTTGGTGTAAACAACGACATTTTATATGTATTTGAAACTATAGATCCAAATTATTATATTCCGGTAGTTGTAAATTGGAATAAAAAACCAATAATTAAACCAGTAATTGATCTATCTTCTAAATCAAGGAGAGCATATGATATACTACAATCTTTCCAGAATTCAAATGTGGAAAATCCATATAACATAGATTTTGTAGATAAACAAAAAGAAGTTGAAAATGATCCAAATTATCCGGATTGTAAATAAAATATGAATAAGATATTAGAAAATGATGTAGATGGAGAATTGTGGTTAAGAACACCATCTGGTAAAATATTACCATCAACTGATGCATTATCAGCATTAAATTTGAAATATAGTACAGTTAATACTGATTTTTATTCAGAATTGATTAACAATCAAATAAAAAGATTTGATTTTTTCTATGATGTTATTTTTTTAGAAACCGAAACAGGATATATTTTTGATAAATTAACAAAAAATAATAACATCTTAATACCATCAAATAATGATGATAGATTAATCATAACAGCAAATGGTAATAAATTTCCAGATTATTGGTTGGATGAAGTGAATAAAAAAATATATGTTGTTGATAATCAAATAAAATACTGGACTTCTACTAATGTAAAAATAAATGTTACGATAAAACAATTTGATATATTAAAAAATACATATTCATCAAAATTTTCATATGATATAAATTTAACATATTGTAATTTTTCCAATCTTACTAAAAAACCTATTTTAGAACCTTGTAAAATATCCTATAATAATGATACTAGATGTTTTAATGTATCTTTTATATTGCGTGGAAATAAAGATGAATTTGGTATAATAAGCACCATTTTAAAAAAGGATCAAAATCTTGTAATAGATAATATAAATTGTTTATTGCCATATGCTACACTACAATCTATAACAACAGATGTTATAGTTGATAAATTATTAGAAACTGATTTTTACAGTTAAGTATTATAAATGGAACTTTATTCAACAAAAATATCAGACATATATTGGTATCCTATAAATTTTAATTTAATGGGAGAAAAAATAAATGTAAAAAACACATCATTTGTTTTTGATAATGGTTTTAAAGCAAACGTTTACAATTTTTTACAAAATTCAAAAGATATAAAAATAAACAAAAAAACCGGAATGGTTTTAACCGATCTTTTGTTGTCTGAAGATTTTTTTGAAGATAAAGGTTCTCCTCAAAATTTAACCGATCTTACTAAAATAGAAACACCATTTAAAACTTCCGATTTTGATTCCTTTGTAATAACATTATCTTCACATCAAAACAAAACTATACTATATAAATCATATACTAAAAACTATTCATATTTAGATAATATAAAAATAGTTTTTGATGATGATACAGTATCACTAGAATCGAATGATGGTAATGTATTAACCTATGATGGTTCAAATAATTTGTTTTTTTCATCTAGAATATCTCCACCTTCTGATACACAAAAATTTAATTATCTTTTAGGTGATGATAATATAGTTTTATTTTCATATGGAAGCAATTATTCAAAAGCGGTAACGATAAATACAAACCGAATATTATCACTTACTAACGTATCATACAATTTAAATGCTGTATTGGAAAGCGATAAAATTTTAAATTTTATTTCTTATGAAAGAAAAAATTTAGAAACAAATAGTATTAAAAATAGTTATTTTTGTAGGTATCTTTCTAGTCCTCTTTCATCACAAAAAAATATAGTTCCGTCACAAGAGAGTTTACTGGAAAATTATAAACAAAATTTCTTATCATTTTTTCCATATCAAAATCCAGTATTCAATGATATAGATGGATATGTAGATTATAATTTACAAATTCATGGACTAAAAAATTATCAAACACCAGAATATAACTATTCGCGTGGATTTGACTATGTTGAGGACTATAAACCAATAAGAAGAGAGTATAACAATATATTCTCCGGAACAAATCAAGAAAATGGTTTGGAGAATGTGTATTTAGGATTCACTGCAAATACATACTTGAAAAAATTTGAAACAGATAAAAATACTGTATTTTACTTTCCACCAACCACAGAAAGAATATCGGTTCATGATTCTGGATTGATTGATGATGGTGCTTATTATGGAGAAATGCCATATGTTTCAGATAGAATCTATACAAGACAAATATCATATGAAGAACTGACTCCTAATGTTGCACAACCACCGTCTATGCCAAGATTGGATGGAACATGGCTTTGCACATGGCTATCTGGAAATCCAATGGGTCAGAAAAAATGGATGGATCGATATTTCAATTCAGCATACTATACAACAGATACAGCATTGGGAGCAACGGATCTTTTGTATAACGAGAAGTTGAATCCCGATGTGGATTTTGAAGTTTGGGATGAACCATCTTCTTTAATCTTCGAACCCGGCGGACAGTATATCTACTTCCGTTCTGGACAAGAAAATTCCAGAACATTTTTAAAATATTTAAGTTCTGATTTTTACAATTTACTCGGTTCTAAAATATTGGATATATCAAATTTTACCAGTTCTCCTCTAATAGATAATACACCATATTTAAATAGTGGATTTATTGTTGGAAATACAGATTCAAATTTAAAAGGTGATTATATGACATTTGATGGTAAAAATCATATAGTATTTCCCGCTAAAAATGTTTTATTGGAAAAAAATCACCTGACCGTATCTTTATGGTTGAATGTACAAGATTGGGGAAACATAAATGGTGATCAAATTATAGGAAATTATTATGATAGTGGTTTTGGTTTTATAAACGAGGCATCTTTAACATCACCAATATTCACTGTTATAGAATCAACATCTGGAAATATTTTCAATTTAAATTATAAACTTTCACATTTAGATAATATAAAAATACCAGATGTTGTTAATAGTGAAAATTGTATTGTACAAAGACTAATGGATTTTAGTTATTGGATAATCGATTCATATAATAGAATATTAAGAAAATATAGTATAGAAGGAAAGATACAAAAAACTGTTTATATAAAAGATTATACAACAGATATAACATATATAGATCAGGTTGAAATAGATTCTCAAGAAAATTTATATTTATATAATATTGAAAAGAAAAATTTAGTAAAATTAAATAGTAGTGGTGATTTTGTTTTTTCTAAAATTTTACCAAATCAATATAAAAGAATAGAAATAGGTTTAAATGATGAAGAAAGGTATTCATATGGAGATTCATCGTGTATAGATAATGATAATAGTCTATGGGAAGTCATAGGAGGAAACTTATATAAAGATCAACAAATATATGCAAATCTTGGTCCGATACAACAAATAACATGCGATGCAAATAATAATTTGTGGATAGTACATTTAAAAGATAAAATAACAAAATTCAATATAACAGAAGATAAATTTGAATTTACAAAAAGTATAGGAAAAAATGTTTTAATAGATGATGATTGTTTTGAATATAACGGTCAATTCAGATTTTTAAATTTTATTAAAACTCCAAAAATTAGTAAAGTTTGTGTTGAAACTACGGATAAAACAGAGGATTTGGCTATATTAATCGATGATTCCGATAAGATTGTTTATCTAATAAATTCTGAAGGATCATTAGTTTCTAGATTAAGTTTATATGGACTAGTAACAGTTGATTTATCTACGGTTAATGATGGATTGAAATTTAAAGCATTGGGTGATTTTAGTAGTTATCAATTTTTAAGAAAATTTGGTTCATTAGAAAAAAATTTAAGTTGGAAATTTAAAGTTGGTACTGCAAATGGAAAAGAAGGAAGATTATTGAAATTGACATATGATGTTAAAGATCTTCCACCGGGTTGGCATAATTTTGTTTTCAATTTTAATTCAACAGAAGGAACCGCAAAATACTACATAGATACCTATTTGGTTGCCACAGAAAATTTTGATAAAGCAAAATATCAAATACAATACGATTATAAATCTTCTATATTGGTTGGTGCATCAAACATAAAAAATACAACACTAAATGATTTAATACAAATCGATGATGCTTATAAATTATTGGGTGATGTTGGTCAAATAGTAATGTATAACAAATCCTTGACACAAGGACAAATAGCAGAATTATATTTTGCATCACCATTATCTGTCGATAAAGGTCCATTGAAATGGAATATACCAATAGGAGAAAGAAATTACGTGGAAGAAATCAAACATTGGTTTCAGATGCAATTACCTACAAATAAAAGCAAATACTTTAATATCAATATTCATAATTTAAAAGCAGATGATAGCGTTAAAAAATTAATAGAAGATTCTATAAGAAGTAATATTAAGAAAATTACTCCTGCACATACTGATTTATATAAAATAAATTGGTTGGATTCAAATAGAGAAATAAACAATTATTCTGATTATCAAAATGTTTGTACACCACCACCAACATATCAACTTACTTCAAATAAAACTTCTGTAAATGAACCAGATTCTGTTATTTTCACTCTAACAACAACTAATGTATCAAATGGTACTAGTGTACCATATACGATTACT